GGGCAGGGCGAAGCCCATGTATCATGCCCGGAGCCCCTCCGCGTTTCTTCCAACTCAGGTCCTAACAACACGGAATAAAGATTTAGGACTTTGTTACTACACTCCGCGTGGCGTTGGGTTATAATTGTGGCATGCGAGAGCATTACACCGAAGCGCAGGGCGACTGGAGTGCCTTTTCCAACGAAGACCTCCAGCGGTCCTATGACGAGGCGCAGCGCAGCCTCGACGAAGCCCACCCGTCCGAGAAGTGGGCACACCGGGAAATCCTTGGCGAGCACCGCGCCGAGGCACGTCGTCGGGGGCTAGTCCTCCGATGACCCGCGGTGCGGCAGCCATTGGGCTCTTCGTCCTCCTCCTCATCGGGTCGCCCTTCCTCATCATCGCGGCGGCCGAGACCTCCAAGGATATCCACCAGGGCGCCACCAACAGCCTGTGGCTAGGGGGCCTCGCCCTCATTGGCATCCTGTGCTGGGCAGTCACCCGGAAGGGTGGAGAGGAGAAGGGACCTGCCCTGGGTGAGAAGGGCAATGCCATCTACGCCGGACCCAAGTTCTGGGCTTGGCGCCCAGCCACCATCCAGGAGGAGGAGCCCAGCCAGCCGGCGACCACCACCCGACGATGGACCCACCTGTCCGGATGGGTAGAGGAACCAGCCACGGAGGAGGAAGGTCCGGTGTACGTGACCTCCGAGGACCCGAAGCGTGCCCTCCGTTACTACCCCGAGACCCGGCGAGCCCGCCTAGACCGGTACCGCCGCCACACCCGGTAGCGGGGGGGGGGGGCGCCTGGGGTCCGGACGGTTTGGGTTTTGGTTTTGGTCCAGTCCACCCCCTGACCGCCACCGGCACCCCCCCCCCGTCACGGGGTCGCCCGTTGGCGCACTGCGCTTCCCTCCAGCCACCAGGACGTGCCCAGGGGACCTACTAAGGGTCCGGACGTTAGCGGGGCCGTTGGTGGTCTACCATACCCCCACCACCTGGGGGCCGGGCCCTACCGGGTGCTCGTGAGCTCTGCGTGCTCGTGGGGCACGTGGGCTGGAGGTGGGCGCGTGTGCCCAAGTGTGGCACGTGGGTGGAGGAGGTCGCCGGCCCTGCTGGAGGGTACGTACCCTTTGGTCGACCTATGGTCCGGATGGCAATACCCCCGTGCCACCGCCTCGCCGGGGCCGCCGGACGGACGTGCGGGCCTGTGAGGGAGGTGGGAGAGTTGCCCACGCGTGGCGCCCGACACCACCCCACCATCAACCCCCCGGGTCCGACAAGAAATCTTTTGCCCCCGTGTTTCCTTTCGTGACGGCGCGCCACCACCACACAGGGGTCATTCCCTAATGCTACCAGGTAGGGCTCATTCCTGATACCCCCCCCCCCAGGGTTTACGAATCCTTTCGGGCCACAACCAGCACAACAAAACGCCCCATTTCGCAACAAACCGAAATAGGGCGTCGGTCGGGTCGAGTTACTTCTTTGGTGCGTCTGGTGGCGGAGTGTCCCAGTCGTTCGTAGTCTTGCTGAACATGGACTTTTCGTTCTTACGCAGAACGGCTCTGATCAATGACACTTGCTCCTGGTAGTCGGACTCAGATATGTAGCCGTGGTAGACACACCTATCGGTCCAAGCGTCGATAAGCTTCTCGTCCATAGGACCGATATACCGTGCTATTGATGGTCTAAACGGCGACTCCCCGGGTACTATGCGGTACATTCGAACTACGACGCGATGGACATTGTTCTCCTGATCCCAAAACGAATCATACACTCCAGCCTCAGATTCGTTCCGTAAACGTTGCTGCGCTGACGGCGGTCTAGCAGTACGACGAGACATTCCAGCAGGGATAGGCGACACAGACTTCGCCCCTTTGAGTACGCCATAGACGTGTTGGTACCGAATGCCCAACCGTGTAGCAATGTCCTTCGTGGACATACCCTGTGCAGCTAACCGTCGTATCTGTTCGGATTTGGAGAGCGGAGGTCCCTCGTCACTCATGAAGGATAACCGACTGAACTGGCTTACCAACCCGCCTCGCGATGTTGATCGTCATTGTAACGCCAGAGTACGCTTGCTGCTCGGTGCGATCAGGGAATGCTATCAGTCCGGCGTCGCTAAGCTCGACCATTCGCTCGTTTCGGTGCCTGTAGGCTATCGATCCTTTCTCCGGCGGCATTGCTTCGTACGAGTCGGTGTGCGGCGCTGGACGCGTGTCTTCATCGGGTGCGGCGAGAAAGACCTTCCAGTGGTCACACAGTTGAGACCTGTCACCTGGTATGACTGTGTGGACCGAAAAACCCTCCGCCTTGGCCACCTGCGCCGCTTGGCAATCACCGCCTCTGCATGCACCAACAACAACTCTGTCCACTAGCCCTTGCGCAGCGATGACGTGGAAAGCCTGATGAATACGCGGTTCAACAGGCCGAACGTTACGGGTCGCCGTAACAGCTATCGTCGACATAAGTCCTACTCCTACTCCTGTCGGTTTTCGTACTTGGAGGCATCTAGTATCCTCTACTATTATTATATAACACCGACCCTGGTGTAAATCAAGTGCCAGTCAAAGACAAAATTTTTGACAGGGAGTGGCCGTCTTGCCAGTCCAGCAAAGGTGTGATATAATAAAAGTATGGGCGTGAAAGGTTCTGGTAAGGCGCCAGTGGCGCGACGGCTGTACCGCCAAGGCATGACAAAGACGGCAATCGCCAATCGACTGGGCATTAGACCACAACAAGTGGATAATGCCGTTCAGTATAGTAAGACCAACCCAACCTCCGGCGGGGGCCTGAAGATGAGGGCCCGCAACTACGGCCGCGGTGTTGGCAAAGTGGGCCTTCATCATCGAACGGTCACCAAAAACGTCCGGAAGTGTGCCAGTTGCGGTAAACTGGTAGCAGGTAAGAATGCCCACGTCGACCACAAGAAGCCGCTCAGCAAAGGTGGTACCAACGCCCGAAGCAACATCCGGGTGCTGTGTGGCGCCTGTAACTTGCGACGTAACACTAACGCCGGCCGCATTCGCAGGAGGATCTAAGCCGCATGCCTCAGTACCTGAGACCTGACGCTGGAAGCGTAGGCATGAAGCCCAAAATGGTGGATCGGTTAGGCAAGCGACTCCCGAACAACGGCCAACCACAACCCAAAATTTTGGGGGTGGAGAAGAATCCCTTCCTACCCACCCCCGGTAAGCGCCCTTGACCAGAACCTAAACCCTGCTAGTTAGCGGGGATTTCCGTGACGCAGTGAGAAAATAAACACGACAGTGAGAATGGAAGCTAACGCCCAGATGATGATGGGTATCGCCGGACCCGTTGCCTGTGCAAGAGCCAGCATTGCCACGGCGTAGAAGCCAGAAATAAGCAGTCCCATTGCCACGAGGAGCAGAGCCATGCCGAAGGAAACTGCCGAATCAGGCCGTTTCTCCTCCATGGTACCTCCCAAACCCGACGCGGCCGTTCATGTGCTCGAAGCGGTGGAGCAAGCGTCGGGTGGAAGCAGAGTCAGGGAGGTCTAAAGGTTCCAGTTCGATCGCGGCGAAATGGGCGCCCATTGCGGGAGCTCCGGCTTTCCGTTCAACAGGTACAGGTCGATCGAAGAGGACAGCATAGCGGTGAGCGCCGTAGTCCTCATCGATTCTGAACACTGTACCAGCCTTCCAGTCAAATTCGGGTGGATGACCGGTATTGTCTCCAAGACGGTCACCAATCTTCCCCCAATCGACGTTGCACTCACCTCCTAGTCGAACCGTAACTCGGCTGCCGGGTGAAGGTTTCCAAGGTTCCCAGAAGATGAGGCTGCCACCCTCTGGTGGAGGTGGTGGAGGTGGGGATCTGTCAATAGGGTCTTGAGGCGAATCGGCATTTGCACCTAACGCCATACCGTTGCTCCTCGGCGTAAGACATGACTCGTGTCGTAAAACCGCGTGCAGAGAACAAGTAACGTAACTGTAACCACAGGCCCTCCGTCATGATTAGGACCGGTCCCTCCTGAACGGTCGTCTCATCGTACCGCGCTATCCCAGAAGTACCGAGTATCACGTCGACAATCCTGATGTAGTGCGGATCCCCGACCTTTTCAACAAGGTGGAGCGTCACGGGCAATGTGGTTGCAACCCCTCCCCTTTGCGGCCCATGTGTAAGCCTCCGGAAATTCCTACGGAATCCCAACGCAGAGGCCTGGCTGGCTGTTTCTCCCTCCGCTATACGTCGATGGCGGCATCAGGGTCTACCTCGAGTGGTAGGGTATCGGTGGAAAGTTCAGGTTCGAACGGGTGAGCATTCATAATGTTGGGTGAGGTTGGTGTTCCAGCGTTGCCCTCCACGACCTCAGACTCCATTTGCCAAACGCCCGTCGTAACCTTGAGAGGAGAGTCGCGCCTGTAGTCGTAAATTCGGCCGCCGTATGTCGGGTCGAAGTTGGGGTCTTCAAATTGACGCCGATGGATTCCTTCCCACGCTTCGTCAATCAAGTGCTGATAGTACTTCTTGAAGTCACCACCCCACTTGCGATCCCATATAGGCAGGCGATAGCACCGCGTGGTACCTGTGTAGGACATGAAGTACTCATACCCATCTTCGTCGATCAGATAAGGACGTCCATATGGGTCGAGATCCTTTCCCTGCCCCGGTGTGGCTGAAGGTGCAGGCAGCTGACGCTGAATCTGTGCGTACTCTTCTTCAACTGCCACCACATGTGAGCACTTCTGCCAACGCCGGAAACCGAAGCCTGGGCAAGTGCAGTGCCAGCCGCCATGTGCGTACAATGAAGTTACGTAGGGCTTGCCTTCTGCTTCTTGTTTGGCTCGTTCTTTGGGCCTCGACGACCACACTTCCTTCCGATATAGGGCTGCACCCATTGCATTGTCAACAGGTCCCGGCTTGGGCTCAGCCTTTGGCAGGTTTAGTGTGCCTGCCTCGATAGCCTTGCGAACGCCAATACGTGCCAGTGATGTATCGGAGTGCGGTTGCCAACCCCACTTGATGCCTTTTAGGCCGTAGGGGTCTTCTAAGTCGTGTTCGACCCCTTCGGGGTAGTCGAATTCTGGGTCTAACTCAGGTTTCCTGTCGTCCGTCATCAGTCCTCGCCAATGCCTTCCTTATCTGATCGACGCAGACGTCGAGTTCCGTGTAGAATTCGTGCCCGATGATCGTTTTGCCTTCGATCCATCTGTCAGCCCCGACCGATTTACGTCCTTGAATCGAGTTCAGCAGCTGACTCGCGACCCATTCCTTTGGGCCACAGTACTCGATCAGTCTGAATGCCCTGACAATTTGCCCAGGATTGGCATTCTCGACGTTGTCAGGGAAGTGAATCTGCACGCGATCGTCGTCGTCTAAGTCTGGCACGGCCACACCTGCCTCGAACTCTTGTTCTACTCTAATTATACAACACCAACCCAGGGTAAAATCAAGTGCAGATCAGGGGTCAAAAAATTGGAGAGACGGACCCGTTGACAGTCCGCTTGTTATGTGATATAATATAGTCAAGGCCAGTCTGAGTGAGAGAGGACCACCATGGCAGAGGACGGTAACACCGGGGCACCTACGAGCGAACCTGCAAACGAACCCACTAACCTGAAGACCTACGTACCGCGAAGGAACGGCGTCGGTGGCAATAGGTACTACAAGGGACGACTTGGCACACAAGGCGGAGCTCCTGCCTACTACGCTGGACCAGGCGCAGGTGGCCAGAAGGAAGGCGGGTGGCAGCCCTTGATTTCCGACAACGTCAGGGCGCGCATCGTTGAGTCTTTGCTGGCCGGCAACTCGATGAACCGTGTGAGTCGCCTGTTCGGCCTCGACCTCATGGCCGTGCGCCGGATCGCTTTGGACCACAACATCGACACTGTCGCTCTTGCCTCAACCCGACGCCACGAGGCACAAACTGACTACTGCCAAATCGAGCGGTTGAGGGTCATCAACTTGGCCTTCGAGCGCATCGAGCTGATGTTGGACGACAACGACCTCACTGCCCGCGACCTCAAGGACCTTGCAGTCGCTATGGGTATCTCTATCGATAAGAGGCGTCTGGAGGACGGTGAGGTGACTGTACGGTCGGAAATCTCCGACCTCTCGGGTGCACGGAACGCGGTGAAAAGTAAGCTGCTCGAGATCGCCGAACGACGGCGTGGGCTAGCGCCTGGCACGCTTAGGAGAGAGATGGAGGCAGTTGCGGCTGAAATAACTCCCATGGTCATCGACATGGAGTCTCCTAAGTTGCCTGAACCTGAGGCCGCTGTGTCCGAGCCAGAAACCAGAGAAACAACGGAAACCAACTAAGTGGCAGTTGCCGTCGACGAAATCCCAGCGGTTTCGTACTCCGAGTGGGCTGGACGTCAGGGAGCCGAGGACGATAGCAGTGCGGGTGTTATCGCCAGCGACTTATCAGTGGAGGAACTCGCAGAGTTCATCCGCTCCCTGACGGACCAGGAAGCGCTCGGTCTCCAATACGACTGGAGTTTCTGGGGACGGCCGAACCAACACGCGCCTAACTGGTTGTGGCGTGTATGGCTCATCTTAGCGGGTCGCGGTTGGGGCAAAACACGTACCGGTGCGGAGTGGATCCGCGAACAGGTCGAGAAGAAGGGGCGGATGCGTCTGGCCTTCGTTGCCCCGACTGCGGCTGACGCCCGTGACGTTATGGTCGAAGGCGAGTCGGGGATCCTCGCATGTTCACCACCATGGTTCAAGCCGTTATACGAGCCGTCAAAACGGCGTTTGACGTGGCCGAATGGTGCTATTGCTACTTTGTACTCGGCAGAGGACCCTGACCAGCTTCGTGGTCCTCAACATGAAGCGGCGTGGGCTGATGAGGCTGCCGCGTGGAAGTATCCCGAAACCTGGGATATGCTCATGTTTGGACTGCGTCTTGGCAATAACCCGCAGTGTGTTGCCACGACGACGCCCAAGCCGAAGACACTGGTTCGCACGCTAGTGCGTGATTCGAACCTGAACGAGAAGAATACTCGGCCTCGTAATCACGCAACCAAAGGTACTACGTACGAAAACCGTGACAACCTGGCAGAAGGATTCTTCCAGGACATCGTCACGAAGTACGAGGGTACGACGTTAGGCCGCCAAGAGCTGCACGCCGAGATCCTCGACGACGTACCGGGAGCGCTTTGGTCACGCCAAATCATTGATCAGCACCGTCGTAGTGTATACCCACCACTCAAGCGCATCATTGTTGCTGTCGATCCTGCCGGCAAGGCCAAGACTACTGCCCGCCTGAACCGCAATCGGGACAAGGTGGACGAGACAGGTCTGATCGTCGTAGGTAAAGGACTTGACGGCCATGCCTACATCCTAGGCGATCTATCGGGCCGCTGGACACCTCACGAGTGGGGTACGAAGGCGGTTAGCGCCTTCCGACTCTGGCAGGCAGACAAGATTGTTGGTGAAATCAACAACGGCGGCGACATGGTTGAACATACTATCCGCACGATCAAGGGCGGAGAGTATATTCCCTTCAAGGCTATCACCGCGAGCCGAGGCAAAAAGGCTCGTGCCGAACCTATTTCCTCCATGTATGAGAAGGGATGGGTGCATCACGTTGGTCCGATGCCTCTGCTGGAAGACCAGATGTGTTCGTTCACTGATGACATGGACGTCTCTCCTGACCGTGTTGACGCATTGGTCTGGGGACTTACGGAGTTGCTCCTGAGCGACGAGGGTGTTCCTGTAGATAACAAGGTGGCGCAGGTGTTCAGGAACTCGTCGTTCTATGACGAATCAGCCGCATAATGCCGGAACTGAGCCAGCCGAGCCCTCAAAGCAGGCGCCGCCCGAGCCAGAATTCCCTGCGGCTGTCCCAATCGCCCTTATTCATTGCGGTTGTTCAGGCTTGGGACCGAATACCAAACAAGGCCTTATGGTCCTACTCATCCCTGGCCTTATTGAATGTGGCTACTGCCATATGGTCTATGAGGTCAAGATCGCGGGATCGTAGGAAGGGGGTGAGGCGGTATGCCTAAAGGTAGTGGTGGAAAGACCACAAAGAAGGGTAAAGGCGGAGGTAAGTGCTAATGGCGTCGCAACCTTCCATAACGGACGGCGTCCACACCGCCGCTGGAACGACCTTCGAGTCGCGTCCCGATCCCCTCGGGAGCCTCGATATCAGGGCCTCCTCCGGGATGCGGCTGTTCCCCAAGCCGTTCAGGAGCGGAATCCTGGGAATTTGGGACAGGGTACGCGCGCAAGTCAGCGGCGAGATCAGTGTTGCGCGCACGTACCCTGCACTTTTTGGCGGTACCTACAACATCATCGGGCCGTTCGTCGCGTACAACATCGACACGTCCCGTGTCAACTACAGGTTGTGCCGCGAACTGTACTATAACACCAACGACAAGTACAAGTTGGGCGCAGGATTTGCACGTCCTGCCATCAATATCACGGCTGGTTTCATGGGTCCGCCGCATTTTGTCGCGCCGGACCAGCAAAATGTTGTCGTCCAGAAGTTCTTGGACGACTTCAACTTGCGTTACCGCGCAGTTATGGCGCGGATTGTGCGCAATTGCTTCCGTGACGGCGACGTTTTCACGCGGTTTCGCGTTGTTCCTGACAAGTTTACGACGGGTGCACGTACAATTCAGTGTGATTTGATCCCACCTGAGTGGATGGTGCCGATTATTGACCCTGATACCGGTGAATGGGAGAAGGTCACGATCGTCAAACCCATGCAGGTTGTGGATCCCAGCCAGCTGAACAACCCGTTTGTTACGACCACAACTATCAATTTCTCGGTCGTAGAAGAGATCACCCCGCTGTCCATCAACTCGTACATCTGGGGCGCAGCGCCCGAGATATACGCCCAGCGGTACACTTACACGCGGGAGAACCCGTTTGGGTTCATTCCTATCGTGCATTTCAAGAACGAGATGGAGGAAGCGGCGCTGTTCGGTGCCAGTGACCTGGAACCTATCGAGCCGTTCCTCAAGACGTACCACGACGTAGCCCTCTTCACCATCCAGGGTTCCAAGCTCTTCACACGTCCGAAGGTCAAGTTCAAGCTGGCCAACGTCGAGAAGTTCCTTCAGGACAACTTCTCCCAGGAAGAAATCGACGCCAGGCGGCTGATGTTCGCCGACAAGGAAATCTTCCTGGTCCAAACCGACGACGACGTGCAGTTTATCACGGCCGATAACGGTGCCCGTTCCACGGAAGCACTGCTGCAGCTGCTGTTCTACTGCATCATCTCGGTCTCAGAGACACCAGAGTTCGCTTTTGGGCCTGCGGTCAAGAGCTCACGGGCATCGGTTCAGGAGCAGATGCTGCCCCTGGAACGTAAGATTTCCCGCAAGCGCGAGGGTATGTCGGATCCGTTCGTCAACTTCGCTGGCATGTACTTGCAGGTCAAGTCCATGTTGGAGAACGTGTCGCTGACAACGTACGACACCCAAATCGGTTGGGACCAGATGACGTCGAAAGACGACAAGGCCACAGCCGATACGGTGAAGACTATGGCGGATGCAATGACCGAAATGGTCACTGTTGGCATGGTCAGTGTGGAATCCGCCAGTGAGTTCATGCGTCAGTACATCACGACGGTACTGCCTTGGAACGATCCGAGTGCCGACATGGACGAGATTCGTCGCGTTCAGGACGGTCTGGAGATTCTGGCACGTGCCAAACTCGCAACAGGCTTCGGCGGAGGGGATGTTCAAGCGGCGAATCAACCAGGTCAAGGAGGTACCCAGCCGTCACAACGAGGACAACCAACCGGTCAGGCAAATACCACAGGCGCAGGTGGTGACGTGGCTAGTCGCCGCGCGTTAGCAGGTCGTTCAGGTTCCACCGGTACGACGCCGGCAACTCCACCAGCTAACGGTACTGCCCACTAATCCACTTCCGGAGTGAATGCCGGAGAAGTGTGATTTGGTCCGGCTGTTATCCTCTCGACTTTTGCAGGACTCATTGATAGTCCACGTGGACCTGACATATAATACCAATATAGGATCGTAGACTCATAATGGGGAACAACTCTGCCAGCCAGTCTAAGCCCGTTGCGCTTGTCGCGCAATTGTCGCCTCTGTCTACGGCAGAGACGCCTGCTGCGGGCGAGATCCGTGTAGCTGACATTCCAGCAGCTGCATGGGCGAACGTAGACAGCTTCCGCAACGGCGATAACGACCCATTGGAAGTCGTGGTTGAAACTCCAGTCGGCAAGTCGAAGCGCGGCTGGAACTATCGTGCGCAAGCACTGCAGCGCGTTGTCGACGCCGTCAACAACGGTGGGCTTCCTGGTTTTCTCGGCCACCAGAAGCCTGAAGATGTGAGCCATCAATTCCCAATCCCTGTCACTCACTGGGTCGGAGCAAAGTTCGACCCAGAAGCCGTAATCGTGGACGCGAACGGCCAGGTGGTTGGAAAGGGTAAAGCCTACTTCCGAGGCATCGTCGACAAGGCCGCCGAGAACCTGAAGCGGTGGATCCGCACGAAAGCAATCACTCAGACATCCATCTTCGGCCTTCCGAAGCTCCAGCAAGGACCCAACGGGGTCGACGTTGTTGATTATGATCCCCTGTCCATCGACTGGACGCCTCTAGGGCGAGCCGGTATGGAAACGCGTATCGTCGCTCTCGGCGAAATGGTCGATCAGACAGGGCCTGACATCGGCGATGTCGTTCATATCGACGACGGCACCGTCACAGACGACACCACAGGAGGCACAGGAGCAAGTGGTCAAGCAGGTAATAACCAGCAACATTCGACAGAATCGTCCAACAACGGGTCGTCAACCGACGGGTCAAACGGGTCAGGTGGCAGCGGTTCGGGGTCGCAAACCTCAAACGACGGTGATCACCAGTCAGGGAGTACAGAAAACCGACACGGAACTGCCGGCTCCTCCTCAAGCACAGAGTCGCATGGAGAAGGTGACGGTTCTAGGAGCAACGAGCATCAGGCCGGGGACGGAAATTCGGGTGATAGCTCCACCGGTGCCGGGAACAGAGGGCAACGGGGGACGACCGAATCCCAACGTGGTACAGCGGTAGCAGGAGCCGCAGGCGGCGAACAAGGCCAAAGCGGCCGGCAAACCGGCGCGAACAGTGAGGGGCACACCGGAAACCAAGGAGGTCAGGGAGGTCACAAGGTGACAGTTGCAGAGGCAGTAGCAGCCCTCAAAGAGGGTCGGGCGAAGCCTGAAGAGGTCCTCGGCGAGATGGGTTGGAGCGCTGCTGAAGTGCTTCCCGTTCTCAAGGTTGATCTCCCTACGGCCGCCGTGATCATTGACAAGGACACGTGGGAGCGCCTGAGTGCGCGCGACAAGGCCTTCGGCGAAATGACGGGCGTGTTCGGGCTTGACGCAAGTGCGACCACGGCTGAAGCCTTGGTCACGCGCACCAAGGAAGCGCACACGGCAGAAGCCAACGTGTCCAACGCCGAGTTCAATGGCAGAGTGTCCACCATTCTCGGCGAAATGGTCGTGAACGAGAAGGCTCGGCCGCTCGTCAACGACCTGGTGACTCCTCACTTGACGAAAGACATGTCCGCCGATCAGATCAAGGGTGTGGTCGGCGAGATGCTCGGACGTCAGAGCGTCAAGGATGCCATTGGCAACCTGCTCGAGGCAGGCAGTCAGACACCGAACGGCGGACAAGCACACACGAACTCCAGCGGGAGCGGTGCCAACAACGGCACGGGGTCGGGCAGTTCGAATGGTTCGACCCAGAATGAGTTCCTGCGTCGCAAGACGGTTCGGGTGGCCAGCTAGGCGCCAGAACACCCAACACTGAAGGAGGACCTAGGCAATGGGCCGTAGGGTTTCCGATGGACGGGCTGTTCGAGTTACCCTGCCCGCGAGCAGTACTATTCCGCAGTACAGTTTCGCATTGGTTCAAGGGTGGCTCGGATGGGCCGGCGTGGGCGTGACGACTGGCGTAGGCCAGACGCTGCCCCTCATCCTCACGATCGAGTCAGCGGAGTACGAGACCTCCCAGATTGACGTCGCGCAGGCGTACAACGTCGGCGACCTGCTCTGGTGGGATCCTGCGAACAACCGTTTCAGCACGGCAACTATCGCAGGTGGCCGAAAGGCAGGTCGCGTAACTTCCGCAAAGGACGCGAACAACGTGATCTGGTTCGTATTCCTCGGTTCATCCGCCGAGCGCGGCGACTAAGGGAGGAATCAGACACATGGCACGCGTTCTGACACTCGAAGGCCTGCGCGCAGAGCGGGCTTCAAGGACCATCACGGAACAGATTCCGTATACCCTCGACGGACAGACCAAGTACGCCGAGAAGAAGATGGTCAACGGCGAGATGGAAACGTTCGAATTCACCCGTCCAATGGGTGAGTTGCTGACGACCAGCGCCGCCCTCGACTCCATCATCATCCGTACGATCATCGACCTCGAGATCGGTCGTGAAGCGGTCCCAACCATGTACGAGCCGATTTATCGGATCATGGAAGACCCAAACTTCACGATGAACGTCAACATCGGAGGCATCCTCTCCGCTGCGCGCGTCATCTTCCTTGAGCACATCGAGCTGGAGGAAGTCAAGTTCGGCGCACGCATCTTCGGCGCCAGGGACACTGTCCCGATCGTGACGTACGCGGCCGGGTTCCAGTGGACTGAGGACATGATCCTCTACGACCAGACGTGGGAAGCTGCTGAGTCGGCTCGTGCAATGGGTGAGGCGTACAACGCCCTCATGAACCATTTGCACCTCTCCCCCATCTTCTCGTACACGTACCCTGCCGCGAACAAGACCGCCGCGGTCACGACGGAGACCACACGCATTCTGAACATGCGTGCGACCATGCGTCAGGCGATGGTCAACCTCAACAACAACCCGATCTTCGACGCGATCGGCAACCGCATCGGCGTCCTGCAGCCAAGCGTTATGCTCGTCCACCCGTCGAACCGGTGGGACATCGAAGAGGCGCTACAGGCGTTGGTGGTCAGTGGTACCCAGTACCCGGCACTCGCCACCGGCATCACTACGTTCATCTACTACCCGGGCTACTCCGTCCAGGTCGGCGAGCGAACGTACACGTACCCTGCAGTTCCGACGAACAAGGCGTACCTGATCGAGCCACAGCGCTGGTGCCGAAGCCTTGTCAAGCACGGTCTGCGGGTCGATGCAGACGGCGCTGACCTCAAGAGGCTCATCGAGAACGCAATCGTCGGTCGGTGCCGTCTCGGTGTGTACGCCGCGCTCGCGTACATGGCCCATGAGGTGACGCTGCCGTAACCAGGAAGCCAAGGAGGATCCAAACTCACAATGGCTGAAGCATCAACCACGGCAGAAGTGCAGTCCCAGCAGGACGCACAGACGCCAATGACCGAAGTGGATCCCGCAGGCGGTCAGGGTGGAACTCCCGATCTCGCCGAAGGGACCGCGCAATGCGCGCGCTGCATCTGGTATCCTTGGCTTCCAGGTGCAGACGTCGACTACCTGCCTGTGGAGAGGTGTCACCCAGCTCTTCCACAGCGCAGGTGGTCTGACGGTGGCGACGTGGCAATTCACAACTGCCCGTACTTCGAGCCGCGCCCCGACCTGTTCAAGCTGTATCTCACTCCTGTGACCGAAAAGCCCGACCTCGAAGCGAAGCCGATTCCGTACGGCAACGGATCACCGATCTCCCTCGAGGAGGCGGCAGCCGAGGTCGTCATCGGCGGCAAGGGTCCAGAGCAACCGCGGGAGGAGATCATTATCCACTCGCCGGTGCCAGGTGCAACGTTCTCCGCTGGCGGTGCGAACATGGAAGATATCGCCGAAGCCCGAGACGCTCACCGACAGCGCGTCGGTGGCACCTGGGGCGAGAAGCTGGAAGCTCATCAGGCTGTACGGCCAACTGGTGGCATGGCCAGCTCGCTTACGGGTACCGCAGGTCTCAGCAGCGCGACTCAGGAACTCCTTGACACCGGCGCCGAAGAGGAAGCCAGTGGCGAAGGCAGCGCCGAAGAGAAGCGCGCAAAGCGGCAGCAAGCCCTGCAGGAAGCCGCCGAGGCTCGTGCCGAGGAGGGTACTCCTAAGGGTCTGAGCCAGAATAGTGGTACTACTACCCAGGAGGGTACTGCAGCGACACCGGCGGCTCCTACTACAGGAACCACCCCGGCAACTGCCCCTGCGGCGCAGCAAGGTCAGGGACCAACAACGCCACAAGCGCCGCCGACGCAACCGAAGCCGTCAGCCTAGGTCAGAGCCTCCACTGACCGGACGGACTGAACATGACTCCGACGCCTGAACTGGAGCAAGCCCTCAGGGTATTGATCGATGAGGTCATTCCCCCTGGGGGTACTGACACCGATACCCGCTTCACTGATGCGGAGATTGACGTCTACCTCCAGACGGCGGACTCCCTGCAGGAGGCGGCAGCGAATGCCTGGATGGCGAAGGCGGCGAAAGTCGTCTCGAACAATGTGGGCATTCTCTCCGTTTCCGCAGGGTCGGAGCGTGTCCAGTTTGCGACACCGAAGGACATGGCGGACTTCGCTATGCGAATGGCGCAGTACTATCGCGGTCTGATTCCTGGCTTCGGGTCTACAGCGTACGCTATCGACTACTACGTCGTAGCACAGACTGTCATCCGCGACGATACCACGACGGAGTCCCAGTACAAGAACGCGTTGGCAGCATCGGGTATTCCTTGGCCGCTCGTCGGTGGCATCGGAGGCGTAGGGGGTATCCCGTAAAACACGGACACCAACATGGGAGCAGTCCTCAACGCCTACGTTACGGCGCACGACTTCATGATCCAACTCGACCCGCAGGATATAGTAATCCATCGGAAGCAACGCAATCCTGCAGGGTCCGCACTCCAAACCGTCGAATCGGACTACGGTCCGTTTCCCGTTCGTATTTTCATCCGCGCGGCTGGTGCAAGCCCAAGAATAGTGACGACTCTCGCTGGAACGCAGCAAGTGTCAGTAGTCTTCGGCATGTTCGGGTATGGTGGTCAGAACTTGTACCCAGGCAAAGCAAGCCTAGATGCAATGTACGGACCGCACGTACTCGATGAGTTCGATGACCCACGACGCGGTCATATGCGTATTGTGGGTGTTTCAGTCATGCAGATGGAAGGTCAGGTCTTCGGATACGAGTGCGACCTCGAGGTTATCACGTAGCGGGGTCGCGCTCAAGGTAAGGACAAAGTGAGGGGTCACAATGTCATTCTTTATCCCAGCAGTAGCAGAGGATCTAGTCGCAGCCGCCGGCGAGATGGTGGAGGTCGACTCGATCCAAGGTCTTGCTGACGCCTGGCATAAGGAACTCGAAGATCGTACCCACGCGATGACCAAGGAGCTTCACGACCTAGCTCAGGACGCTACGGCCTACATGAAGCAAAACGCGCCTTGGCAGGATAGGACAGGTAATGCAAGAGCAAGCCTGTACTGCAAGATCACGGTCCAAAAGAACGGACCGGAAATGGATGGGGAGTACTTCTCCATCGACGTGGAGTTCGGGTACGACGACTCGATCTGCGACTACGGTGACATCCTGGAAGAAGGCGACGGTGGTAACCTCGCCATAGTTGGTCCTACGGCCAACATTTACGGTCCAAAGATCGATGACATCGTGGCGAAGTACTGGTCGTAACTGCATCCAATGACCACCCTTCGCGAAGAGGTCGAAAAGGCCCTCATAGCGTGCGTACCAGAGGTTGAAGGCCGTGTCTTCGAGCCTCACGTCCCAGGCTATATCAACCCCGAACGACCGTACCTCATCGTTCGTGAAGGCGTTGATGCGTTCACAGACTGGTGGATCCCGAACGCGTCCCAAATTGAGGTCGTTCCGGTTGTTGAACCGAATACCTACGTCGACATCGACATGCTGCGACGTGAGATCCGTGGCTGTCTTCACGGGCTCGTCGTTGTGTCCAGCGACGTTCCTGCCGAACGGTATCAGTTGTGGTTCGACTCAGGAGTGCGTGCAGACACGACCGATACGCAACTTATCAACCTAAACCGAGGTGAACGGTTTACAGTCATCAACTTGTCGTGGCTGAAACCAACAGGGGTTGTTCCAGATCCAGCGTGGTCGACGGCAACCTTCGTGCAAGCTGCATTTCCGGCTGGTACCATTCAGATTGACGTAACGCAGTGGCTGCCTGATGACACCTCCCCGGGTGTATACTTTCGAATGGAGCAGACCACAGACACGGAGAAAATGAATCTGTGTCAGTGGCGTACAGGCACCCTAGTCGGTCACGTTATCACTAAATCGGCAACGGCTGGATGGGAATGGGCCGCACATGTTCGTGACGCACTTTCAATCGAGGCCTGGATCTGTATGGACGACGGTCGAAAGATGTACATCCAACCAGGTCTTGTGGTCAACTTCTCAAGCAACCCTTGGCGACAGGGACAGATCCGAATTCCCATCCGCTACGGCGTATTACGAGGGCTCGCCCTTCTCGAATCGCCGCAGTACATTGTCACAGCACAGTCGTCGCCAACGGAGGGTACTGTCCCACAGTTCGTAGTTACGGCACCGCCGTCGCCATAACCGTAAGGAGGAGTAATGACCCAGCCAGCCCAGCGTAGCGCGTCCACAGGTTCGGGAGATACACCAACGAACCCTCCCGCAGAGGCGCAACAGGAACCTGTTGCGGCGCCCCAGCCGCAGAGTGCCGCCGCTGCTGAACAGCAGCCCCAGCAAGGGCAGCAAGGGCAGCCACGACAGCGGGATCCGAACGAGTCGGTCTATACCCGTGAAGACATCATGGAGTCCTCTGGCTTCGGCGACGCGAGGCCTGAGATCCTGATGGGTGTCCTGCGATGGCGAGAGCAGGAAACCGGACAGCCAGTCACCGAGTTCACGAAGTCCGACCTCGAAGAGTGGCTGCCACAGTTCCTCGGACGGGAGGTGTAAGGCACAAACATGCCTGGTACGTACGCGATCGGCACTGTACCCGTTCGACCGGGTCCAGCATTCGCCTTCATGAACATCGGGGAGCCACCGAAGCTCCCCGACGCACAAGGCACAGGTGCTGCGATCATTCGTGGCACTCGTGGTCCATTGAACCAGATCGTTGAGCTCGAGTCGATGGACCAGCTGACGGCCTACTTCGGCTCCAGCGGTACGACGGATGTCGTGCGAGAGATGTTTCGAGGCGGGATCAACCTCGTCAAGACCGTCCGGGTAGGCGACGTGAGCGCGCAAGCGACAGCGGCCGTCAAGGACGACTCAACGTCGCCGGGGGTCACCATCGGTAACCTGTTCGCTGCACAGCCAGGTACCGATGGTAACTCCATAACGTACACCATCCGTGACAACCTGAGCAACACCACACTGCGAGAGTTGGTGATCTACTACCAGAACCAACTGGTACAGACTATCCCGTTCACGAAGTACGTGACCACGACCGACGACGAAGGCCAGAACTTGGTCACTGCGATGGCGCAGATCGGTAGTCCGTGGGTCACTTACCAGTACGTTGTCAAGGGTTCTGGCAAGTTTGCCCCTGTCACTAATACAGCGATGACGGGCGGTACTGACCCTGCAAGCATCACGGCGTTGATGTACTCCACCGCCTTGGGTGTGCTGGAACTCGACCACGAGTGGGAAGTTGTCGCTGTCGACGTTGAGGACTCGGTCATGCAGGGCACAGTTCAGTCCTGGGTCGATCGGCTCAACAGCGAAGGCTCGTGGATCATCTCCATCATGGGTCAGCCGACTGCAATCCCATTTGCCACGCGGCTCCAAAATGCCAAGGCGATGAACGACAAGGCCGTGGCGCTGGTGATCAATGGTTTCACAGGTTCCGACGGCGCCGTCCGAGAAGGCATGAAGGCCGCAGCTCGGCTGTGCGGCATGATGGCGAGTCAGAACCTCGAAGAGGCCCTCACGTACTCGGTCATCCAGAACGCTGTTGGCATCTATGGCAACCTTGTCAACGCCGACGTCGTCAACGCCCTCAACAGCGGTGCAATCCCACTGACCAAGAACTTCCTGGGTCAGATGGTCGTCGAGCAAGGCCTGACTACGTTCAATGCACCAACAATGCAACTGGACGCAGGCTGGAAGAAGCTCCACCGCACACGGATCCGCTTCGCCATGATCCGCCAGATCCAGAGTTTGTGGTTGCAGCTCGTCGGTAAGATCCTGAACGACATCGCAGGGCAAGGAATGGTCCTTGGAACTGCGCAAGGCGTCGTGAACGACTTCATCGTTCGAGGTCTGATTGCCCCTGGTGGTACTGTAACGGCAGATCCAGTCCAGCCAGCCCCTGACACCTTCCAGGTCATCATCCGCGTCGACGACAACGACGTGATCGAGCACCTGTTGGCCAAGCTCCAGTTCCGCTGGCAAGCAACGGCCTGAGACCCGAAGAAAGGAGGTACGGAGCCAGACATGCCAGTCGCTAACCCAGGCATTTACATCTTCCGCAAGTGCACTCCGATGGGCAACTTCGACATCGCCAATGTCGACGTCAACAACCTGTTCGAGCGCGGCTACACGTTCGCGGTCAACGACCCGCCGGAGCTCCAGAGCTTGATCCTGACTACGTTCGATCCCACGAACTTGATTCAGGGCTCGGACGGTGAGTTCTACTCGCTGGACGGGACACGCTTCGCGGAAGTCAACCGGTGGCGTGCTCAGGTTACCATCAACACCGGCACGTACAGGCCAGGTGGGCGTAAGTTGGAATGGCGCTACGTCACCAGCTACACCGTCGACTTGACCTTCACCGAAACGGTCTACAGCGACGCACGGTTCCTCAAACCGATTCTGGACTCCCTTCGGGACAACACGTGCCAGTTCACGTTCGACTTCCAGGGGACAATCAGGACAAAGGATTGCACGTAATCTGTCCTGCCACACGCTGCGCTACGTGCCGGAAGGGGCGTCTCACTCCGCCCCTTTCGTTACTCTTGCCAAACGGCCGACAAGAGAGGGGTAACTCATGCCGGAACAGGAAACAACCGTAATCGAGCAAAGTACCAACGGTGTTCAGAGACCTGCACCGGAAGCACCGGAACCGGGTGTGGGTCCGATGACCGAGTCTCGCCGGAAAGACATCCTGAGGAACGAACGCCCTCTGCTGCAAGGCGTGCTTGCGGCCGCACGTCAGGTCAAGACAAGGACGATGCACATCGAGATCGCTCGACCTGACGAGACGTCCGACACCGACGAGGAAGTGGTAGTCCTCGAATTCGACGTAAACGGTCTTACGGACAAACAGCGTGAGACGGCGCAACGCGAGTTCATGGAATACACCGAGACCCCTAGCGGTATGGTCATGCCGGACATGAGACGCACCAGTGCTGCCAATCAGCGTGCGCTCCAGATTTACACGGCGACTGTTGACAAGTCCATTTGGGAAGACCCCCGCACGCAGGAGACCCTCTACAGCGAAGGGCTCATCGACGCGGGAGACTACAAGAACCTCAACAAGTACGTCCGTGCAGTTGCAACCATCCAAGCCTGCCTTTACGCGCCGGAAATCGACCGGGTCATCAACCTGATTGAAACCTTAGGCGCGAGGAGCCAACGAGTAGAAGGAGTTGCTAAAAGACCTAGTTAGGGCGCGCGGTGAAGCATACGTACTTTGGCGACTGTGCTTCCAGATGGGTAAACGGCCACGCGAACTATTAGGCGAACTCCCACCAGGATCGACGGAACTTTGGTCCGAAGGTGAGTTGGCGTTCATGAAAGGCGGGTTCATGGGCTACGACGAAGAGCAGATGATGATCATGAAGGCCCAAGCCGGTGCGCGGATTTTCTAGGGTGAAAATTCCCGCGCAAACCACCCTTAGTCACTCCGGCACACCTTTGCGGCTCGAGCCTGGCTGGCTTTGTCTCCTCCGTCTAGGCGCGCAGGTGGGGTGAAGGACTAACAGACCATGGCTGCTGGCGCGACCTATCGCATCAACGTCAACATCAACGCCACTAACATGGCGCCACAGGCGTTTGGTCAGGCACTGAACCAAATCAGTTCCTTCCAGAACGCGGTGAATGGTGCGACGGGTGCATGGGGTGGGTTTGTCTCGAGCATCCTGCAGCCGATTCCGGTGCTTGGTGGTGCCATCAAAGGCATCTCCGACGCGATCGGTGGAATGTTCTCCTTCATTACGTCTGCTGTGACCGCGCCCATCGGTGCGATCAACAGCCTTCTGAGAACGTTCATCAACTACCGGACTGGCGTTATCGCGGCAGCGGCCGTTGGTGCCATGGCTTGGCCGTTGAAGCTTGCCTCCGACCTTGAAGAGGCCCAGATCGCCTTCACCCAGTTCCTCGGTTCGGCAGAGCGTGGTAATGAAATGCTGACCAAGTTGAGGGACTTCGCTAACTACACACCGTTCACGTTCCCCGAACTACGTGAAGCGGCGGAGAACCTGTTAGCGGTAGGCATCAACGCAGAACGCATCATTCCGTTTATGACCGCTATCGGGGACGCCGCATCAGGCCTGGGTCGAGGTCGTGCAGGCATTCAGGCCATCTCATTGGACTTCCAGCGCATCGCTGCCCAAGGTAGGGTTACGGCCAGAGATGTGATGGAACTCCAACGAGTCGGCGTTCCTGCCCTTCAGATCCTTGCTGAAGGGTACGGTACTACGACGAAGCAGATCCAGAACTGGATGCAGAACGGTGTGCTCCCTGCTAACCGTTCGTTGCGGCTGTTAGCCGAAGGTATGGAGTCCCGCTTCGGTGGTTTGATGGAGAAACAAGAGCATACGCTCGAAGGTCTTTGGTCAACCATCGAGGACATCATCAACAACGACATTCTGGTCCGCTTCGGTCAAGGTATTGCCAAGCCTCTCGAACAGGGTATGGAGGCCTTGATCAGTTGGTTCAATCAGGGTAGTGCTTCTACCGAAGCATTGTCACATGCCTTGGAACTGTTCGGTAACACGATTGGCACAACCGTCGTAGGTGCTGTCAGTGCTCTTGGTCATTCACTCGATACCGTCTTCAAGTCCCGCGAGTTCCGAGAGTCGACCTCATTTCTGGACATGCTGGGTATGGTAGGTCGGCAGGTCTTCGACGACTTGACTGACCATATGGGCTCTTTCGGTCGTGTCATCCGACAGATTGTGGATGCACTTACAGGCGGATTCCTGGAAGTCCTTCGCGAACTTATGGACTGGCTTGCCATGACTGGTATCCCTGCACTCCAGCAGTTCGCAGAGTGGCTCGGTCCTAGACTTCGGGACGCGATCGAGTGGATCCGTACTGTCGGTTGGCCCACGTTCCTCCAGAAACTGGACGAGTTCGGTCAGTGGTGGGAGAGAGACGGTAGACGTGCATTCCAGGATCTTTGGGACTTCCTAGCCACCAATATCCCGAAGGCAATTGACTGGTTGACTCATGAGGGTCTTCCAGACCTGCAAGGTGGGTGGGACAAAGTCTCCAAGACGCTCCAAGACGTTTGGACTTGGCTCACAACCGTCTACAGTGAGATGGAGAAGCAAGGAGTGTTCGCGACCTTTGGCGAAGGCCTTAAGTCCATCGTTGAAGGTGCTGGTGCGATCGCTTCCATTTTTGGCCATGCAGTTCAACAACCTGCGCCGGTTGCGCCTGGTCGAACACCTGAGGAGCAGGCAGCGATCGAGGCCGAGTTGGCTAAGACCGGTGGCTGGGCGAAAGAAGCTGAACAACAACGTGCTCATCAAGAGCAGGTACAGCAGAACGCTAAGGACTTCGTTGAGGGTCTCAAGACTGTCGCCGAAGCATTCAAGGCGATCGCCGACGCCATCAGGGATGTACTCCAAGAGCTGGACAAGTTCATCCAGTGGCAAAACGAGCACACCATCAAAGTACCTTCCGCCACGGATATCCCAGGACTTGGTCCGTGGCTGAAGGAAGAGGGTGGCATTCTTGGCTGGCTACAGAAGTCGGGAGAGGCGTATAAGCAGCAGGTAGCAGGCTGGGAAGCAAGTCCCTACGCTGCGCCTATTGGCTCGCTGCAGTACTCCAACGAGGCGCAGGCAGCGCAACAGGCTGCTGCGGAGAAGTATGCTCCAGAACTTGGCGGAGGCGTTATCGGAAGACAAAGGGCTATTGTAGAGGCCTTCGCCGTGGGTGAGATTCCGCTGTCCTACATCAGTGACAGCTACCTCAAGCTGGAAAAGGACTTGGCCATGAAGATGCAGGAAGACCCTGCCTTCGCGGCCGAGATTCAGAAGAGGCACGGTATCACACAGGGTCAGGCGATTATCCAGGGTATTGCCGAAGGTGCTGCCAGTGAAACGAAGGAACAACAGCAGTCTCTGCAGGATACGCATGACGTTATTCAGGATCAATTGACCTGGGGACAGTCTCCCGCGCCGTACTTCATCGATCAGGGCCAAGATATCATCCAAGGCCTAATCAAGGGTATTGACGACAACAAGCTGGACCTCATGGAAGACTTGCATCGTCTGGTTACAGAAATGCAGGATATCCTTGATCCCAGTAACATCCTTGCCGCCTGGAAAACGGGTGGCGGAGGTGGAGTTGGTGTCGGTGCAGGTACTGAACTTACTACCCCCCAAACAGTAGAAGCCCTGACTGCTGCAGGGCTGTCAGCGGACCGTGTCGCCGATGCTTGCGGGCTCATCGCTGCCCAAGGTGTAGCTCGCGGCTTCGGCGATGCGGCCAAACTTGCTGACGTCCAGACAATGGCGGTCTCCCGCGGTGACTGGGCTGCAGGTCGTGGCATGTCAGGTCCTGGTGGCTACGAAGACCTCCTGCGTGGTATGGGTTATGCAGCGAAGGAAGTCACTCAGGAGCAGGCACAGGCGGCGTTGCAGCGTGGTGAAGCAATCACGCTCGACACACCAGGCCATTACTTCTTGGCAACTGGATACAACCCCGAAACGGGTGCCTACCACGTAGGAACTACAGGCACCGCACTGCGAGGTGGCGCTGCTGACATGACGTTGGCGCAGATGGCGGCGTTACCGATCACAGGTGGCGGAGTTAGGACGTTCATCGAAGCCACTAAAGGTGGTGCGGCGATGAACCTCCTGAATCAGGGGCCCGGAGGCGCACCGCTCGGTGGAGCAGACACCAAGAGCCTGTCAGGCGAGCAAGCACTGCGACTAGCAGCCCAGATGAAGGGCATCAGCATGGAAGACTTGACGAGAATCATGTCCTTCCTGCGTCAGCACGAGAACGCGTCGTTGAATCCTGCTGCGTACTACGGTGCCGGCGGTAACGTGGACATTGCGGCAGCAGCTCAGTCAGGCAAAGCGTTCGGTATCGGTCAGGAGATGCCCGACACGTTCAGAGCCTACGCCGATCCTGGACATGGAGACCCCACTAACCCACTCGATCAGGCCTTGTCGACCATCAACTACATCAACAAGCGGTACGGTGGTATCGGTTCGTTGATTGAGTGGGCCAATCGTGGTCCGTATCAGGGGTATCAATATGGTGGTCCGATTCTCGAGTCCGTATTCGGGGTGGGGTCGCATTCGGGACTCCCGTACCTCTTTGGTGAAGGCGGTGACATCGAAGCGTACCGTTCACGTATGGGTGGCGGCGGCGATGGCGGTGTCCATCTTCACTTGGACGCAGGGGCCATCTCTGCTGGAGCGGTTGTGGTCCAAGGCGGCGGAGTGGACGTTGCGGGAGATGTTGTCAATGGGTTGGCCGACCGCCTGATGGGACGAATCGGTGAACTCTGGCTCGATGCACACGGAAACACACCGGTGAGGCGGCCTTAGCGCATGGCAGTGTTAGGTACAATCCGGCGTTTGTCGACAGAGCCTCGTGGTACGGGTCGCTCTCTGGACTCCAACCTTGTTGTTGATCCCCGACTGCCATTCATCCCTACTCCGTTACCTGGCGACGCGCACCCCGACGTACCGGTTGGCGGTACGTTTGCACAAGGTTGGAATACTGCTGCAGGTCTTGGTTACACTCTGACCGGTGGCGGTGTCATCCTCAAACTGCCCATTGCGCCTGACACGGCGAACATCCAGCGTGACACACGGGAGTTGGCGTTTGTACCGATCGATCAAGGAGACGCGCCGCAACCTTTGGGGCCCAATCCCAAGGTCTTGTCCTTCACGGCGTGGTGTCCAGGCTGGTGCCGGAAGGTCGAGATTCCGGAACCTTTCGTTCTTACCGCTGAGCAGGTCGCGGCCCAGCTTGAACTGTGGCAGGACGACTCTCAAGTTCTCGTCCTGACCATTTCGGGTAAGTACTACCCGATTACTTGGTACTGCTATATCCAGTCGTGGACTAGGAAGATTGGGGATCCGATCGGCGATGAGATGATCAACCTCACCCTGAAGGAGTATCGCCCAATCATCATCCGTACGGAGGATCAGCCGAACGTAGGTAACGACGACGCACTCACGACTGAAACTCCTGACCAGACAGATTCGGACGAAGATCGTCCGGATGATACTCCACAGCAGTACACCGTGAACGAAGGCGATAGCCTTTGGGCAATTGCTCAGGCGACATACGGAGACGGGTCCAAGTGGCGCGACATCTACAACGCCAACACGGATACCATCTCCGATCCTAATTCCCTTCAGCCCGGTATGCTCCTAACCTTACCTCCTGCGGTACCTGTTGGTAGCTCGGAGGTCATGCAGGGAGTGGGTGCTGGCACTGATGCGACTCAGACAGAAACGGAAGCCGCACCGTAACCTATGCCTCAAGCAGGACTCGACGTCTCAGTCATTAGGTACAGGCTTAGTGTCATTCTGCCTGATGGCTCCATATTCGAAGTCCCCTCCGCCATCATCGACAGCATCAACACCGAAGAGATCGACACGGAGGTCGCGGTTAGGCTCACAGCGTCGATGACTAACTCCATGACGCCTTGGGGCTACTTGAACGAAGTTATGGCACTCGGTGCACACCTGCAACTCATGGCTGACTGGGGTGAAGGCTTCACAGAAATCTGGCAGGGTATTTGCTGGACGACAGGTCTTCACTCGACTGCTCGAGAGGGAATGCGTCTGGAAATCACGGCGTACGACGCTCTCAGACGGCTGACACAGTCTAAGGACGACTACATGACGAACGTGGGCGATGACGCCATGACGTTCCTCAAACAGGTCCTCACTGACTACGAATACGAGCTGGGCACCGTGTTTCCTTTCGGGCCAAACTCGACGTTACCGCAGTACAAGTTTACCGGCTCGATGGCGGAGCTAGTCAACACTATATTCCAGAACGTGTTCAACAAGGGCGGCGGCGAGTTCTACATTCGTTCGCGGCTTGGCAAAGTCGAGATTGTGCCGCCGGGTCAGAATCAGCCCATCTACTACGTCGACGGTCTCATTGCCGAACAGTGGGACGATCAAGAGGATATATCGCAGTTAGTCACTGAGATACGTGTTGGATCGGTGTCTGCTCCTGGTCCTGCTGATGACTCTCCTGACCACTTGGCACAACCAGGTGAAATGGATGTTGCACCTCAAGGTCAAGTCATAACGAGTCCGTACCGGCAGCGATTCGGCAAGATACGTGAAGTTCTCAACACCGCGTCACAGTTATCGGTTGACGATCCGAACGCCATGTCCGAGACGGCGCAGTTGATGATGGATGCTCGCGGTGAGCCTAATCGGCAGCAGAAGGTCCAGATGCCTGACATTCCGTTTCTACGGCGTGGAGACTATATCCACTTCCACATCGGAACGTTGGACGGTCGCTTCATCGTGTCTGGACTCACTCGAGACGTCGCTAACCACAAGATGACGTTGACCGTCAACAACAAGGGGACGTTGAACTTCAAGAAGGTCAAGCGTCAGAGCATGAACGGTGTCGGTGGTCCCGCGGACGAGGATCAAAGCGTAAGGGTCCGCGTGTACCCAGAGATCCCGCTCAAAGTCCAGTCAGGTGGTACGGCAGCTATTGCGGCTCAAGCGACTGCGGAAGCCCGTTCTGTGGAGCAGTCCACTGGTGGTGCCTCCTATGAAGATACTGGATTTTAGCCGTGCCGGAAGGAGCAGCAGCGTTCCACGCAGCATTCCAGGAGATATTCAACGCTCACGCGGAGACGCCCCCTGTACTGGATTGGGGCTACGTCGACTCCGATGGACTCCACACGCACGTATTCCCCAAGGTTATACCTCATACGCAGTACTACTGGTTGAGAGGCACGTTCTTACGAGAGGAGGACATGACCCAGACGTCAGGCCCACCGACTACTGGGACCGCGCATACTCATGATGTTACAATGCCACCTCAATTCACCCCAGCACAGGCCAACGACGTGCTCCTCGTAGCCTGGGTTGGTTCCTATGCCGTGGTCATCGGTGTGGTAGTAGCATCCCTAGGTATAGCGGGCACCTTATGACCCAACCAGCGCAACCACTGTATAGCACGTTCACAATGCCGCGGGTTATTCCCGCAATCCAGGCATTGTTGCCACCCGTTACCTATCTTCCGGCGCCAGGTTATGACTTCGTCAAGATGGCATGGATGATTGACGGGTCGGGAAATCCGATCATGGTCGACGGATATACGGCTTGGGAACAGTGGTGCATGATGACCATCATGATCCAGCGGTACGCATTCCTGGTATTTAGGAGACGCTATGGTACGGACCTCAACCTCGTAATGCACATGTTCGCACGGCCGGATGCCGAGGCAATGGCTGTGCACGTCATCCGTGATTCGTTGACGTCTGACAAGCGGACTAGAGACGTGACCAACTTCCAGTTCGACTGGTCCTTGGGGCCAGATACGATGATGGTCACGTGCGACATTGTTCCGACAATCGGCGATCCGCGACGTATCGGTCAACTCCCTGTGAGGTTTGCATAGCATGGCAGTAGCAACACCGCGTCCAGTTAGTCAGTGGTCCATCTTGCGTTGGATCCTATTGGCAATTGCAGTCATCCTGTTCCTCTTGGCAGCGTTCCACGTGACGCTCGGCGGAGTGGATCTCATCCCGCTCGGCCTGGCTTTCGGCTTCGGCGCAGGTATCGTTCCCTAGCCCCCTCCCTTCTTCATCCTATGCCCAACATCTTCCCACCGCTGTACGCCACGGACGGCCAGACTACCGACGTCATCCTGAACAGGATGCTGGTAAACTGGCGTGCTCTGAACCTCAACCTCAATGCGGCTGAGGGGTCCTTCATCTGGAACGTCCTACGGACGATTGCCATCCAGATGTCCTTGATGAACGACGTCGCGATCCAGACACGCCAGTTGATGTTCATGCAGACGGCCCCGCAGCTGGGTGCGGGCGGGTCTCCTTACCTGGATCTCGGGGGTAATGAGAAGGGCATTCCGAGAAATCCTGCAGTAGCGGCTACTGTTGTCGTCCATTTCCTTGGTAATCCAGGCGTTACGGTTCCTGCTGGTACACGCGTTTCTACGCCTGTTGTCGCTAACGTACCGGCTCAAGTCTTTGCTACGAACGGTTCTGCGATCCTGAATCAATCGGGCTATGCAGATGTGACATGTACTGCGGTGACTCCTGGTGCGAACGGTAACGTTGCCAGCCTGTCCGTTCAATTCCTCTTGGATGCAGTGCCTGGAATCACTCAGGTTACGAACCCGAACCCGGCGACGGGCGGTGTCAACCTTGAGTCGGATCAGGAATACCTGTTGCGGTACCTCAGACTGGTACAGGCACCTCCTGCATCTGGTTCCGAAGCGGACTATGCGAACTGGGCGCTCAGTGTCGCAGGTGTTGGCGGAGTTGCAGTGCTCAGCAGCGACGAACCAGGCGGGCCTGGTCTCGACAAGGTCACTGTCGCCATCATCGACACCAACGGGCAGCCAGCCAGCCAGTCACTGATCGACGCAGTCCAGAACTACATAGCGCCGCCGTGGAAGATTGAAGACGAAGCCGAGAACATGACACTGTCGTCCACAGGCACGCTGTCAATCGACCAGACCCAGACGGACGACATCGGTTATTCAGTACTGATGCAGTACAGGAATAACCAACAGGGCATCGTCTCCGACCCAATAAGGTCGCCAACGGCAGCGAAACCGCAGCACGGCGGCCAATGGGATGCACGGTTCCGTCTCAAGCGCGGTGCGGGCGTCGGTACAGGAACTTGTATTACCGTCCGTATCTGGAACGATTCGGCTGCTGCCCTGGCGGTTCAGACACCAGGCGGTGCCAATGCGACGTTGGCGATCACAGCAGCACAACTGACGACTAACTTCCAGGACTTCATCCTGAGGTACTACGACAACGGTACCGACTATCTCCATGCGGAAGTCATCCGAGAGGGTGCTGCAGGCATGGACGCGACGGCACAGGTATGGTTTGACCGAACTGTGTACCAGTCGGAGTTTGGCCAGTCGGGTAAGACGATTTCACCTACGGGTGCGTTTGTCAACGTCATTGCGGCAGTGCCAGTCGTAGTCAATATCTCCATGGCACTAACGATCGTATCGGGTTACGACGTCGCCAACGTCCAATCGGCAGTAACAGCGAGCCTCAACACGTACATGCAGTCGATCTCCCTCAAGCAGGACAACGACGTTAGGTACGCTCGTGTCGGCACCGTCATATTGGACACTCCTGGTGTTGCCGACTACTCCAACCTGACGATGAACGGCGGCATCGCTAATGTCACAGTTGGTCCACAACAAGCGGCCGTTCTTGGCACGGTAACCTTCCTCTGACCCACTAACCATGCCGTTCAGGTGGTTGACCTCCCCAAATGGTCTGCAAATGTTCTCGTACCTACCACCGGACTTCTACGAGAACGACCAGTTGACTCAGGCGATCCTGCAGGTCGTAGGTCTGGAGTTCGACAAGTTCGAATCTGACCTGAAGGACGTTTTCAATCAGGCGTACGTTGACACAGCAGAGGAATGGGGCCTGACGCTGTACGAGCAGCAATTAGGTCTGCCGTGGGCTCAAGCATCACCGGTCAATGAGCGGCAGTCGACCGTTATTGCTGCCATGCGTGGTCTCGGTACCATTACGACCGAACAACTGGAGAAGATTGCCAACTCGTGGGAGTTCGGCACTACACAGATCCAGGAGATTTACGGTCAGGGACTTCTCATCGTCCGAATCATGGACGTCAGAGGCGTACCTTCGAACCTCAACGACCTCACCAACGCGCTTATGGCTAAAAAGCCAGCGCATCTGAAACTCCAGATCCAGTTCTCCTACTTCACGTGGGACATGCTCGACGCTAAGAACTGGACGTGGGATCAGTTTGATGCCATGCACTTCACGTGGGATCAACTGGAGGTCGCCTCGTGATTCACGTATACATGTCAACTGCCGGAGTGATGCCGGAGTGGCTCGTACTCGAACCCCCTGAGGAGGCGCTAACCTAATGTCGACCTTGCTTCCGAAGTCAGGGGTCCAAATTCCTGCCGGGAACGAGATTGTTAGCAGGGCGTTCTTTACCAGTAACTGGAATGCCCAGGACGCTAACCTCGCATCCCAACTTCAGGCCGATCAACCGTTGTACCTGAAGAGCGTGACCTATGACTCGGCAAACGGTCGATTCGCGTTCGTGTTCGGGTACGGTATCATCCGTTTCCCAGGTGTTCTGTACACCTTCGCTGACGGAACAACGTACTACATCAATAGCCCCAGCATCAATACGACGTATCACATCTACGTGGGCAATGACGGGGCACTGCACAACAATACTACAGGTGGTACTGTTGCCGGATGGTCGAAGATTTGGCAGGTAGCGGTTGGCGGGACGCTGACCACACTAACGGTTACTGACTGGAGAGGTCAAGAGCCAACCACGTATGCCAGGGGTGTTGAAGACCAGCTCAACACCCACGCAGCTGCCTCTGACCCGCACCCTCAGTACGCACTCGATACGGACCTGACACCGTCTCGCGTCGGTGCGGTCTCCAATGCCGGTAACGTTCCGGCGTTACAGCAAGGCACTGAAGCTGCACGTCCAGCACCAGCACTCGCCAACAAGATTTACTGGGCTACCGATACAGGTCACTGGTGGCTAGATTCAGGTAGCGCTTGGACGCTGTTGGCAATGGCACAGACGACGATTGTGCCGTTCACCAATGTGTCGGGCGTTACTCTGGCCACAGGCGATCTTGTCGTCGTTGATACCGTAAGTGCTACCGCTGCTACCGTTACGAGTTCGACAACGCCTGACGACAACAAGGTTGCAGGTGTAGTTATCGTCGGCGGTGCTAACGGCGCGGTCGTCATGGTCGCAACAGGCGGCTATGTCGGTACCGTCAGTGTTGCGAGCGCCGTAGCTAAAGGCGCGTTCTTACACCAGTCGGCCACCGCACGCCGTGCAGAAGCATCGCAGTTCCAAACCGGCGGTACTTTTGGCTTTGCACTGGCAGCAGTCGCTGGGGCCGGTACCGTTCCTGCGCTCATCAAGGGCGGCGGTGGCGGCGGCACTCAGAACCTCATCACCTACGACAATGCTAGCGTAACCGGTACCGCGGTAACACTGCCCCAAGTCCCCGCACCTAGCGGCGTCGTCAGCGTAGAGGTCAACGGTCAAGGCCAAATGCCTGGTACCGACTACACGATTGCAGGCCAAATTATCACGTTCTCGGCGACTGTGTACCCTGGCGGTCTAAATGCCGATTCGGTACACGTCGTTTATTTGACGACATCAACCTTCAATACTGGCGTCTTCCTCCAGCACGATGAAACGACGCTGGCAGTAGGTGCGACAACATTCCCCCTCAGCGCAACGCCCGCAGGGACGCCGAACATCACCCGTGGTGGTGTTACTCAGTACCGCTCCAAAGGTCATTACTCCATATCGGGCAACGTAGTGACATTCGCCGAGCCCATGGCGTCCGGTGAAGATGGGACGGTTTCGGCGGACTATTACGTCACATCCGGTGGTGCAGGTGATGCGGGAACCCTCAACGGGTTCCGTGCTACTAGTGCCGCAAATGCCGCTTCAAATCCAGGGTACCTGGTTGCAACAGATCCGGTTACGGGTCAGTTCCCGTCCAGTGTGTTCCCTGCCGCAAGTTCGTCCATTTTCCACGAGGAGTTCTTACCAACGAACGGTGCGACAACGATCACGGTGTCACAGGCACCTAACATCGTTCTTGACGTCGCACGCGATGGTGTTATTCAGTCCCGAGCCGACGGCCACTACACGCAGACGGGGACGACATTCACCTTCTCGGACGCCTTCGACGGAACGACCCGTGTTGTTATTACCTACATCGTCGGTCTCATTGTCGCAGGTGATTCGAACACGCTCAAGGGTTTCAGTGCCTCCAGCGCTGCTGCGCCGCAAGCAGGTACATTAGTCGCAACATCCCCAACAACAGGACTGCTGCCGGCGAGTATCATCAGTCCTAGCGTAGGCCGCGAGAACCTCTTGTCCAATGGCGGTTTTGAGGTTTGGCAGCGAGGTAACGGCCCGTTTACAACGTCAGCTTTTGGCCCTGACCGTTGGAGTATTAGCCCTGCAGGCACTGATACGATTTCGGTGTCGCGAGACGCAACCCACATGGACGCGGCTAACGGTTCCAACTACTGTGCTGCATGCACATTCACGTTAGGCACAGGAGCTGGAAATACCTACGTCGCAGCAACGCTCAAGTGGGTAAACGACAGTTACCAGTTGACAGGGAGACCGATTACAGTCAGTATCCGTGTACGGTGTAACGTTGCTGGTGCCGTCAGACTCAATCTCAACTCGGACGCCAACTCGGGGTTGGGGTTGATTTCGTCTGCATTCCACACAGGCGGGGACGTGTATCAGACACTGTCCCTTACGTTCAATCAGCCAGCTGCCGGCACTTACTTCGTCGCCTACGTATCGTTCCATGCAACTTGTGTCGCCTACCTTGACAATGCTATGGCTGTGGTTGGCAGTGACGTCGTACCTTACGTGCCGATTCACCCGTCAGAGGAACTGTCCAGGTGCCTACGGTACTACGAGAAGAAGAACTTCTCCTGGCGATATCAGGCGCCTGCAGGCGGTTTGTGGTTGACGCTGTTCTTGTTGGCGAAAAAACCGGTAGCAGGTACTGTCACAGTCGGTGCAGGTACACGTAGTAACGTCTCGGCAGTATCCGCGGATAATTCACAACTAGACTACGTAGGCGCCACCTACAACGTTACGGCGGCAGGGGATACCTACGCCCAATACGATTCCTATACCGTGGAGGCTAACCCCTGATGCCTAGACAAATGGTTGACGCACAGAACGTAGCCTCCGACGTTCCCCGGCCGAACCTGCTAGTCAATGGTGGGTTCGAGTACTGGCAACGTGGTAACGGACCGTTCTCCGCTAACGGTGGATTCCACGCAGACCGGTGGAGCATTGCTCTGAACGGTACTGATACGCTGTCTGTCAGTAAGGATACGAGCGGTCCGGACCTCGGATCCGTAACAGACGCCTTAGTAACGTTCACCGCAGGAAGTGCCTCTAACTCGTCCATCTTCCAGGACGTGAAGGACATCAACCAGCTGCGCGGCAAAACGGTGAGCGCCAGTGTTCGTGTTCGATCCACAGTAGGCAATGGGGCACGAATCTACCTGATTTCTGACGGCACCAATGCTGGTGGCGTTTATTCAGCCTACAATACAGCAGGCGGGTACGTGACTCTGTACGCAAACGGTGCTACGGTACCTTCTGATGCAACGTTTGTTCGCATATACGTCATCTTCACCGTCTCTGGCACGTACTACGTCGATAATGCAATGGTAGTGATGGGTCCGGTAGCTCCCGATTACTATCCAATGCATCCTGCCGACGACCTGCTGAGGTGTCTTCGGTACTACGAGTCGTTTGGTGGTCAGGCTGCTGGATGGGTTGTTGCGATGGGTTTCGGTACGGCTACATCAGCCGCAAACGTGTCGAAAGAATATAAGGCAATAAAGCCTGTCAATCCTCAAATTACGTACTCTGCTGCTTCAACGTGGGGTGTCTCACCAAGCGGTGGTCCGCTTCTAACGTGTACGAGTATAACTACTTGGACGAATGACGCTAGAATGGCAATGATTAGTCCTAACGTGGCTAGTGGGTTGACTGTAGGAGCGGGAGTTTACATAGCGGGACTGGCGAATTACACAGCCACAGTAGTTGCGGAGGCCAACCCCTGATGCCACCTCCTGTCAGACAGCAACTGGTCAATGCGTCGTTAGCCTCTGACGGTCAGAGGCCGAACTGGATACAGAACGGTGGCTTCGAGCAGTGGCACCGTGGTAACGGACCGTTTGCCGGGTCTGCATCAGCAGCGGTGTGGACGGCTGATGCGTGGTATCTGTCTGTAACAGGCTCCGATACGTTGTCAGTTGTTCGTGACCAGGTAAACGGAGACATAGGCAGTGTTTCTTGCTGTGCTGCGACGTTCGTAAAATCCGGTGGAACCGGAACACAAGTCAACCAGAGGTTCGTATCCGGAGAAAACCTCGTAGCGTACCATCTCAAGCCTGTCACATTTTCGGTGAGGGTACGCACAAACGTAGCCAATGCCGTTCACCTAGCCATCTGGACGAACAACTCCTGGACCTTCGGGAGTTACCACACGGGAGACGGCACCTACCAAACGTTGTCCGTGACGGCAACTATAAACCAGGCAACCGTCGCGAGTGTTTACGTGGCAGTCCAGTTCGAGGCGTCTTGTACAGCCTACCTGGACAATGCAGTGGTTGCTGCAGGAACTATTGCGGTCGATTACGTTCCGCAAGTATCCTATCCTGATTCCCTTCCGAACGAACGTGTCGGAACCGACGTTCCTCGGCCAAACCTGTTGATCAACGGCGGGTTTCAGCAGTGGCAGCGAGGCAATGGACCATTTACTGCCTATGGTCAGATTGCTGCTGACCGCTGGCACGTATACCCTGGAGGATCGGACACGTACACCATCTCCAAAGTCACAGGCAGTGATAACGGTTGGGGAGTTCAGGGACAGGCAACGCACACGGTCGTAACTCCGGCTCCCGGTAGTGGACTGATACAGCTTCTCAAGCTGACAGACGGCTATAACTTGGCTAGTAGGACCGTTAGCGCATCTTGTCGTATCAGCACTGCTACTGCCAACGCTGTACGTCTGGTGCTGTACGATGCCACCGGTGGTACAGTTATTGCGACAGGTGCTTATCATCCTGGCGGCAGTGCCTGGCAGACTATCACGGTTACAGGTACTGTGCCATCGGGCTGCCAAGTCCTGTACCTCATCGTCAACTGCATGGTTACGGCCAGTTACTACATCTGTAATGCCATGCTGACAGTTGGTACCATTCCGCCGGACTTCGTGCAGCTGGCTCCTGCTGACGACTTAGCTCGTTGTAGGCGGTACTGCATTGTCCACCCAGCGAGCTCGCAATTTCCTGGTCAATGTATCAGCACTCAGCAAGCTGATGTATTGGTCCCGATTCCAGGTATGATGGGTTATCCCACGATGACCTTGACTGGCGCTACAGGAGCCAGCGGCCTTCGAACAGCGGCTCAAGGAGTAGCTCCGAATACTGGTGGGATTCCTGGTACAGGGATCTGGAATCCAGGTGTATCTGTTGAAATCCAGACAACGTCAAGTGGTGGTGGATTAGTCGGAGGCAACGCTACATCCTTCGTTGTTGCTGGTGTTAGTAGTCCGGCCACCTTCGTTGCAGAGTACAACCCGTAGGAGGGACATGTGACGATCCGTATCATTGAGCAAACAGACGCGGACGGCAATACCAAGTACTTTGCCTACCACGCGCACGTCGTCTATCACGACGACCCTGATGACGACGACTTCAACCCTGATAACAACCACGTTGTCGAGGTCATGGCCGAGTTGCCGAATCCGGTGGCACTGGCCACATGGCGCGACCCGATGCCGCAGGAACTGAACATGGCAGCCGCTGGAGGGTTTCCTCGTCCGACGAAGGTCGTCGACGTTATTTGTCCGGATCCTGACTGTGGGGCCACATCGTCTTACCCGTCAAACGGGGACCCTGATGCCCGCCAGCTACATAAGCACTACGACATGCACATCGGTCGTGGTAAGCCGCAGGTGCCAATTTCGGACAATGACCAGGCAATTCTGCAGAAGATGGCGCGTAGCGAACCGTTGGCAGAAGGCGAAGCACCTCCGCCGACGGCAATCGATCGTCTGCGCGAACACGTCAAGCAGCATGTCCCGATTCAGCCTCGTGTTGCCAACGATTGGGCACTGAAGGACATGGGGCTCGAAGTCCCGACACTGCGAGTCTAAGGAGACGTCATGAAGACCAAAATGAGTCAGATCGCCTCTGAAGGCGTACTGACTACCCGGCAGGCAAGTGGCATCTCCAATTTGGCTGTTTCGCCTGCCGGGTCTGGTATCGGTTCTGCGTTCTACGCCACAGCAGTCAGCGATATCACCAACACTGCCCGCGTGTTTCTGTCGATCGACAACACGTCGGCGAATCTCATCACTGACGCTGTTGGAACTGGTACGGCTCTACCATTGACCATTGTCGTTGGCGGTGCCGAACGTATGCGTATCACAACCGCCGGCGTAATTAGTCTGTTTGGCACTGGTAACTTCACTATCCTCAGGTCAGCTACGCCCGGTCTCGACCAGCTAACGATCGCGAACATGTCAGGATCCTCGTCCGGTGCGACACAAGGATATCTCAACCTCAACGCCACAGAGGCAGACATCCTGTTCTGGAACTACAACTTCACTACAGGTCAGTCCTGGGATACGTCTAGGTCGTGGGGTCGAGCCGTATTCTCTGCCGCGTACTCCAACGGCTGTATCTCCTTCGAGTTTGGTGCCGCTGGTGCGACATCACTGACCAGTCGGTGCATATTTCCAGCGACTGGCGTCAACGTCCTTCAGGCCAACGGCACCGTGCAGGCAACTAGCTACATCGTGCCTGCAGCGAACCAGGGGTACACGTTTATCGACTCGAACACGCGCGTCCTTGTCGACTCGGGCCGGAACGTGTACTTCGACACGTACGCTGCGACATTCTTCTGGAGGAACTCTGCCGCCAGCTTCACTGAGTACGGTCATCTCAACGCCGGAGGGATGTCAATCAACGGTTCGTACTACTTCTTCGCCAGCAACTCCGGCGTTTACCTGTACTGGGACGGGGCCAATATCCATACGAGCCACCCGATCATCAACAACGGGTCCAACTACTACTTCGCCAATAGCGGTAGTATCTGGGTTGCATGGCACGGTAGCGGCTACATCTGGACGAGTCATTCCATTCTAATTGGCGGGACAGGCATTTACTTCCAGAGTAACGCCGCCATTTACTGGAACTTCACCGGGACGTACATGCAGACGGCGACGTACACAAACATTTCCGGCCAGAATTTTCGCGTTGGTGCGGGAATCGCGTCTGCACAGGACAGACAGGACTACCAAGGGATCTCACTACCACAGGCGGCCAACGCGGGCGGCACAGGCCTTGGTTGGGCGTGGAGTACATACTCCAGCGTGGACCATGCTGCGGCACTTGGTCTTGAGATTCAAGACGTCGAAGACCCGCTGACGAAAGTACGCGGAATCAAGCCTGTTTACTACCAGCAGGTACACCAGGACACAGAATACGACCCCGTGACGCATAAGCCGTCTCACATGCGACCTAGAAGGACTAAGGGCGCCATCGAGTCGACATGGACGTATGGGTTCGCTTCGTCCAATGTCGAACAACACGTTCCTGAAGCGTCAACCACCCAGTTGGAGGGTGAACTGACTACAATCGATCCGTATCGACTGCTCGCGGTACTGTGGGCTGCTGTGCAGGAATTAGATCAACAGGTTCAAGAGCTCCGCGGTCAGCCGCCACAGGCAGCACAGCTACCAGCGGCCTGAGAGGAGAGGGGAAGGAGAACTCATGAAACGGATTGCCCTAATCGACGTTCCGGATCCTCGGTTCCAGCCGGGAACAGAGGAGTACAACGTCAACATGTTCGATTACCGTCAGGCAATTGAACAGTGCCTTCGGATCCCCTTGGACCGTAAGGAAGGTGCAACAATCGACGAGATGCGAAAGTCTATCCGTGTGTTGGACAGGCTCGACGCAACGACGAACGACGTTCTGGAACTAGAGGACGCAGACTGGGAGTTCTTGAAGACCAAGGTTGAGAAGATGCCTTGGGCAGCAGTTGACCGTCGCTTCCTTCGGTTCTATGAGGACATCGTCCAAGCAACCGAAGCCGTACGGGATCCCAACCATGCGAACAGTGTGGCACACTGACCGTTGCTAGCGTCATTATGCGCAATCCACAACGTGGTATCCACGCTCCTCTAACCAACGGGCTCCGTAAGGTCCGGCCAGATGAGATGGGTGCGTTACAACTGATGCGACCAGGTTCGATAGCCATCTTCGAGGACCTGCTCAAGGATGAAGCGTTCGTGTCGTTTCTGCACCACGAGGTCGAGACGGAAGACGTCGAGGTCTACTGTCGGTTGATACCTGTTCAAGGTCCCGAACCTGTTGTAACGGCTCTGAGACTTGTCAACCTGGCCCAAAACTATCCTTGGATTCGGGGCTGGTTGCCTGCCAGCGAGCCAAATCAATGGGCACGGTTCTCATGGTCAGACGTCATCTACTGGGTAGAGGAACTCTACAGTCACGTCAACACACAACGACGCACGTCGGGTACCTCATTCCTGATGTTCTTCCCGCCTTTAGCACAGGACATGGGTGGCGACAAAGGCCACCGTGTCGGCTGGGACATGCTGCGAAGTCCCATAGAGCGGTGGTTGGACGGAGGAGACGGTTTCAGCTGGTACTCGTACTGGCACGCGCTAGACCATAAGCGCCTTGCCGAGTTCGATATGCCCCAATGGCTGTCGGATGTCCTTGAAGACAGCACCACGAAGGCTAAAACCCTCATTGTTGAGGCCGGAAGGTTCTACAACGAACCCCTAGGCATCGAAGGATCGTACGGCGACGAGATCGTCGAACGGTTCGGGTCTCGAGGGTTGGGAATTTCCAGTACGTCGATGGCACATGCAGTCACTATATGGTTGCTGGGCTCGGCAGTTCCAGATTTCCAACACCAGGCATGGATCGACGAAGATGGTGACCGCAAGGACATCGTCAACTTCATAGCCCAATGGGGTCCTTAGTTGACATCCACTCCTCGGACAAGTATACACCCCGTAGTCTACCTGATGAATCCTCTGGAACCGTACGAGTCCGTGGCCGAAATAGTGACGATGGCCAAGGGTCTTGCACAGGTGACACCAGGATTTGTTCCGTGCATCGGACTGCCGGTGGTGTATGGCGGTTATTTCCAAGGCGAACTTGAGAACCCTACACAGCGACTGATGTCTGACGAGTTAGCACCCCGAACCTTCGAAGGACTTGCCGAACTGCGGGCCGCGATCGAGACGCAAGGCATCAACGTGTGGGGGACAAGTGTTCCACGAGGCGATACTGGCGACAACTACTCCGAGGGCTACAAGCATGGCCAGTGTGCTAGTCAATTCCCGCACGGGTTCATTCTCAACACCGAGTGGGGTTGGCACGGGTTCTGGACAACGCCGCGTGACGCTGCAACCTGGGAAGGTTTCGCCATGGGGTTCTGGGATGCCATCCGCGACGCAGGCATGTCCCAACGTCTGGGCGGATCGTCGGCACGAGTAGGCGCAACATTCGTCATCGACGCCGATAGTGAGGGGAACTATGGCTCGATGATGCAGGCTTCGACCATAGAGTTCGACTTCGCAGTCATGGAAACGGTCGGATTCTTTCTGGCGGAGACCTACGGCAGTTCAGGGACTGCAATGGACCCTGCTAGAGATATTCCGTGGCTAATGTCCTACGCCGAGAGTCTAGGTTTCGGTGGTCCGCCAGCTAAACGCGTTACAGGTATTATGGCACCACAAACTGACGGTAGCATGGCCTCTCAACTCACGGACTGGGACACCACCGCCAAGTATGGTGGTCAGGTATGGACTCTGATGGCTGCCGCTCGAGCCTACGGTGTCGGGCCTCAGTTCCCGCCAGAGACGAGAGCTGCCGTGGTACAAGACATTTATACCGCGACACGGTTCGACACCGTGATCGAAGACCCTATCCAAGGGAAAGGAGGAGTACCTAATGGCGGGAATGCCAGCTAGCGTCAAGGCCATGCTCAAGGCGCGGAACAAGAGTGGTGGTGGCAAGAAAGCCGGCGGGAAGAAGACGACCAAGGGGTCGTTACACCCCAAGTTCAAAGCCCGAATGGGTAACCCAAAGGGCAAGTAACGAAAGGCAGGAGTGAGAATGCCAGGAAGCCTCACAGCCGGTAGGATGGCCGGCGCCACAAACGTCTCGAAGGCAACGGCCGACGCCGGCAGCAACGGTGCGAGTGAGTTTGTCCATCACGACACCGGCAAGGGTAACACTCGTACTCGCACTACTAGCGGTCCGGCGTCGCCTACCTGGAACGCTATCACCAAGTCCACACCAGGTGGTGTGAGGGTGCAAATCTAACAGGCCACAGGGAGGTCAACAACATGGTTCGCGTCATTACAATGTATAAGGGCCACAAGGGTACCGGCGTTGGCAACGCCGCGCTCATCGCGCCCCACGGTACAGGTCCGTCTCTGAGCCAGACGATGCCGATGTCCGGTGGTATCACTCATCGCCCTGGTGCTGCGCCGACGATCAAGAGCACCGGCCGCAAGGGCCTCAAGTCGTACTACTACAAGGGCGGCCTGACCGGTCCAGGCAGGGTCGGCTAACACCACTGGTTCCGCTCTTGACGGTTGGGCCCAACCCGCCGTACTTTAGTGGCTTACCTTCGACCTGAGGTGAGCCACCGTAGCAGAATCCAGCAGATGGTGAGTACCACTGCCCATATCAACTGCCACTTGTCGTCCACGCGTCGTCCATCTTACCTGCCGACCCCAACCCTGGGAGCAAGGGCGATAGCTAGGAAAGAAAGCACTACCCAGACCATAATACCGACTGTGATTACCGTACCTAGCACAACGGCTATGAGTACTGCCAGAGCATATCCCACCTCAACTCCTTGCAATGGCCAACGGTATTGCTCAGTTCCTATATCTGCTCGGCGGGTTCCTTGGCGAACATTCTCCACCGGTTCTCGCAGGGTTTCTGGGCGGTTGCCTTAGTCAATTCCTGGCCTGGTTCATCTCCTCGCGCAAGAAGGATGAGAGCCCCGCCGATCGCGCTATCCGGCGTCAGATAGTCCTCCTCTGGATCGTCATCGGGGTAATCCTCTTCATCACTATCCAGCAACAGCAGAACATCAAGGAACTTCTCGACTTCATGGCCAAGACTATCTCTCCCGAAACGGTTCCGCCGGCTTCGACTTCCTAAAGTGAACGCGGCCTTTGCACGATTTGCGAACATCGCCGGTGTCGTAACTGGTCATCACCTGGCGTTCATAATTAGCCTGGTAGCAGTCATTGTCTGGGCGATCACGGGTCCTATCTTCAATTTCTCCGACACGTGGCAGTTGGTCATCAACACGGGAACAACGGTAATTACCTACCTACTGTTGTTTGTCGTGCAGAACACGCAGAACCGTAACAACGCTGCAGTCAACCTCAAGCTGGACGAGGTCATTCGTGCAATGCCTCAAGCCCGTACTGAACTGGTACGCCGGCACATCGAAGAGGCAACCGACGAAGAACTTGAGGAACTCAAGGCCGAATTAGACCGGTTAGCATCGAAACGCACCCAGCCAAGGCAAACAACCGACACGGCCTAACGGCCGTACGCACGTAAAGAAAACCCCGCTCGAACACCCTTCTCCCACGGTCTTTACCCCTCCGCCGTGAACAGGTGCTTGAGCGGGGTTTTTCTTCCCCTGTGTGCCTACGTGGTTTATGTGGTTACCCCTTGCGCGTCAAATCCGAACCTCCGGAAATCACTCCGGATACAAGGGCCCTGGCTGGCTTTTGACCCTCCGCTAAGGGCGAACTGAGGCCCGCAGTCAACCGCCCCACTCATCTGTGTCGCCACTACGTCGAATTGGCGGGCCTTTTCAATACGATTCACCCTACTGTGTCCCTGTAGGTCCATTTCTCTCATAAGCGGAGGGTTGAGTTAGCCAGCCAGCTAGGGTTCAAGAAGAACTGTTTTCCAGGATCCCGCCCAAGCGTCCCACTGGCCGCGTGACACTAGGTCGTAGATACCCTTGTAGCCACTGGCGGAGTTGGCAATCCAGATGTTGGGGCCGCTAACGCCTCGGATGGCGACGAAGTGGTACCAACGCGTCGAATTCAGGATTCCTGCGGTCTGTTGTGCGAGCTCGTACATCTGGTCGAAGGATGGCCATAGTGTGTAGACACCAACACCGTAAGACTGGAACACGCGTTCGAGGCAGTTGGTGTCCATCAGTCCGTAGTCGGGGTTGATGCACTGCGGGTAACCGATTGCATAGGCGACACTTTCGCGTGCAGCGTTCACGTCAAGCCCTGTGGCCTGTAGGGTCCAGGTCGTAGAACAGACCGAACAAGTCCAGTCGTAGACCTGGGGTGCCATGTACAGGTCACGATGGCGATCAAAGTAGTCGTACCAACCACGAGTGGGCGTGAATGGCTCTGGCGGTGGTTCAGGCTGTGCGAGTGTGAAGCCCGGAGGCGCGATCGCGGCTACGTTAGCCATTGGCGATGTAGGCTCCGTCTGTTTCATTCCAACCGAGTACAACGCCACCTGAGAAGCCTTGCTGGATGCCGACCTCGGTCTCGATCTCAGGCGTTACAGGCAACCCTGGATTCACCGTGGAGGGATCGTTGCGTAATTCGCGCCAGAACTTGTAGATGGCGGCATCAGGATTGAACGACAAATCGGGAATGACAGCCTTCCAGAGGACGTCGTCGATGTACGAACCATTACTCATGGGGGTGAGCTCCAGAAACCGTGAATTGGCCCCGCAGGGAATAACCCCTCAGCCATGAATTGCCGGATGTAGTTACGTTCAGGAATGGTAAGAGGTTTCCGCGTAGTCCAAAGGCGGATGAATATGTCACGCCACAGGGTGTAGATTTCCCACGACTCTCGGGCGTCACGTAGTTGTTCGGCCACGACTGTGGCGGCCATCTTCTCTATCGCGACCTCGACCTCACTGGCAGGTCGTGCGCACCTGGTCCCTTCGAACATATTCGGCACTTCCCTGTTGCTGCCTTCAAGTAGCGGTGGGGTTTGATGGTGCTGATGGTTGAACCACTGGATTCGGTCGTACGATCAGCGGTCTGTTGGCTACCAGTAGGTAACGATCGCTCTCCAGGTTCTCGAGGAGTATTGGGCCCACTTCGTTCCATGTCCTATTTCCGTTTCCCGTCCCAACGGCTGGTAGGATCACAGGGCGCCATCTGTATACCGAGGTGAGGAGTGCCAACTCGTAGGCGGAACGCTCGATGAGTTCGAGGTCCGCATCCTCTTCCCATAGGTTCTTGACTGGGAACGCGACCAGACGATGGGGCAACAACAAGCAGTGATTGCCCCACGCCTGAATGAGTCGTCCTAGGACTTCTGGCAGCTCCTTGTACATCGAGGACGCTTGCTTGGCCACGCCGGCGCCCATCACTGCGTGACCACGACCATTTGTGGATCCGTTGGTCGGAACTACCCACACAGCTGTGGCAGTGTCCCGCCCAACTTCCCACATGTTCCCGGTTACAAACTGCATGGTTACATTGCCTATGTTACTATTGTAACCTAGTTGTCCGGGGTCGAAGCGAGTGCAGAGCGCATCGCCTCGGCACCTGGGATCGCACGAGGTTCGCCAAGCAGGATTTCTCGCAACTCGAGAATGTCACGGATCGCATCACGATACATCCTGTCGTACGGTGTCATCTGCAGGCCGAGGAGTCGGTTCTCCATCATGACCTGCTTGGAGTAGTGTGCAGCGTCGAGGCGTTCCTCGTAGAGGTCTTGAATGGCGTTACGGTTGTTGAACGTCTGCAGTGGATGACCATAACGCTGAGTGCCCAACTCAATACGCCTGTGAAGGTCAAGAATGACCGCAGTGCGCACCCGTTCTGAGTATAGGCCGGTAGCGTCGACATCTTTGATGACTTCAGGTCCAACGTCTTGCAGACCATCGGATGGTAGAACTTGGTCGCCCTCACGCGTACGTGTAGGTTCGGTCACGGCTGACGATTGCTCAGTCATAAGTCCTTGACTAAGGGAGGTGGTGGGGTACCCCCCTAGGTTGCCAGGTGGTAAGAGGTGTAGGCGGAGGCGGGCCTATTCCTTCTGCTCGGACGCCGCTTGTCCTCCTTCGTCAAGCGGGTTCACTTGTGGCTGGTTCGGGTTCTGAGGTTGGTTCTGCTGCCCTGGAGGGCCGCCTTGTGGGTGGGTACCTGTCTGACCAGGAGGTCCGCTTACTGGTTGTTCGACTCGGGGTGGAGCTCCTGATTGTCCTGGAACTCCCTGGCCTCTCGAGCCTTCTTGGCCTGGCGGAGTCTTTTCTCCACTGGGTTCAGGATTTTGTCCAGTTGCTCCCGCGCTGCCTTCGGGCGTTGCCGCCACCGGCTCTGCGGGTTCCTCCGCGGCATTGTCTTCGTCTTCCTCTTCGGGTTCGGCGTTCGGATCTGTGGACATGTGTTGTCGTTCCTTCACTGTTGAACTGGTACGGTAGTTCGCTGTCCCCACCTTGAGGCCCTCGTCGTCAACCGAATACCAAGTTTTACCTCCGTCCTCGCTGAACCAGCGGGAGTCTCGGACGTCTTGGAGTAGCGACCCTGGGGCCTTATCAACATGGTCACTGACGTCCTTATTCATGCTGTGGTCATTTGGCGTGAGGGTCTCATATCGGGCCAACTTACAGAAGAGGTCCGATGTCAGCTGGGCACTCCCACCTGAGTGGCCTTGGCATACGAAGACGCGGATTAGTTGTAGAACGTGCTTGTAGATGTCTCCGTCATAATCCGCGTCCTCTTTGTCAAGTCCGGCAAGTTCCATCTCACGCACTGCGTGGTTGTATAGGTTGCCGTCGTTGTTCGGAAACAACTGGTCGAATATTCGCTGGCGGAGGTCGTAGAAGGCTTCGACAGCCGTATCAGCAGTCTGACACGCCTGTCTGATCGCTTCCTCCGGCGTTCCTGGCAGTTGTTCTTGTGCTTCTGGTTCTGCGTTCACCCACTAGGCCTTCGCCTTCTTGCCCTTACGTCGTTTGGCGAACGTGGCAGCTCCTTTGCGCAGTACTGAACCCTTGTTCGAGCCTTTGTTGGCCGGAATCTTTCCGGACACAACCAGCTGGTAGAACTGTTGGGGAGAACCGCCGCGTGCTGTGAACTTCTGGAACGTGGACTGTGAGCCTGAGCCTGCCATGAGTTAGTCTCCCGGTCTCGTCATCTACGCCACCCAGGCTAATTCCTTCTCCTGCGGGACATGGTATAGCTCGAGTGGTGGGAGTTCGTGGTTCAAGTTGTCCTCGTCGCTAGGATCGTCCCAAGGATGCATCGCGCCCCATGCGAAGCCGACCTTGGCGTCAGCTGCAAACGGTACGAGTCCGCCGATGAACTCCCTGGGGACCTGGGTCATCGTCTCGGACATGTAACCGATTGCGTCCTCGACTACCGACCGATCGTACGGTGCCTCAATGATGATCGAGTCGTGGACGAGGTTTACGACCTTGCAATCCATTGCTTCCAGCTTGCGGTCAGTTCTCATCCCCGAGTGCAGCGTGCAGTCTGACGCCGTCGAACTGATCGGGAAGTTGGATGCTTCGTTCTGCAGATCGTGGAGTGTTTCGGGAGTCACGAGGCCGAAGCGACGTTTTCTACCGAAAGGCGTTACAAGGGCTTTCCCTTGCACTGGTGCTTGCCTACAAGACATGATGTACTTGTAGGCACCTGGAGCACGTTTGAACCAGTCATCAATCATGCGCTGGGCTTCTGGTATCGGGATATTGTGCTCCAGTGCGATGCTTGGTGCTGTACGTCCATACGGAATGCCGAAGTTCACAGCCTTAGTGCGGATATACTGGAACTTCGTGTACGGGTATCCGTATAGGTACCGCGCCATTTCGTCGTGGAGTTTCCGGCCTTCTACGTAACACTGAACGAGGAAGGGATCTCGACTAAATGCAGCAAGCACCCGCAATTCAGCCTGATTGTAGTCGACCTCGATAAGGATTCTCGGACGACCATCACTTCCGACAGGAGGTGCTGCAAATACCAGCTTGATGCTTCCTTCCCGCGGGATGTTCTGCATGTTTGGGTTGCGAGAAGAAAGACGTCCTGTGACTGTCCCGTGGATAAGGTAAGTGGAATGTACACGGCCGTCGGGCTGTATAGCTCGTCGGGTACCCTTGATGTAGGTGTCGTACTGCTTCTCGACGCCACGGAACTTGAGCAGTTCCGTAACAAACGGAACCTGCGGTAGGCTCTTGAGAGTTTCTGCACGGCTGTCCTGAGGGAGGTTCTTGGCTGACTTCAGTCGAAGACGGTTGTACAGAATCCAGGTTACTTGTTCGGGACTGCCTGGATTGAAGAAGGTCGGTTCCTTTTTGTGGCCTGTGGAACGTACATATGCAGCAGGATCCCAAATGCCTGTGTCGCCCACGAACTTCTGGAGTCCGCTTCTGGCAGTACCTAGCTGACTGCCTAGCTCTTCGTCCAGTCGGTTCAGAGTCGTTTGGTCGACGTAGAAGCCTCGTCTTTCGACTCTCTGGAGAAAGGCGCTCGCCGGTAGCAGTGTTTGGCGGTACAGACGTTCGAGGGTGGGGTCCTTCTGCAGTCGAGCGGCCAGAATGTCGAAGACCTGCAACGTCGCATCGACGTCAACGGCATTGTAGCGGTACAGTGCGTTGGCGGGAACTAATGCAAACGAGTCGGACTTCTTCTTCAGGTACCTATGCCGCATTTCCAGTTTGTAGTTCGGCATACCCAAGTTGTCGGACGCTAGCTGTTCCAGGTCGTGAGTACCACGCGTCTCGTCCAGTGCGTAGTGCATGAGCATGGTGTCTTCGTCTACTCGGGAGTACACACCACGTTCCTGAAAGAACGACGAGTCAAACTTGCCGTTCTGCCACACCCAACAGATGTCTAGGTCCTCTAGGGCTTCCTTCAGACACGCCCACAACGTGCCTGGTACTACCATAATGCGGTTCTTCTTCCATCCTATTCCGATACACAGGATGTCGTCATACCGAGGGGAGTAGCCGCTCGTCTCAATGTCAGCGACTAAGGTGATCCGTCCTGTGTAGGGGTGTGGTGGGAGAGAGTGAACAAGTTGGGCGAATCGTCGAACCTGGTCTTCGGACAGAAGGACGCTGTGGACAGTTTCTCCAGCTGACTTGAGGCTTCCTCCACGTAGGAGGTGGACAGCGTATCCGAAGTCCGCAGTGAGCTTTCGGAACTCTTGAGGCTTGCGCAGAATAGCAGCAGTGTGGAGAGTAGGGACGACGATCGTACCGTCATCACGAACAATAGCCCTACCGCGGGCACTGGTAATGGTCGCGTTGAGATCACCAGTGAGTGTTTTGAGAGCACTGGCTCCTGTAGCCAGTACCACCTTGCGTCGAATTCCGAAAACCTCATCCAGTACTCTACTACGGCAACAACCGAGCGCAGTTTTGAAGCCGCGCTCGGTAGGCTTAGCAGTAGGTCTACATGAAAGACTGTTGGTGATGAAAACCGGATAATCAGCTTCAAGTCCGGCTCGACGGAGGCAAGTTTTGAGTAGTCGACCACTGGGTCCAATGAAAGGAACGCCATTAGCTAACTCCTGCGCACCTGGGGCTTCACCGACGATGCACAGGTCCGCGTCTTTGGGGCCAACGGCACCAACTCTCGCACCACCGTATGGGCATGTAGGGCATCGAACGGGAGGATGTACGACGCCATACTCCTTGGCTGCAGCCTGGGCCAGGGCTGTTTGAGTCATGATTCCAGTTACAGGTTATTACCGAGCCACTGGTTGACTCGGAACAAGTTGATCGTCATCTCTGGCGACCAGTCACCTTTGCCCCACATCCAGTAGTCGCGTGGTCGTCTCCTGCCGACAACAGGGTTGTGAGGTTCGTGGTTCAGATCCAGCTGTAGCATTCCTGCCCACAAAGGCATTGCACTGTCCAGACCTGTCACACCTAACATCTTCGCGGATTCAATGTCGTCGACAACGTTCTCGCTGAACCCTAGAAGGTGTATCGGCAGCCCGTATCTGCGATACAGTTCCTTGATCAGCGGTTTACGGCTTCCGGTTGTGTCGCAGAAGACGCGTGGTACTGACAGGTGGGTAATGCGATCGAATACTGACTGGCCGTCGGCTCCTTCCGGCGACCACAGCTTCATCTCTTCGACCAGGCGTAGTGCCTCCTCCAGTGTTTGGCCTTGCACTACGAGCTGGAACGAACAGTAATCCGGTAGGATGTCCCACATTTCGTAGGCGCCGTTGACCGATCGTTCCAAAGTTTCCGGCGCGTTGCCGTAGCTATCTGGCAGTACTAACGTGTTCGCACGAACGATCTCTACAGCCCTCACCAAGTCCGGTGCGGGTAAAGGATGTCCTAACTCGATCAGACTGTTGTCCATCATGATGTAGTCATGAAGGCCTTGTTGGCGTCGTTCGGCAAACAGTTCGTGCCAACGACGCTGATCGCCTAGGACCTTATCGGCAATGAGCAAGTGATACGTGCCCATCAGGCCGAAGTCGTTCATGTCTTCCATAAGACCTATCGGCGCAACCGCACTGAACTGGTGCTTGATACGCGTGTAAATCCAGTTCTCAGGCCTTCCATCGGGACCTGCATCTAACATTCGGACAACACCCCCTTGTTGGTGGAAAGGACACCCACATCCCGGTGGCGCGGCTGCCAGATCCACTTGAGGACCTTGGACGCGTCGCTGTTCGTGAACCACTTGTAGTTCAGTAACAACCATGGCACTGAAGACCTCTCGCGTATGTAGTCATACCGTTCGAGAATGCCTTGCGCCACGTTACCGTTGTGAACGCTCACATGCGGGTCGAGGTCTGCAGCCATCCGTGTACAGTACTTCTCAAGGTTGCCACCCTTTCCGGCGGACCAACCTTCCGGCTGTACGTACACGAACTTGATACCGTGAGACTCAACTATACTATCCCACACGTCGAGGTCCAGCTCTCGTATGGCGCTTCCGCCGAACAGTGGTCCGTACACGAACTCGTCGGGGTACGGAAACCTGTCATACAGGTGAAGGAAGTTGGATTGCGACATCCTTCCCCACTGTCGGATTTGCTCAGCCGCCGCCAGTAAAGTACTTCCTGGTGCAGTCTTAGCAATACTAGGGTCTCTGACCACTACATGCGTCCGTACGAGAGGCTTGTTTCGTTCTTGGAGAAGGTCGATCAGAGGAGTCTTACCTACACCGTCAATGCCCGCGAAGATGACAATTGGCACCTACGCAACCGCCCTCTGTGCTGTACCGATGATGAGCAGAATAATGCCTGACGTTGGAAGTCCTGTAACGCCACATGTATCACATCGGCGTACCTCGTTTCTTTGCACGCTTGTCCCGTCCTTGTGCCTAAGGTTTCGTGATTCGACCTGTTTCAGGTTGGTTCCGCGACGCAGCAGAATGAATACGCCCTTGCAGACCGGACATTCCACAGGTACCCATTCCGTACCGTTGACCTGCATCGCCGACATTAGATGGTCGGTATCCGTCGAGACGACATGAGCGCCAGCGCTTCTGACTTAGCAGCCGGGTTCGTGAGAAAGATGCCACGCAACGCGCTAGCGGTCGTAATCACACCTGGCGCGTGAACTCCACGGACTGACATACATGTGTGAATCGCCTCAGTAACTACCATAACACCGTTAGGTTCAAGACCACGATTGAGGATGTCGGCGATGTGATCGGACATGTGCTCTTGCATCGATGGCGCACAAGTACCGATAGCGTCAACCAACCTAGCCATCTTACTGAGACCGACCTGTCGCGCACGAGGCAAGTAAGCAATGTGCGCATATCCGAAGAAGGGTGCCAGGTGATGTTCACACAGCCCCCTAAGCGGTATGTTCTGCTGGATGACCATTCCTCCTTCACCACCACCCGTCTCAAACCCTTCCTTCAAGATCGCCATGGGGTCCGTAGGGTTGCAGAATTCCAACAGGTAGTCGGTAAACCGCCTAGGGGTCTCCCGTTGTGATTCTGCCGACATGTTGATAGGCAGTGCCTTGAGTAGGGCCTGCACTGCCTGATACACTGCGTCCCGCTGGGTCTTGATTGTTACGTTGACTACCGTCGTATCGCTCATCGCCAGTTGTTGAGGACTTGGGTTCGAAAAGGAATTAGTCATCGGCTTGGGCCCCTTCGTGTGGTTCTATATCTATTTTATCATAGTTGCCAGGGTCAACTCAAGTGCAGATTTAGTTTTGGTCCTGCGACGTCGTTTGTGCATTGACGATGGGTTGAAACTGTTCCCGCTGTGTATCCCACTCGACCGATGGTGTGTCGACTGCGATCATGTCGTCTGTGAACTGGCCATTTGCCCAGAATACCGGGGTATAAGGACCGACCGAGCGGAACGTGCCAAGGTTTGAGTCCCATACAACCGTGATCGTAGTGGGAATGTACGTTTCGACGCTGGCATAAGTCCGTTGTTGGACGCCGACCGTGATGTAGAAGTTCCTGTAAATCCGTTCCGCGTCCACCGTCGCCTTGACGGGCTGTGTGACTGCCAGCCTGAGGCGAAGCCCTCTCAGAAGTCCTAGTAGAGTAGGTTGGATTGCAGAAACCGTTACCGTAGTGCGTCGACCGATATGAAGGATCTGCGGTGGAACCTGCAGCGTCAGGAGCATCGTTGATGCACGGTTGAGGCGTGCTTGGAGCAGCTGAACGATGGCGCGTGTTAGTGTGATCTGACGCCCTAGTGTTATGCTGACCGCGATCGTGGCTCTGCCGTAGACGGGAACGATCCTGTGCGTTACGTATGAGACCGCTTGACTTTGAGTCGTCGTAACGGTCCGCAGTGTCCTTCGGGCGGCCGCACCGGTCGCCGATGTTGCCTGAGTGGCTCTGACACTGATACTGCGAAGCGGCAGCGTCAGTGAAGCGACCTGGGACACTGTCGCAGTTGCCGAAACACGTACTGTACGAGCAACGTTGAGACTGATACTGTACGGTTGAATTACGGAACGTCGGAGCTGCGTCGTTCGCTGAATGAACAGGTACATCTGCTCCGTAGTGCTGACGTTGACGCTGATGGCCTTGGACAGACGGAGCAGTTGGTTCTGATTCGTGGTAACCGTACGCAAGAGCGAGCGCGTGAAGGTCAACGTGAGACTCTGGCCCTGCGTAGCAGTTACTATGCGGAAGAGTACGCGACCTACACCGAGTGTGCCCTTAGTGACTTCGGTGGTTGCGCGCGTTAGTCTCGCTGCTTGGCCGACTACAACATTCTGGGTCTGTGTCGCAACAAGAGTGCGTAGCAGTCCTAGTCTGGTCCCTAACGTCGCTACGGTCGCCGTAGACGTCGTGACTATACGGGACATTGTTCTCGGTGCGAGAACCGTTGCTTGCGTTACTACGGTCGCAGTGCCGCTAAGTGCACGGAACGGTTGTCGTACGGTAGCAGATTGAGATTGTGTTACGGACCGGCTGAGTGTAATACCCTTCTGGAGAGCGGCCGCTTGTCCTTGACCTATGGTCGTCAGGACTCTGAGGTACGCACGCTGTGCAATTCCGGCAGCAAGTTGAGCCTGTGCGATTACACGCGTGAGCCGGACTTGTTGTTGACTCGTAACGGACTGAGGTTGGAACAGGTTGCGGGTGAGTGTTGTTGCCTGGCGGATCGTGGTGGATTGCGGCTGTGTTGCCGTGACAATCCGAATGAGGACACGTGAGGCTGCCCCACTGAACGTTTGTGCCTGTGCAACCGTTCTGGTGACTGAAACTGCCAGAGTTCGTGTCAGGGACAGAGACTGGGTAACCGTCCGAGTTAGTGATGCTGCACGGTTTAGCGCTACCCCCTGTCCTTGAACGACTGTTACTGCACGTGCGAAGACTCGAGTGAACGAGAATGCCGCACTCTGGCCTTGTGTAATGCTTCTCGCGAGCCGCGCCTGAATCGTTCCACCGGCGGCGAGAGTCTCGGGAACCGTCCTAGCAACCGAGATAGCCTTCCGTAGGACTACTGTCTGGGTCTGAGTCGTCGACAGGATGATCGACTGAGCCGCCATACGCGTCATGGCGACTGCTTGACCCTGTGTCAGAGTGACGGTGCGGTATAGCTGACGACCGGCAGCGAAGGCAATTGAAGTCGCTTCGGTTACTGTCCTTCGGAGTGCGACGTTCTGACCGATAGTCAGCGCCATTGTTTGAGTGGCTATGACTGATCGGAACAACGACTGGCGAAGTGCGACCGTTACGGCGGACCCCTGCGCGGCTGTCACCAGCCTTACGAGAGAGCGCGGTGCCGCGATCGTGGCGTTTTGTGGTTGTAAAAGTCCGCGAGTCAGGCTGATCCCTCGAATTAGAGAAGCCTGGGTAACTTCGCTGAGGGAGCGCGAAAGGGATATCGACCTAACCAAGGTTAGGGTGGATGCTTGGGCGATTACGCCTACCTTGGGGAACGTAGCAGCACGATTCAGGACCACGTTCTCGGTAATTGAAGCCGAGACCGTTCTCAGGAGTGCAAGTTGTCGGGTTACTACAGCACTCTGAGCCTGACTAATGGTACGAGGTAGAGACACTACCTTGCGGAGGCTCGCCGTTTGAGCCTGCGTGGCTGCTACGGTACGTAAAAGGGTCGCAGCGCGGGACAACGTTGCCGTCTGGGTTTGAGCCGCTAGTCGTAGGGCGTAAATCTGCTTCGCGGCGGCAACTGCAGATCCCTGGCTGGCTGTCACCGTCCGCAAGTACGCCCTGATAAGACCGACGGACAAAGTCTGTCCTTGTGTTACGGCTCCGACCAGAAATGGTTTCTTGCCTAGACTGACGCTTTGGCCTTGTGTAACACCACGGATCTCGATTGCCGACTTGTTGCCGGAAATTGCTTGGCCCTGCGTTACACTCCGGAAGAGGGACGTTGCACGGATAACAACTAGGGATTGACCTTCGGTGAGAACTCTGGTCAGTCGTACTTGCTTCGGGTTGGTTACTACCTGAGCCTGTGTCGTTGTTACGGTGCGAAGGAAGCTGGCAGTGCGAAGGATGGCATTGCTCTGCGGCTCGGCAATTGTCCTGATTAGGTTGACAGCACGTTGGAGTGCTAGCGCTTGTGACTGGGTTGATGTAACCGTTCGGAAGAACGATGCGACTCGGGAACCAGTGGCAGACTGACTTTGAGTTACTGCACGTGCCAGGCTGACGCCCTTAGGCAGTGCCAGAGCTTGTGTCTGTGGGACGGTTCTGATGGGTCGTACTTGTTTGGCCAGTATCAGGGTCTGCGTTTGTGACACAGAGCGGAGAGTACCTATACTGCGGACACCGACAAGGAACTGAGCCTGAGCGACGGCACGGGGTAGATTTACCTGTTTACGGGCTGCTGCACTGGTGACCGTACTTGTGGTAACCGTTAGCTGGAAGGTCCTAATGGCAGGAACAAACGGCGTACCAAGGAGTACTCTCCCTGGTTGGCTGAATGGTGTGCCAAGTAGGCCTGTACTTCCAGGAAACGGCATGACAGTCTGCTAGGGATTAGCCTCCACGACGAGGTTGCAGCCCGTACCGGCATTGTAGACGTAGGAGTCTCCAGCAGCTGGTCCAGTGGAGCCTTCCATGCGAGCGCCATCAACGCTTAGATTCGCCGTCGACGGCTGTGTACAGTTATTAGCGGACCAAGTACCGTTCTTAGTGAGCGTGGGAGAAGCAGGCTTCCTTACTGCCCAACGTAGAACCGTATCTGCATAGTATGTGGCAGCCGTAGGGTTCGCGGTACGTAATATGAGGGTGCCGCTGTTTGCAGGACCTACCTCTTCGTAGTACCGCTGACAAATGGTAAGGTCCACTGCCGGCGGCCATGGATAGAAGTCCGCATACGTGGTTCCAACAATCAGCATGGCGCTGTCGACGTATGCCGTACAAGACGCAGCGAACACGACTGCGACGTATTGCGTGGTTATCGCGAGTGCCGGTATAGTCAGAACCAGCGTTTGCCAGGTGCCGTCACCGGTGTGATATTGGGTACCGTACACCCATGCCGAGCCGTTGTAGTAACCTAGTCGAACTGCGTTAGGCGTAGACGTTTGAACTCGTACCGAGAACATCATTGCTCGGTTGTACGTCTGAGCGTTGTCGACAGTAGTGAAGTACTGTTGGAGGTTCGTGTTACCGGCACCTGTGCCCAGTACGAATGTGCAAGCTGCCGAATACTGACTTCCGAACACAGTGTCTGCTGTGGTACTTCTGCTTACCGACAAGGTATCCGTACCTGTGAGTGCGATACGCCACCGATCAGGTCCGTATGCAAGGTGGGCCGTGTACGGACCCGTACCTCGCTGCCATAACTCGAACCCACCGTTGGTCAGCAGGTTCCTATAGGCGTCGATTAGGCGGTTATTGTACTTGCTGTCTGAGCCAGTAGCGACGAGCGCATTCGGAACTGGTACAGAGGAACCTGCATAGGCGGCAAAGCCACCGACAGTGCTTGCAGCGCCAACGGCAAGTCCAATGACATAAGTGACTAGGACGCGACTACTACCGTCCAAGGCGTCAGTGAACGTGATTACAGCACCCGAGACGGAATAGTGCCCATCGCTAACGGACTGTGCAACACCGTCACGAAACACGTCCAGGACAACAGCAGGCGTCTGACTTAGCGTAACGGTCGTGATACCTGCAGCAGGCAAGAATTCTTCGTGGTAAACGGTGTTCTGCGCTGGGAGTACCGACGCAGGCAGTTTACCGTTGGCATCAGTCGCGACCAACGAGTTTGGTGCCGCAGAGACGGCAGCAACAGCAGGGAAGAAGTTTACCGTAGAAGCGTTAGGCGGTGCAGCGATGCCACCTGCAGTGTAGTCGACGCTAATGCGTCCACCTTCACCAGTGGCTATTGGTTCGGCAAATGTGATGACGGCACCGGACAAGGAGTAGTGGCCCGCTGACTGGTACTGAGCAACACCATCGCGAGTGATCAGTGGGTAGCCAATCGGTGCTACGGGTAACGTGATTGTGTTCTGGCCTACACCGAGGGTCGTTTCGTAGTGGGACGCAACGACGCTGGGGTTGTACGGACTGACCTGGTACTCGATGTGGATGCTGTCCGCGGAGAGAGGAACCACGAACGTGACCGTGGCACCAGAGACCGTATAGTCACTTGGCGTCTGCTGGATTTGACCGTTGACAGCAACCGTCAATATGCCGCCGGACAGAGGTGTTTGAGGTAACGTTACTGTCGAACCAGTGACACCTGTGGCCTCATAGACCAGAATGGCAACCTGCGGCCCGGCGACGAGCGCTAGGCCATCGTGCGTGATGATAGCGGAGATGCTGGTGCCACTGGGCCAGGCAAGGGCCGTCTGGACCCCATTGTAAGGTTCGACGGCTCGAGTGACCGTTAGAGTCGCAGTACCTTGACCGCCAGTAACACGAACAAGCTCCCACGGCCCATTGGTGGCATCCTGAAACAGGACAGCACGGTACAGCCCCGAGCTCGGCCATTTCGCCGCGTCCGCCGCCTGGATTGCGAGTGTGGTTGCAGCGGCTGTTATAGCGCCATTGAGTGTACTAACCAGGCCGTTACCTGGCAGTACCTCCTGCATTACCATGGAGGGTTCGACCTCGGGCTATGTGAACTGCACCCTGGCGGTAAACTGGATCGAGTCGCCTGAGTTGAGAGCCTGGCTCAGACCGTCGAAGATTGCGTACAGGACGCCACCAGCCGGGGGCGAGCCTGAACCAACTGCGTCGAACACGCCGACGTTGGTAATGGTTTTGGCACCTGTGGCGGTGATCGTACCGACGATTTGGTGGGTGTCGTTCGTGACCGTAGTCGTAAACTGGGACGACACACCGTTTGCACGGGCTTCTGCAGCCGGCGTGCTCAAGTCGGTCGAGGTTGCAGCACCGGCACCTGCACCAGTTCCCCAACCGATGAAGTGTGGTTCAGCTTGGGTCGGAGTAGCACCAATCATGCGACCACTGATGATCGCCTTACCAACGTTCGGAACTAGCGATGCCACGGAAGCTTCTCCTTGAGTCGATCGATCAACGGGCGGTTGTCGAAACTGGCTATTTCGCCTTTGTCCTCAACTACGCGGTCGGGACATTCAAGTGAGCAGTCAGTATGTACTCGACAGGCACGGATGATCTTGGCACTCAAGCTGCCTGCGACTGGGATCTGCGAGTGGAACCCACTTCCTCGTTCGTTCGGTTCGTTGGTCATGGATTCGGCGACGGAGGACCGTTCGGATCGAGAACGGCCATGATCTTCTGCACGTACCGCCTCAGTTCGACATCGACACTTGGCCCACCGCCCGTTCCGGTAGGATTCAGTACCGCATCGAACCTGTCAGGCGTTTTCTGTAGGCGTGCCGCTAAGGGTGTCGGCTGCTGTTGCAACCCGGCACGGAATGTTTGGGGTTGACGAATATACGCAGGGCCTAACCGCGGCGGTTGTGTTTGAAGCCTGGCCCGTAGAGGCGTAGGACTAACCGTCAGTGCGGCCCTTAGTATCTGTGGATCAACGCCAGCAATCACGGTCTGGTGACCTCCTGCAGCACAAAGATTTTGCCGTATATGGGAGTGGTGTACTGCCCGCTAGAGTCCACTAGCTGCAGGTCCCAACGGTAATTACCCTTCAAGAGGGCAGTAACGTCGTGAGCGAGCGTCAGGTAAACGTCGCTACCCTGAATCTGAATGACGAACGTCGCAACGACCGTTTGGGCGTTATCCGCGTAGTCGTCACGGATCTGAGCAGTTGCCGTATAACCTGTTAGGTCCGCGGGGCCACCAGTGTCGTTGTCGGTTAGAGAGACTATAGCGGCATAGTCGTCTCCCTGGTAAATGTTGATGTTGGCAGAGCTCACCGGTCATTCACCTGCCTCGATAGTGTTGTTGCGTCCCCTCCGTCTGTGCTCACCAATTCGCCATCCCTGCTGGAGGGCGTAGTCGTGGTCTTGATTCCAGACACGCAGTTGTTCCTTTGGGATGGACATTGCTGTGTCGGACCACATTCCTCCAAGGTCTTGATCGACGAAGGCTGCGAGTCCCATGACATTTGGGAATTGGTTGACATACCGAATGAGATTCTGCCACCAACCGTTCGGGTAACTGTCACAAGGCATAGCGTCTGTGAGCGTGTTAGCCTCTGAGATGAGGATCCCACCCGGGTAGTAATCGACGCCGTACGCCGAATTGAGCAGACCTTGACGGCAATAGAATAGTGCATCCTGAAGCCATCGGGACCCGAATTGAGCTCCGTATGTCCCTTCGCGCACATCGTTCCACGGCTCCTCCGGGCCCCCGTTGGCTCTGCCATCCCCGCCCGTACGTCCGTAGGTGTGTATGGCGAACTTGACGTCACCAATTTCCGGAACGTGCCATTCGTTGTTGTACGAACTACGTGCTAGGTCGTACATGTAAGATTCCCACGGTGCTAGTATCCCCCGACCGTCAGGAATCTCACAGCCGTTAGTGTCTCCGGCAGTGTCAGGCGAATACGGGCCGACAGCAGGTGCAAGAACCATTACGTCAGGATCGGCAGTACGTGCAAACTGAAAGACGTTGCCTGTGTCGTTCGGGTCCGTACCATGGCCAAAAACAACACGAGCAACCCACCATGCCTGCATTTCCTCGTCGTCGGTTTCCGAATGAAGGTTCGTCTCGTTCCCTGCGATAAGCCAACGAGGGTGATAATCGGCTACTGCTTCCTGAACGGCTTGGACATAGTCACTAACCCCGTTCTCGTCATACATGGAGGGAAGGACTCTTCTAGGTCGCCAGTCGACCCTTAGAGCCACTGGAACACCGCGATCGTTGCACATTTGGATGCGGGACCGTACGGCATCCCAATCGAAACCGGGTGATGCATCCCTCGCGTACAGCAGTTCAACGCTGAGGCTCGGACAGTTGTAGAGTATGCGGTCCGGATGGAGCCAGTGGCTACCGATTCGTTCAAGCGTCATGGTGTTCTTCCGACTCCAATAAGGACTGGCGCGGTACCAAGCGTAGCGGTGACGGATGATTGTGCAGTTTCGGATGCTTCCTCTTGCACGCACTACAAATGTAGCCGAACTGGTTACAGGTCTTACACTTGACAACGTGGGCCGTCGTCTTGTGCAGGTCCATCTCGGTACCGCACAGTTCGCACTTGGTCATCGATGCCGTCACCGGCCTTTTTCGTTACCCCAGGCAAGTTTGTGCAGCTGCGGCAGAACAGTCGTGTCCTGCATGTCCTTGTCGTGCGCAACAAGTTCGCAGAGCCAGCGATAGCGCTCGCTCATGTCGACTAGGCCCGTATAAGGCTCGTTCGTGCCCGACGACACATAGAACGGAACCATACGGTACCTAGCATGCATAAACTGGGCAAACTTGTAGTCCTCTTCGTCGAAAACCACAACCTTGAGGAACGGGTTGCGGGTCTCGAACATGAACCTGTCGAGGACGTTCATCTTCAGCTTAGGCATTTGCCCGCTGCTCGGTCCCTTCGGGCTCACGACGCAGTAACGGAGGCGAGTGACCCACTCTTGCCAGACGGAACCCTGCGTCTCAACGCTGAACTCGACGTTCGGCATAATATACCGAATGGTCCTCATGAGTTCACCGACGTTGGGATGAACGCAAGGGTTACCGCCTGTGATGGTGATCAGCTGTGTGGGCCCTAGAGCTGCCACCTTTGCGGCGATATCCGGATGAGTAGTGGGCGTGGCGTGTTCTGCTGTCCAGGACTCTTTGGTGTCACACCACTCACACCTGAAGTCACAAATGGCGAGTCGGATGAAGTGACAGGGCTTACCCGCGACTGGTCCTTCGCCTTGAATGGTCGGGCCGAATATCTCCAGTATTGGTAGCGTTGACCGGCCTGGCGGCCTGTGGTGCTGTTGCTGATGTTCGTCGCTTGGTGCCAGTGCCACTTCCGCCGGCTTTGAGCTTTCCAGGGTCGGTGTCGCGGTCTGTGAAGGCTGTTCGGACAATAACGTATCCTCCCTCTTCTAGTTCCTTGAAGTCCTCCAAGTCGACATCGGCACACGACGTACGCGTTTCGTACACGCGTACGCTCGTCACATCCTCAGTGAAATGCCTGTACACCATTCCGAAGATCCACGCCGCAATGAATTCAGCAGTAGACCGCGGAATATAACCTGAATCAACAAGGGTCTCGTTCAGGAAGTAGTGGTCGAGAAACTGGTCATTGATGCGCTTGAGAAAGTCCGACACATCGCCAAAGTCCATGACGAAGCCCATCTTCGGGTTGTGGTCAGGATGGGCTGTGCCCTTACGCTTCCTACCATTCAACGTGCCTGCCATGTTGAGAATTGCGTCAGGCAGGATTATGTCGCCCTCAATGTCGACCTCGCACCGGTAAGAGTGCCCGTGGAGTCGGGCACACTTTCCGTCATGGTAGTGCAGCTGATGGGCTGCCTCGAACCAGAACTCTTTCGTGATGACGGTCATGATTTGTCGTCTTGTAGGACCTCGACGCTTTCAATAGACGCCGTCCAGCCCAATGGGGCCAGGAATGCTGATGTGTTATGCATCACATCCATGACCTTGCGGGTTGCATCGTCGTCCCAACTCGTTCTTGACGATGACGTCGTTCCCTTCATTCGGATCCTAACGAGCAGCGTCTTCTCGTTGGTGGCCAATTGTTCCTGCCCCTGCTCCGCCATGTATCGTTACGCCTCCTGAACCTCGGTTTGCTTTCCACGTCCTGTAGTCGCGCAGGAAGTTCTTGTCGTACTGCTGCGACGTGTTGCACCACGACGGATCGTGTTTGCACTGCTGACAAGACGTGGCGTGTCGTTCTTTCTCCAGCAGGGTTTCCATTGCGGAGAACGCGGCTGCTGTTGCTCTGTCGGGTGTTGATGTGTTGGGCATATTCTCAGTGCACGTGCCAAATAAGCCATCCAAGAAGGAGTCCCAAGGCGAAGAGTCCCACTCGGAACGCCCATTCGAGTATGTCATACGAATACGTTACGCCCCTTGATTCCCTGATCCAGAAAACCCAACTCGGCTTGACGTACCGCACCCTTGCCGGAGGCTCAGCCAGCCGAGATACATATTGTGGTTGGGCTGGGATTTGGACTTGTCCCTTGATGTAGGATACGGTTTGGACTTCTGTCGCGACGGTTATCTCTTCGGTCCGAGCGGGTTCTGGTTCTGGGAGGGGCTGTTGTGGCTCTAGTTCTTCACTCTCAGACATTGATACCCTGAACATTGGCGAGTGCACGCCAGGGGCCCTTCTTCTGAACCCACTGGATGTGCCCACCGCACGTTGTGCAGTAAGCACCTAAATGCGGACCAGTAATCCGCATCTGTGGCACGCCAAGCTCACCACAAGTCCCGCATTTCGCTCGCGTTTTGTCCGCTAGCGCCAAGGGGACTCGTGATGCCCATGATGAGGGTGGTGGGTGCGATGGTTGGTTGTTCGTGTTGGTCAAGCGACTGAACCGGCCTCCTGTAGTACTCGGTACTTCTCCTTGCCTGCAGGGTCGTAGACTGTTGGATCCTTGACGCCGGCAATGCGGAAGGCTTCCATCCTCTCCGTACAAGTTCCGCACGCGCCGCAGTGGATTGAACCGCCGACATAACACGACCACGTGTGCGAGAAGTCGACATCCATAGCGGTACCGATGGACACGATATCGGCCTTCGACTTGTGAATGAACGGTGTTTCGATGTGCGGGATCGGATCCGCCCACTGGTTGCCGAGTACAAGGGCTGAGTTCAGTGCAGCTATGAACTCTTGCCGGCAATCCGGGTAGATTGCGTGATCTCCGGCATGAACTGCGGCGTAGACGGTCTCAGCGCCCATACCGACTGCAGCGCCGTACGCGATTGACAGCATGATCGCATTGCGGTTCGGAACCACTGTGGCTTTCATGTTGTCTTCGGCGTAGTGACCCTCTGGCACCTCAACGTTGTCGTCCGTCAAGGACGAACCACCCAGCAAGGGTTTGATCGTTCTCAGGTCGACCACCGTGTGAGGCAGGTTCAGATGGTCTGCTTGCCACATTGCCTGGGCGATTTCAGCCCTTGCGTGGCGTTGACCGTAATTGAACGTGATCAGCTGTACACTAGCACCCGTTGCACGCACTGAGTGTGCGAGAACGACAGAATCCATGCCGCCACTGACGATGACTACTGCATCAACCTTGCTTGCCATTAGTTCCTTTCGGCTTTATGCCGCCGTACCCGACGGTTCTGAGGTAAGGCCATCCGCTGGACCGTCCGCTGTCTCCTTTTCTAGAGGCAGGGCCATTAGGCGGATCCACTCGTCGTGAGGAATCCGGTACTTTCTCTCGAACCGGTTCCGGACGGTATGAATCTTGCCTGACCGCGCCCATCCTAGGACTGTCATATAGTGGAGGCCTAAGGCTGCTGCCAACTCCCGCAAGGAATGGAACTGCGACTCGACGACTTGAGTCTCGGTCTCGATCATCTGTGTGTACTACCTCTGCTAACCAGCTATATCCGCACCTCCTACAGCCCTTATGTAGGTGTTCAATTGCGAACACGCCGGTCGAAAACCAGAATCCGAAGGCGTCGCTCAAGGACTTACAGTACTCGACCTCGACCTCTCCGGATGTGCCACACTTGCGGCACCTCTCACTCACTACTGGTTTCAACCTACGTGCTGTGCGCTGCGGGTTTTGTTGTTGACGTCTCGGCTTACTAGGTTCGGGGCCAACTATGTCAATGTTGACCTCGATGGTTATCGGTTTGTTCTTTGGCATGTCCGAAAGGAAGGTGCCGACGCGGAGAGTTTGGAAAGGACTGACTCTTTGCCGGCACCTCCCACCCTCGACTAGCTCGGGAGGAAAGTCGCCGCTTCTTGAGTCGGCGGCAGAACCTCTCGAACCTCGTTGCGCATCTGGCCTTCGTAAGGGCGCTGGCCGACACGCACGCGGCAAGAACGACCCATCAGGCTGTTGAGTGTCGCTTGATCCTTCGGTCGGAACTGATTCAGCGGCATGTCGGGTGCAATGCGCGACAGGGTGCGCTTCACACGCGGCAGACCATTCTCGACGAAGACGGTGTGGTGCCAGAGGCGGCGCTCCTTGCCTTCGTGCTGAATCGCGAACTGCCAGGTCAGCATCGGGTTGCCCTTCGACGAACGGGTGTATTCCACGTTGTCGACGGTGGCATCGTAGATGCCTGCTGGGATCAGCTCGAACGTACCTCGCTCGTCGACCGAGTCAAGGTCGAAAACGAGTGCGTCGTCGTCATCGACGGCAACACCAGCAACCGCGTCGTCAGGATCGTAAACCGCATTCGCGGTGCCCATTGGATCATCAGGAAGAACTTGCGTCATGATTGTGGTTGGCCTTTCGGCAGTTAGGTTGTTGTCGTTGCTTGCTGGCCACTGTTAGCCGTGGCCGCTGGACTAGTTGTTTGCCCTGCTGGGGCATTCAACGTCGGCGTGGGCGGTTTGTAGTAACGCATGACGAGATCCCACATTTTCGCCATCGTTGGGTCCTGAATGTACGTGTCATTGAATCCGACGAATCGGTTCTTGGCATCGAACGTCTGACCCGGCGTGATGTACAGCCGCCTGGCTAGGACGCCGTTCTCACCTGGGTACGCTACGAGGTACCCGACGCAATCCATGAAGCCTTGTGACTCACCTCCTAGTTTACCTGGTAGGTTCGGCCGGTAAATCTGACGTTTCCGGTCGTCCTCCTGAACATTGGCGGAACAAACGAAGATGACGTTCATGGGCAGATCCCGCATGCTACGAATGAGCAGACGGATCATCTCCGCGTTCCTCCCCCATTCAGCCCATTCAGGCTGTTGGGTTTCCGCATCGAGCCGCTGAGCACCGATCTTGATGCCCAACAGTTGGTACATCAGGAGTCTGTCGAGCTCACTGAGGGAGTCGACGATCAGAGTCCTGTACTTTTTCGGGGTAGGAATCGTTTCTTCGTACCATTGCGCAAGATACGGTTCGGTGACCACCAGCGGCCCACCTTCGACTGGGGACGGCAGAGGGGCTCCGACAACTGGTACGACGAACTCTGGCTTGAAATGCGCCTCCCAGCGGCGGAGTTGTGCGACGTTGTTCTCGTCGCGTGCTTTGACATGTGCCCTCAGGTACTCGTACAGACGCGCAATCTGCCGGTACTCCGACATTGGCACGACGTCGAAGTCGCGATTGATGACGCTGAGGTCGCCCGCTTCAACGTCGGCCAAGATGACGTCTCGCATTGCATCCACATCGTCGGCCGTGGCAGCAAGAGTCGTCTTTCCTGCACCGTATGGTCCGTAAAACAGACCCTTGAACCAGCGAACAGCACGTGCTGGTTTGACTATCTTGAAGGCGGGTGGTTGAGGAGCGGCTTGCTGAGCAGCAACTGCAGTAGCCTGAGCATTGACCTGTGCCACTTGTGCTGCGGCTTGATTACCGCCGCCGTTCGGTGTCGTTGATGGTAGTGGACGTGAAGGGTCTGGTTTGGCCGGTACTGATGGTTGGGGGCCTGCACCGTTAGCTCCTTGTGGAGCCGGCTGGTTCTGTGGTGGTGGTTGAGTCACAACAAGCCTTCTCTCATGCTGACGTCAATGCGGTTGCGTTTCGCCAGCACGTGGCTTGGCGGTATTGCCGGCCACTTGACCCTGTTACGCCATGCTGGCACCTTAGTTCGTTCCTGGAACATGGTGTTGATCAAGTGCTGGAAATCGGACCCGTCATCCATTGCCAGACACGGTTCTCGGAACGGACACATGAAGAAGCAGTCGCGATCAGGGGATGGATACAACGGCAACTCTGTGTCAACCATCTCGCGTACCTCCGCCATGATCTTGGCTTCCTCCATGGCGATCGCATACGCGTTACGACGTACAAGAGAACGCTTGATGAACATGTCCCCTTCAGCGTTCTCCTGTGTCGCTAGGTAGTTCAGGTGATTCACGTACTGAGGTGGTACCGACCCAAACCGTTGGATGAGTGCCTCTCGGTATAAAGCCCACGTCGTGGCAATCTGCTTGTTCTGTGACAGGTTGCCGTCTTTCAGGACTGTGACCTGATCGGACTGTTGCTTTGCGAACTGGATGTAAAGTACGCCTTCCACCAGTCCCTCGGCATACAGTTTGGAACCAGCCCAAGTATAGGCACTAATCTGCGGGTCGGTCTCGAGCTTGTTCGTGTCGATGCGTTTGGCGGTCTTGTAATCAGTAATCCAAAGACGCCCGAAGGCATCAACGCATACTCGATCGAAGGCTCCGACGTAGTAGACCTCCGTTTCAACACCGTGATATGACCCCCACAAGTCGTAGAGCGGAATCTCGAACTCGACTTCGACCTGTGGTACTGGTTGTCCAGTGATAGGGTCGTTCAGCCAGAGTGTTTCGAACTCGGAACGACGCGGATACCACAGGGTGTAGTAGTGCAACATGGACCTTCCCAGTTCCACGTTCTCTACCCAATCCTCTGGCAGCTCGTCAGGTTTGAAGGACGACGCGTAGGCGTTGAGCGCGTCGACTGGGTCGCCGAAGATGTTCCAGCCGTGGAAGTCCTCCAAGCTGAAATGGAATCCCGTTCCTAACCACAGCGGCGCTGGTGGAGAACCTGCAGCCTCAAGGAAGCCGCGCGTTGGGGAGCTCCAGTTCCATCGTCGACGACAACGCCGATAAGTAATACGGTCGCTAGTATGAACGCGAACGATTCGCTTCCCGTCTGGTTCCCAGCGGATGAAGGGCAGCGGATCGTACGGACTCCTTACCCTCGGCTGCGGCGCTAAAGGTGCTTCAGGGAGGTCTAGGAAGGTAGTCACGTTACCCTTCTGTTGCTGATCATACCTCTATTATATCATACTAGCAATGGACTAATCAAGCAGTCTCGTCCCGTCTTTTCTCTCCAATTCCTTGGCCCTGGTCTGCCTCTCGGCGTCCTGCTCGTCCAGCTTCCTCTGGATGAGGTGCCACCTGGCGAACCCCCAGGCCAGCAGTACAGCCGCAACGACCCAACCTGTAAGGATTGTCCACAGTGGTGGCCACATCGTTGTTCGCAGCATCATCAGTAGACGGTTTCGTCGCCTTTGTCTTGGCCTTCTTTGGCCTGCCGCTTTTGTTCATCGTCGACGTCCTTGATGTGCACCAGTGCGCGATAGAGGTCCAGACAGTAGTCATGTATTTGAGCGCGCCGTTCGCGAGACGTTCCGGATTCGCGGTACTCCTTCGCCATTTGGTCAACTTCGACGGTCAGTTCGAGCAGTCGTGTTTCCAATGCGCTGGGCATGAGTTCCTTCCATGGTGGCGGATCGCCATCCACTTCGCCTTGCGGTTTCCGTGTATTATCTGGTTTCTGGGTCGACACCTGCGCGTCTAAAGCGACCTCGGTGGCTACTTCCGTAACTACGGTAGTCACTCCGGAATCACTCCGAGAAGGAGGCTCCGCAACTGGCTGGCTTTCCCCTCCGCTATCGCCGACAAGGGGGCCCGACGCGGGTGCAGCCATATGGGACGGCGGTGGTTCATGTCGTAGCGGGTTCCCGCCTGTGCTCATTGCCATGGGTTGTTTGTCCTGTTTGTGTGTTATCCGGCATATGACACCCGCGCTTTTGGACTTGTTGCACGGTCTGCATAGTACCTGATACTTGTCTCTTGGCCACCCTTCGGCTTTGGCTCTAGTGTGGTTCTGTGTAGGCGAGTTGTACCTGCTGCGTTTGGGTACAATGTGGTCCATCTCCAGCTGGGTTACGTCGTCGAGGCCACAGCAGGAACACTTGGCACCTAGAGCGATAAACATTTCGCGCCGAAGTTCCTCTATCGTAGTTTGCTGCCTTTCGGCGTAGCACGTTTTGCAGTAACCTTGCTTCCCGTCGGAGGAGTTACTGGAGTTGTGGAACTCGGCAAACGGTTTGATCAGTCTGCATCCCGAACAGGGCTTCTGCTGCTCCTCGATCCGCTTGAGGATGTCTGAGGGTCTAGGCTTTGTCGTTCCGAGTCTCATGTGGGCGTCCAGGACGGAAGAATTCTTGAGGGTCGAGAACGATTTGAGCCCAGTTGGTCTTACCATCTAGCACTTCGAGTACATGGTCATCGATGGTATTCTCGTACGTGAGGTACTTGACGTTCACGGCCTTTGTTTGGCCGAACCTGTGAATGCGGTCTTCGGCTTGCAGATTGGACGGTGGCGACCACTCGTAGCCGATAAACAGTGCAGTGCTTGCTTCGGTCGCTGTCCAGCTGCTGCCTACACCGATCGTGCTTATAAGGACCTTACGGTAGTCGGAGAAGCTTGCGAACTCACTCTGTGCCTGCGCCACCTTCCTTGGATCAAGCCCGCCCTGAATCCAACGTGTTAGTTTGGAGCCCGCGTGTTGAGCATGTGCGGCGATGTAAGGTATGGCCTGCGCGAAAGGAGTGAACACAACGACCGCGTTGCCGCTATCGAAGTTCAGGTCCAACTCCTCTTCTAGCGTAGACCACGATCCCGAGTCATCATCGCCGCCAATCAGAACTGGGGACACGTTGATTTGCCGCAGACGTACTATCTTCGCCATCTGACTCGGTGCCAACAGCCACTCACCAGGTTGCACTTCGGCCATCATCTCTTCAACCATGTCGTCGTAGAGGCGGCTTTGAACCTTGGAATGGTAAGCGAACACCTTTGTCCGAGTCTTTGGTGGCAGCTCCGTCAGGACATCCTTCTTCAACCGCCTAATCATGTACGGCCTCAAAAGGCTCCGCAGCCCCTCCGGATCTTTTGCACCACCTATCTCAAGTCCGAACCCATTGTTGTAGACCGCGCAGAATCGTCGTGCAAAGTCCCAGTAGTTGGCGAACCTCGCTGGGTCGAGGAGGTGTAAGTACGCCCACATGTTGATAGGTCCACTCACGATTGGCGACCCAGTCAGCAAGTAGAGCACGTTGGACACCATTTTGTCGGCGGCCTTGAATAGGTTGGTCTTGTGGTGCCGTAGTACGTGTGCTTCGTCGTAAACGATAGCGGGCCAGTATCCGAGCCTTTTGGACTGTATCTCGTGCAGTTGGCTGTACGAACTGATCAGGATACCGCCGCCATTCTTCCGAAAGCGGTCCCATGCTAGCCCCCGTTGTGCAGGAGTGCCAGCATAGATGAACGTGTTGTCAGATGCGTTTGGGTACCAGTCCTTTGCTAGGTTGGCCCATACTGGCATTGCAATCTTGGGGCCAACGACCAGAATCCTCTCTGGTTGGAGTTTCGCCAGTGCAGCGAGCGTTTCTGGCGTCTTGCCGACACCCATTTCACCGGCATTGAGCAGTCGTTTAGACCCAACCATTCGGTTGACATCTTCGACTTGGTAGGGTCTAAGATCGGGCATTAGTCAGTGATTTTCCTCGTGTCGATCCATTTGCCCTGACGGCGTAGGAATTCCCGTTTCAGCCCTGGGCATACTTTGCAGGCGCACACCTGCTTGGTGCTCAGGGGTTTGTTGGGCCCGAACACGTGTTCGCCTACTACGTGGTGACCTCTCATACATACGTCACACGTCGGGCCCAACGTTCTTGTGTTCAGGAGTTTAGTGACCCACGACACGTCCAGTGAGATCGATCCTTGTACTCATCTGGTTCTGCCAACGCAGTTCCCAGGGTCGGCCTTTGAGGTTACCCCAGGCTCTGTGACTGGTGTAGTGACTACTCGTCAGCATGCACCGGACTCGCCAGGCAATTTCTTGCCCTTCGACATTCAGAACCGGATGAACGAACTCGTCAACGCACTGGAACCTCTCAGGCGGTGCATGTCTATAGGTCGTATTGCGGTGAGTAGGCACACTGCCTAGGAGTTGGTGCCGACCATGGCAACAGGCACAGTGACTTCGTTGATGTCGTCCATGGAGTAGAACGGCGCCACGAAATACCTTCCGCCGTTGAACTCCTCTTCGGACTGCGCGATAGTCATTGCCTTCGCCCTAGTAGGTATCGGTCCCATCACTTGACGACGGACACCTGCCTTTGTGTCCCACTCGTGTATGATGCAGAACTGCTTGTCGGCCATTGGCTTATGTTGACTTATCCTCCTTTGTGTGTTAGGTCATCTCAGACCCAGTATCCGTGAACATCGAGGCCAAGCACCCCATCCTTGGGCTGCAAGTCCTCTCTGTGCTACTGCGATCTGAGCATCTCGTGATGCCAGGTCAGGTCGTGCTGCGTATTGTGTGCCACCGTAGTTCCTCCAGAAGGTCATATCCTCCTGAAGGCCACCATAGTAGCCGTTGCCCGTATTTCGTGACCAGATTCCACTGGCTTCGCACCCTGCGAGTCGATCCCAGACGCCGTATGCCACCGATGGTGACGACGATGACGACGATGCGGATGCTACTGGCAGTGTCGGTTTCGGACGTTGTAGGTCTCCTACCGCGTAGGCATAGTCTTTTGGACTCATACCTGTTGTATTGACCGCCCCTTGGAGGTCGATAGGATCGACGCCGGCTTCATTGGCGGTTTCGATCACCTCGTCGGTAGGAGCAGGCGGTGCTGATGGCGCCTGTATCGGCTCAGGGAATGGACCATAGGGAGTTACGAATCCAGTGCCTGGGCCTAACTCTTGTGCCGATGCCGTTGAACTGAACACTGATGCGACCAATAAGGCCGTGCCTGCGAGGCGAAATCGCATTACACCCGTTTCCTGTCAAAGCGTTGACACCTCACAAATCCCCGAGAACGAGGCTGTATGCCCCATACCTACCACCGCCGTCGATGTCAACGCACATTCCCGCCAGATCAAGGAACACCTCAACCTGACTTCCCTGCTGTTCGTTGAACTGTTCGACGTACTCCTGAATGCCCTTACGGGCGGCCTCCAGCAGGCTCTCTTGGCTGAGCCGTACGTCGTCGCTACTCATACTCCTCCTTTCTACTATCCTATTATATCAAAGGGTCCGTGGACTCAATCAAGTGCAGATTTTGGGTTTTGTCCGCGCTTGTCGAGTCCTTGGCCCTTCGGGATAGTTGCCGCGTCCACCAGCCTAGTCCGTCTTCAGGAACTAGGTCGATGCCTACTTCGTCACGGAAAACCCTTTGCCACGTGACGTGTTGTTGTTTTCCGTACAACGCCTCCTCTGACCACAGGATGATGTCCAGTATGCGTAACTGTGACATCGACACCGGAATGAGAGTGCTTGGGTCTCGGTGTTTACCCCTTTCTGCAGTCAGTTCCAAGGAAGCGACGTAGGCTTCAAGTCTGGCCAAAGTGCGTCTGTTGCCCTTAGCACGTGCTAGTCTTCGCATCCCTCTGGCCACCGCAACAGCGCGGTCGGCGTACGGGGCTTTGGGATCGACCCCCAACAGACGACGAACGTGACTATCACTCACCGGAATAAACCGTGGTCTGAGCAGGTGGAGCGCTTTGCACGTGCTCGTGTCTGTAAGACCGCGGTATGACGTCAGCCGGCGTATGAGTCGGCGTAGGGCACGAAGTCCCTTCTCAACGTCCTTGTGGGATCCGTGAATCAAATCCAAATCCGGTGGGATTTCATCGAGCTCTGGCAGTGGTATGTGAAGCGTATCTCGCCAGGCCTTATAGGGGGACCTGCTACGCATAGCGCCGTTGATCGTCTGGATCTGTACCATTGTCAGGAGGTTTTCCTCCCCAGGGGCCGGACGTCCTTCAACGTCATAGCCACGGTAGGCCTCTTTCTCGACAAAGGTTGCCAGACGCCATTGACAATAGCTAATCCGTCCCTGAGGACCCCTCAGGCTGAGTTGGCGGCGCATCAGCGTTCCCGAACTGGAACTCCACTCCTATATTCCGTACCTTGCGTTCCGGATGCTTCATGTCCTGCAGCTGAAATTTCAGCCTACGCAGTCGTGGGAAAAGCGCTCTGGCGGTGTCGACGTGACGCGGAGCGACCATGGAACCTGCACGTTGGAAGAGGTCGAGCAAGACGTCGACCTCCTCCTCCGTCAAACCGATTGCACTACTGATGCGTTCGTCCATTGGTCTGCACCAACGACTGCCGTGTTGTACCGATGTTGTTGTGCTGGAGGTTCTGATGTGCACCTGGTACAAAACTGCCGTCTGCCCATCGGACGAAGCACTCGGCGAAGTAATAGTAGTCCTCGACGGACTTGTCCGCCAGAGTCGAGTTCTCCAGCGTCTCGAAGTACCCGTCGAGCAGACGCCACAGATTTGCGTGCCTGCGCGAACGCGGTGCTATTGCCCTAGCCACTAACTGCCACCTCCTGCCACTCTTTGCCGAACACATGGCTCAGATCCAGAGTGTTTGGTTCGCTTCGGTCTTCTCGCCACCTTACGATGCGTGGATGCCGAATCTTCCCGTCAGAGGTCCAGCATTGGCCCTTGATCTCGATGATCATCCTTCGGTCGAGGATCTCGTCGTCGCTTAGCGGTGCAAGTTCGGCGAAGAGGCGCTCTCTGGCACTGTCGTCGCCTGGCATGACGTCGCATACTTCGGTCATTTCACCTGTACGCGAGTCGATAACGCCGCAGAACAACGCACCTAGCGATTGTTCCCATTTGCCGCCCATGCGTCCTTTTTCCCACCCGATCACTTGTACGTCGAGTGTGACTTCGTCCTTCAACTTCAGCCACGCTCTCGGACTGCGGTAGGCGCTAGTTGGATCCTTTAGGACGATGCCTTCGTACCCCTCCATGAGGTAGTCCTGCAGGATGTTCTCTCGTTCTTCGCCAGGTGGGATACCTTTGTGGCATCGGATCGGGAACAGGTGCTCGTAGTTCTCGAGGTCGAGGTTCTCGAGTAACTGTCGCCGATCCTCAAGGAACAAGTGTTCGACACTGTTCCCTTGCCACATCGGGATGTCGAAGATGACGAGTCGCGCCCAACCGTGTGTTCGTTGCACGGCTTCTGCCGTCTCCGGAAGGCTGCCAGCAACAGACATCGTTGCCGCTAGCGTACCCGACCCTTCGTCGGTCATGATGATTTCGCCGTCGAGGATCGTGTATCCTTCCTCACCTACGCTCATCAGGGCGAGATGATCACGGAGGTGTGGCACATTATCTTGGAATTGGCGAAACCTGCCGCTAGCATCACGGCGTCGACTCGTAATATACACTCCACTTGGCGTACAATGAACAAGAGCCCTAACACCGTCAAGCTTCGGCTCGATGTACGTATGACGAGGGGATAGTATGACATTGTGACCCGTATATTTCCCCTGTGTGTCATAGGCCTTTACCGGTTCGAAGTCTAAGATGTCGTCGGACACCTGGTCGTTGTGTATCCGGAAGCGGCTCTGCAGACGTTCGATTCTGCAGTGTCCACAGCAGCCCTGAACTATGGACTGCTCACTGACGACAAGTGGATCGATCATCTTTGCCCCCGTTACAGGGCAGTAGAAGAAGTTCTCTCCTGTTGCCGTTATCCGCTTGGATGCGATAATTCTCACTGTGTAGTCACCAACCGTTCTCTGCGAGATTGCGACCCGTCAACATGATGAGTCGGTTCAAGAGTTCCTGTGCGTCGCCTGCTGTTCCTTCGAGGACGCCTGCCACGTCGATTTCCTTGTCGATAGTCGGAAAGGGATTCCTGTGCTCTGCAGACCGCATGTCGTCCACGATGCGCTTGTTGCCCTTGATTAGTGCAACCAAACCCATCTGCAGGAGTTCAGCGTCCGTATCACTGAGCTTCAGTCCGTCGAGTTGACGGCCGTCGCCCCATGTCCCAAGGTTCTCGGGCGTCTTGATCCAGTCGAGGTTGAACAGTTCAACGCCCTCGCGTTCGGCCTTTGGTATGCCCTCTGCCATGTGCCTCTTCTGCCTCCTTTCTATGCTGATATCTTATTATATAACACCGACTCGGGTAGAAATCAAGTGCCAATCAAATTTTTGGTCGGGTCACGACCTCAGTGGCATAGTCGTAGATGGACTTGAGCATGTTGTCGTCGACCATCCAGTCGCCGTGAAACGTAACCTGAAGGATGGTAAACTCCAATGTGCCGCTTTCGTAGGCCAGCTCGATCCATCCTTCATCGCCGCCATAGGTCTTGTGGGTTTCAATTACGACACCGTCGACTTTGACGGTACGCTGACCCACTAGTCTTCTTCCTGGTGGATACTGATACGGTATCTGTCACCGTCCTTCACAAGTGAGAACGACATGCCGTCGTCAGGAGAATCCGACTCGGATTCGATCGGGCTCACATCGTGGAAGGCATCATCGCCGGTGAAGGAACTGCGCGCCTGCTGCAGAATCTGGGTCATCTCGCCGAATGCCCACTCGTTGTACTCCTCTTCTTCCGAGGGCCCTTCGTCTTCGGTATCTTCGGGTTCGGGATTATCGCTCTGTTCTTCGGTCGACATTGGTAGTCCTTTCGCCTTTCGTCTCTATGCCCTCTCTCGCCCTAAGCGGAGGGTCGTTCAGCCAGCCAGCTCAAGGGTTCGGGTTTGGATATACTCTCGGGAGTTGAAACGCCCTTACAGTCGCGGTCGCGCTTACCGCGCTCCGGGCCTTTGCCTCTTCGGCGCTCGGACCAGGATTCCCACCTTGTAGGACACCACTGAGCAACAGTAACCCTAGCAGCAAAAGTGTCCCGGCCGCAATAAATTCGGGCGTGTGGTTATCTCGATGGCCGTAGTACTGGCGATTTCCGTACCTATACGGCATACGGAAGTCTCACCAGCAGGTTGTTACTCGTCACGTTGTCAATAGTCAGTGACGATACAACGCTTGGCCTGAACCCGAACTTCCGGAAGAACCGACGCGTTGCGGCCTCCATACTGGCGTCATACGGATTCATCGGGTTCAGTATGGTCAACCTCCTTTCGTCGAAGTAGGGCAGGCACGCGTTCATGAGCATGGTCCCATAACCGTGGCCTCTGGCGCGCTCGGGGTTGATTACTAACCGGTTGAAAAAGACGAAGGGGACGTCACCAACCATGAAATTCAGGGTGAACTCTGCGGACCCTCTGACTAACCCGTATTCGGAGTCGGAATCAACCAACATCCACGAGACTGAGTCCCCGTACGTTGTCATGCGAATACCGGTCATAGGTGGAGCGGGCGTATTATCCATACCTACCCTGTAGGAAACCTAGCGTCCCATCTGGACGACGAACCTTCATCCGAACTTCGTTTCGTGCGGGACATTTCTCCATATGGGGTCGTTGGCGCTCGACCAACTTATTGTAGAGCGTGCCGAAGTCGTACGCAGGAACTTGACCCAGATCCTGTGCACACCAAGGACACACGCACCTGTAACGGCCAGCGCGATTACCACGCCGTGGTACTGCTTCACGAAACGCAACTGGACCTCCTGGTCCATCAAGGACGTCGCTGACTATGATGTTGATGCCGTTGCCTGTGTCGTCAGCCATGGAGACCCTTGACCTCAAGAGGCGGTGGGGCGTCAAGTGGACGGTCACAGTACCAACCTGTATAGTACTGGTACATGGGTGTGCCAGGGCTGCCTGCAGGAGGCCGTTCTCGGGTTCCGTCATACCACTCGAAGTTGACACCACAGCGAGTACAGTGTGCTTGTTCTTGCCACCTACCTGTCCTTACCCAGTGGACGATCAGCGGTACCTTTACGGTACCTTCGCATCTGGGGCATCGGGCGTCCACTGTTGCCGGGGCGGGCGTTTGGGGGCGGATTGAAGGCGTTCCTGAATCGTTCATTCTTCTCCTTCTGCTGCCGTTGCAGCTCCTCCAGTTGTGCTTCGGCTTGTGCCCTAGCCTCAGGCGTGTTGTCCCACGTCGGGATGCTGTTCAAGAACTCGGATATCGAGTCGAACGCATCCCGGCAACTACGGCACAGTGGGAGTGACTTTTGGGGGGTGCTACCGACGAGTAGTACGACGTCGTCGTTTGGCGTTTCGCACCATCGACCTGCGCACCTGAGTGACGACATTGGACGTGCTAGCTCTTACCGTCCGGCGACGTTTGCTCGAACCTCGGGTCCCGACGACTACCTTGTTCGGCACCGCCAGCGCTTCGGCTTGACTGTTCAGCGTGAGCAATTCTTGCCCTCCTGTGGCATTCTGGATTGAAAGCCCAGTGTAGTTCGGCACTTTTCCGCGGGTTACCGCAGAACGGGCACGGTGTGCTAGCCATGAGCAGGTCGGCGCCTCTGGTGGCACTTCTTGTGTTCATGATTCATTATATAACACCGACCCCGGATGAAATCAAGTGCCATCTTTATTTTTGGTCCGGCGGCCATGGTAGATACGTGGCGCAAATCCGACCATCGACTTCTTCGAAAACCAGCGCGCCTGGATACGGGCTATAAGCCCTAATAGACCACCGCGCCTTAGAGGGAATCCGATCCACTCGTCCCGATACTCGGGTAAGTCCTTCAATCGGTAGGCTTGTTGGCGCGGGATGCGACGTCGTCTCCATCTACCTGCGGCCACGTGCCGCTTTTCTGCCGTAACGTGCTGGACCCTTAGTCGGTCGAGAGATGTTGGCACGCTTGCCACTAGGAGCCTTCAAGTCGCCGCCCTTCTTCGCGACGGACTTGATGGTATTCCCGTAACGCTTTCGCACTGCACGCGCAACAGTCGCGTACGTCCCAAACGTTCTTGGTTGTGCGGAGTAGCGGAGAGCAGCTCTGGCACGCTTCGGTGTGTCAATCGGATAGCGGCCAGCGCGTGTTTTCGTCGGTGGGTAGACGAACTTGCTGGGGTGGATTTTGCGTCGTTGGGCGATGGAGATCACGACTTTGACCTCCTTCGCACTCTTCGTCCATGTTTGTTCAGTCGACCTTTCGCACCGGGATCGACTTTCGTTCGGATGCCTAGTTTGTTGGCAGTGGCATAGAACCGCTGGGTGCCCAGCTTTTGGCCGTATCTGCCACGAAACGAGGACAGCATCTTGTTACCGGATTTGGATAGTGGCATGGTGGGTGGGTGACGGTAGAGTATCAGGGAAAGGGTATAAGTTCTTTGGCGGGAGCTGGACGGAATAGGTAGACCTCCTTCCGGGGATAGAGCGGGTTTGTACGCTTTAGTTCCTCAGCGACGATGTCGTAGGTACGAGTTACGTACATGAACATTTGGTCCGGCCTTTCGGCCGACACGAACGGGAGATTGACGTAGCCTTCGGGTGCTGACTTACGGCTGTACACGAAACCTGGCGTTGCCAAGTACGGACATATTGCACGAGCGTACTCAGCACATTCTCTGTGCATCGGCGGATCCAGGAAACGCCTGTTTGTGCATGCAATTTCACCACCGATGAACACGATCCAGTACCCGAGTTTGGTTCCGCAAACCTCACATAGGCGCTCAATGGCGCACTCGTTCCAATGTTCTTCGTCTATCGTTCGGAAATCCGGTGTCCCTTGACCGTCCGCGTCACGGACAGCGATGTAGGGAATAGGATAGCCACGCTTGTCCCTCGGCAGGGCAGCGATGGCCGCCGGTTCGTCTACGGCCGTTCCTTGAATAAGCCCTTCATGCTCCCTGACACTATCCACAACCACCAACTGTGTGCTTCCGCTTCCTTCGGATCCTCCTTCCACCATGCGTTCCACATCATCGTGTGATCCCAGTCGTTGATCATCGATCTCCCTGGATGTGGAATCTTCACCCATGCTGTCCAATACCCCTGATCCGTTTGGTACTTCAGTTTCTGGCCCTCTTCCCTGAACTGCGCGCCTAGTCTCGTTGCCCGGTCTAAGGTTTCGCGCAGCGCGAATTCGGTTGAGGGCATCAATGGCCCAACCCATGTCCTTATGTGAATCCCGTCAATCACTTCAGGTCGAGGAGTTTGGTTCCTCTGCGAGACCCTGAGCAACAATTGACGTACCTGGTGACAACGTGTCAGGTCCGCGTTGTCAAGGTAGAGGTTTAGCTTGCTCAGGTTATCAATGGTGCCATCATTCGTCCACAGGTGATCCATATGGCAGATTGAAAGCAGCCAGGTAGTGTTGAACAAAGCCTTGTAGCGTGGCATAATGGCCGCGCTGTCAGGAGTCGGTATCTGTACCAGTGTTGCTGGTGGCAGCAGGCGCCCCGTTTGGACGGGGTTCTGCTGTGGCAGTGTTGGGTCCGACGTCACGGCGGATTGGAACTCCATTCTGAGCGTTCTTATACCCAAAAAGAAGGTAGTAAGTGGCGTGCCGGATGGAATCGTTCGCGTGACGTTTACCGACCTGATATAGACCCCATGCCCTTAGTTTGTCGTCCTTGGAGAAGCCCTTGGCTTGCTGTGCTCCTTGGAGGACCATTGGGATGTTGCGTTGGGTACAAATCATTTGTATCCCACCGATCAACCTTAGGGTCGGCACATCCGACCACGCGTGCCTCTTGGCCTTCCAACCGTAGATGCGATATTCTTCGCAGACAATGATGTCCGGGTTTAGTCTCGTGATTAGCCCGTCGAGGTGTACCGGGTCCCCAGGACATTGCCCCGCTTGTGTCAGTCTTCCGTATTCAAATACACACCAACCCGTAGTCTCTCCTGGGTCGACTGCAAGGAGTAAGGCAGGCAGAGCGCTGGGCACCACCTGCCTCCGCTGACAGACGAGCGTCAGAAAGGACGGCGTTGTAGGCGCCGATGGGGCCTCTACACTTCTCACGGGAGGTGATGTTGGTGTAGTTGCTGAGTCCATGGTGAGTTCCCGGCTAGTGGGGGTACTAGCTTGGGGGGAACAAATCCTCCTCTACTGGGCTGATCTCTTCGACGAATTCCGGTTCATGGAACCCGCCGTCAGCTTTGACCGTGAGCGACGGGACGAACCTTGGGGGAGTTGTCCGTCTCGCGCTAGTCACGGCTACTCCTCCGGATTGACTCGGCAGACGACCTCCACCTTCGTGCGATCCCATATCACGCGTGGCCTGGTACACGATCTGGAATGCAACGCCGTACTTACGGGCGATGTCACTCCTTCTCATGTTGGCGGCGTAATCTTCGCGGATAGCATCGGCCCGTCGCCTACCGTCCGGAAGGATTATTCCTCCTGCCATTTTTGACCTCCTCTACGTCTATGATAATTATAGTATATCGACCCTACGGGTTGTCAAGTAGGCGATTTGGAATTGATCCTGCCCTGCCAAACCACGTCCAGTCCTGCCAATGAAAGCCATACCCGACCGGGCTCTACCAGACGGCATCTAACCTAGCCACTTCAGGCCGCACCCTGTCACACCAAGCAGTGCCTGACCAATGCCATCCATTCACTAGCGAACCGAGCCCGAACCACACGCTGCCCCGCCCTTGCACACCATACCTATCGCCAACCATACCGGGCCTCGACCTGACCTTGCCGGAGCTAACACGTCCTTACTCAACCGAATCGCACCTTAGCCAAGACTGCACCGCCTGACCGCACGGATCCGTAACTAACCCCACCCTAGCTTGTCTTACCCCTCCGTATGTGAGCTCACCTTGCCTTGCCGCAACATTGCGTACCCAGCCAAGCCTTACCGGTCCCTGGCTATCCACACCGCACATCGCCACGACACACCATGCCCGGTAGAACCGAGTCATGGCTTAGCGATCCCCACCTTTCCGGACCCCAACCGACCTAACCCGTGAGTTTCGGACCCGACCGGGGCATTGCATACCTCATAAAACCAGGACGAACCATACATCGCCCGAGCATTCCAAGCACTAGCTCGGACCTCCTTACCATACCAGTCCAAGGACCACCGCTCATCAGCATTGCGTGCCTTTGCCCACAACGCCCCTCCACGGATCGCCCCACCACATTCTGCCTACCTGATCACACCGTGCAGTGCCGTGGCTTTGCCCAACCTACCCCTTCGCACCGAAGCCCGTCTACACCATACCACACCAAGCGAGACGGAACCGTTGCTTGACCCACCGAAACCCACCGGTCCGGACGCCACCTGGGCAAGTGCGTACCTTACCAAGCCCAGCCAAGCGCCAACCGCTTCCGGCCACAGAAAGCCAAGGCTAGCCCGCACCATACAAAACCTTTGACCAGCCAAGCTCACAATGCCAGCCCATAGCACTGCCCAGGCACACGTCAGCGAACCTGTCCCAGGCCTGCCGGACCCCTACCGTTGCTCACTCGATCCTCTGTGCATACGACCACCTCGTGGCCGCCTGTGAATTCTCGCCTCCCTTTCAGTAGGCCCATCATGGCCATGAACAGTTCATAGTCCTCACGTTCGAATACCAGAACACCATTGGTGTGTCCGTTCATTCTGACGATGACTTGGAACTTTCCGTCGATCAATCGTGGATGCCACTCTATTTTGGCCACTACCCTGGTTCGGTGTATGGCAGCACTTCGAAGGAGGGGTCGCCCTCCGTAGCGATTCGCATCGCCATTGCTGCCAGTTGTACCGCTTCCTTCCAAATGTCCTCAATCGGACCCTTTCCCGCCGCATGCAGCAACATAGCGTGGGATGTTTCACCCAGCTCCTCCGTCGCTGCTGCAAGGACCAGATTGGATGACGGGAACTTTTGTCGTGCCCGTTCTATCTCGTCTGCCACATCGGATAGGAATCGGTAGTCTTGTTCGTCTCTTGTCGTCCAGGGCTCGTTCTTGTTGGGTGAGGTCATCGTCGGATTCCCTTTCCGCGCCAGTACATGAACACGGCTAAACCCACCAGAAGAACGATGGTGACAATCCAGCCGATTACGTCGACTTGGTTCACGTCCTGGCTTCGATTTTGTCCATCAGTTCACGAAGGACATCGGCCAGGATTTTCAGGGCTTCTGTATGCGCGTTGATAGCACCAACGAGCTCCCTGTGCTGTTGTTGTTCAACCCTAAACCTGACTTCCTGCGTCGGTGGATAATTCACGTCTTCCTCTTCCCCCTCCTTTCCAGTGTCGAGTCTTACGACGACTGTTCTGCCTACTAGCGGTTCACCCATCAGTATGGCTCGCATCAAATGCGGTCCGATCATGTCTGAGAGTTTGGCCATATGACCTCAGTGCGTGTAACTTAGTGCCGCAAACCAGATTATCGCTCCGAACATTGCGACGAACAGCAAGATTGAGACTACGGTCCAAACGGATTTCACGCGCGCTCGGTCTCCGGGCCCTTTGCGGCTTGTCGTTGCCGTATAGCCTCCAAGCCTTTTCGGCCGTTGCGACGCGCTCGACAATGCCGACACTGAATGTGCTTCGGTGACAGGATCTTGTGCTTCCGACACTGAGGACACGTCGGGTAGTGGAACTTTACGGAGTACGGGTTTCCACACATAGGACCAGACTCAGAAGCGCCTCTCTATAGCCTTTACGACGTGACTCAGCATCGCGCTGCACCATACCAATCGTATGACGATCGACTGCGTCATAGTCCGGGTCTTCGATGTGGTCCAGCTCACTCGACACGAAGGAGTCGAGCAGCAGCTCGAACTCCTCCACCAGCTTCTCAAATCCGGGGTACTGCCTGAGGAGGGAACACCACCAGGAGTTATGATATGAGGTCAGACCGTCTACAGGGCATCGATCCTCTTGCAGGCCGATGTTCGGGTCTCGTTCCTCGTCACTACTCCTCGTCGTCGTCTTCCTCCTCGTCCTCGTCCTCGTCTTCTTCGGGTTCCGTGTCCTCGGGACAGTTATCGTGAACGGTACGGACGTTATCCTGCAGGCAATCGCTACAGACGTGCATCTCACCGCCACAGTCAGCACACTCCTTAGTGAAGCGACTCGCAACGGCCTTGCCACAATGCTCGCACGGCTGTAGCGTGCGATCGATTTCAGCTGTTACTGTTGGCATATTCCCTCTTTGTTAGGACTTGCCCACTGCCTGGTAGATTTGCTGGTAGGACTTCTGCAGCATCTTGGCGATCGTCGCCGTGTTGTAGCCTCGTGCCTTGAGTGCACGCGCTTGGCGTGATATCGGCTGGTTCTTGATCTCGTCGTAGATGTCCAGCGACCGATACAGCGTCACCCACGAGTCTGTAGTTCCTGACGTGGGTGCTTCACGTGTTGGCCGTGCTTGGAATTGCTGCTGCAGGTTAGGCGGCAGTTGTCCAATTGCTGCCCTTGCGACTGTACTTGGCGCCGGTGTCAGTCGCGGCTGTGTTGCTGCACGGTATTCGGGCTCGCTGACTTCGCGGACGTAGGTCAGAACCGTTTGATTGATACCGATTCTTGACGCCATGTGGTTCTTGACCGTGGCGCGGATGAAGAGCTCTTGCCCTTCTTCCCACTCGTCGACCAGACGACTTGCAAACCAGACGTACTCGTTCTGGTCGTCGTCTACGAATCCCACGATACTAGCGTCTTTGTCCTGTTGCTCAACATAGCGCACGTGCTTTCGTAGTACCGTTAGCTTCCGGTAGATTTGGCGTCCGATTTCGCCTTGGAACTGCGAGTCCTTCTTCTCTCCGCTGGCTCTCGCCCGTTCCTCTTCAACCAGGCGATCGTAGAACGGTATGATGGAGGCTGCAATGCCAGCCGCTCGCCACTCAAAGGCTGGAGACTTCAGGACCACGTGCACGTTGTGCTGGTAGTCGTTCAGTTCCAGACCCTTCTCTTCGTACGCGTCGAGCGACTTGGTGACCGCCTCGATTGCGTTCCGCGCCTTCGTCTTATGTGGGTCCGTTGGAACCCACCACTCAGTCAGCGGGTACTCCTGAGCACGTGCTCGTAGGTCCTGCCAGTTGAGCATCATGTGCAGGGCTTCGTACGCCGTGGCTTTCAGTGGCACCTGGCTGTCGGCAGTTTCCATCGCCTTCTTCTTCGACACCCACCCATGCTTCTCAATCTGTGCAACCACGAAGCCGAGATACTCGTCCAGGTAGTAAATCTGCTGCTCACGCCAACCTGTGGCGCCTAGGAACAGTTGCCGTACCTCGAGAAGCCAGTTGAAGTGCGCCGCCAACGACTGGGGCGATTGCCCACCCAAGAAGTCCTGCAGGCAATTCTTGCCGACTTGACGGAAACCCGCTGCTTCGTTGTAAACGACGTAGGTGTCTCGTCGCTGACGTACCTGCTTGCAGTGATCGCACCACTCGGGGGTTGCGTCTCGGTACTGTACAGGTACATCGAAACCAGGTACTGCCCGTATAATTGTGCCAGCTTCGCCAGCATGCATGAGAGTCGCGACAAACGTCCAACCCTCCAATTGAGGTCGTTCGCCCTTGACACTGACTACTGCGAACTCGATGCGTCGCTTGTAGCCGGTGATATCGTCGATCGTCACTTCACGAGTGATACGGTCGAGGATCTCGTATGTAACGGGCTCCGTACCTAGGCGTTGTGCCTTTCGATTCAGCCGTTCCAGCTTCGGGATGAGCAGTGCGAGGTTCCCAATTGGGATCTCGTACGTGTCATCGTGGAACAGCTCGTTGTTTGTTCCGAGGGCTTGCATTCACCCTCTCCTTTCGATTAGTCTTCGGCCTTGACGTAGAAGTCGGCCAGAAATTCGCCGTCGCGCTTGATCTTGATCTCAACCCGACCATTGGGCGTGATGTGAAGGTACACCTCCGTATCGTTGTTCTGGGCACCGATGAACGTCTTGCCTGTTTCTGGCAGACGATACACCGTACGTGTTTGCCTTTCAGGAATAGTGACGACGGTGTGGAATCGCCCTTGAAGGGCTTCCGGAATCTGCGCTGGAGCCTGTGCCAATGTGCTGCGTCCTTTCTGCGTTGATACCAAATTATATAACACCAACCCAGGATCTAATCAAGAGGCGGGCGTGGACACAAAATCTTCGCTCCTATCCCGCCCCAGGCACCAGATCGTCGGTCTCGGGGTCGTAGTGTAAGGGCGTGGGGTGGTCGCTCCAACCCGTCTCGTGGGTAAAGGTGATTCCCTTTGTCAAACGCTGACGGAGTGGCAGGATGCGTTTGTACGCACGCATCAGACCAGGGTAGCGATCCCAGTCAGTGCCCTCGATCTCATGGATTATCATGGAGGCTTCGTACTCGTCCATCCCGATTTCGCTCATACCCTCTTCGAATTGGTCCGGATAATGCTCCCCGATGTCCGCAATGCAGTTACAGAGGGCGATCCAACTCTGCACTTGCTCGTGCATCAGCCGCGTCATCTCTTCGATGGCATGGCGGTACTGAGGCGACCATTCGGCTTTTTCAGCTTCCTGTTTAGCTGCCGCAGCCATCTCACGGCGGTGCCGGTTGACCATCATACCGCTCACGCCTATGAGACCAGCAATCTTGGCATCGGAGCGGTTCGGGTTGCGAAGAAGCTCGGCTTGGACTAGTTGACGTTTCTGCTCATTGGTTAGGTGCCGTCGATTATTGTTCAGGCGTAGAGCCGTATCCCACTTGGCGTCTTCGTCCAGACCAGCACACAGTTCGTAACGCGGGGCAATCCCGAGCTCGTCACAGATCTGCTTCCGGTGGTGGCCGTCGATCACGTTGCCGTTCTCGTCAACCAGAATGGCATATGTCAGTCCGTTGACGCGAATGTCCTCCTTGAGGGCGGCGTACTCGTCCTCGGTCAACGGGGGCATGGGCTGGTACTTTGCCTCGTTGGAGCTAATGGTCACTGTTTAGGCTCCTCCGTGCGCTTGTCCAGAACTCGATTCTGGGCGGCTTCGATCTTCTTGTCCAGTTCGTCACACTGGGTCTGGGTCAAGAACTCAGTTTCTTTTTCGCCCCAGACGTAGCCCATGATGGCGTCACGGATTACACGCATTTCATCGTACGTCAGGTACACCTGGGTACCGGTTTTAGTCGTCGGCATATATCGATGGCGTCTCTCGTAATGTGCGGACTAGACGGCCTAGGGCCCCCATGAGTTCCATGCTGAGGTCGTAGTCGTTGTAGAACGTCCCGTTGAGGAGCTGCGCATACAGTTCCTCCAGGTTGTTCATCTCAGTGTCCGTGATCCTAACTGTCCGTGTTCGGTTAGGTGTCGAACTCATACATACTCGGAGTCGCGTCGAATTCGTCCTCTCGCAGGATACCTGCCGGAATAAGAGCACGAACTATGGCGCCAACCGTGGTGGGATAGTCATGTGACGCGTCCCGACACGCCTTGAATATTTCGCCGACCGTCTGAGCTGCCTTGAGGTTATTCTCGAACGTGCGAACACGCTCGACTTCGACTTCGTCAGAAGCGTCACTAAGCGCGCCTTCCTCGAGATAGTTGCCTACCTCCCGTTTGACTCGCTCCATGAATGCAGCCCGTGCAACATCCCTTATCGGTATGTTGCCTTTATCGATGCCGTTCGTCACACTTATGGGGTCTCCTCCTTTACCTGAATGCAGTCTAGGTTGCTGCTGTAGTACCTGCGATAACATCTGACGTGGTCAGGCAGGTCAACGTACAGTAGTCGCGTACCATTACCTACTTCCGTCCAGCCTTCTGCCTTGGACGGGGGCATTGCGAATAGCCACACCAAGAACACAGTCTCGGCGGCTAAGATGACGATCATGACCCATGGAAACGGGTGCTTGATTCGCCACCAGCTTCGTGTGTCCGGCGGCCGATTAGACTCTACCCTGTTCGGCGCGACGTTCAGCATATTCGACTGCCTTGTCGTTCAGCATTTCCATGGCTTGCTCCTTGGTCAGAGGATGCCAGCAATAGGTCTTGTACGAAATCAGTTCGAATTCCTCGTCGACCTCTTCGTATTCCGGTTCGAAACGGTGCTCGACTTTGTCGCCTTCGAACGACTCACAGGTGTCCGGCCCTGTAACCTCCAGTGCGGATTCCAGGATGTTACAGTTGATGCATACCATCTGGCCGGTACGCTGCGGAACTCGGTAGTGCGTCTCCCACTCGACCTCGATTTCGCCGCCGCACTCGTCACCTTCGTTTGGGACGTTTGTTACCGTGCGGCATATCAGGGACTCCGTGTGGTTGTGAATCCTGGTTCCTCCGTAGTCCTCGTGGTTCTTACGTGGCGGTTGCCACCCTTGCTCTTGAAGCCACTGCGCCAGGTGCGTCATTCAGCGCCTCCCTCTATCTTTCTATACCTAATTATATAACACCGACCCCGGTGGAAATCAAGTGCAAAGAGAAATTTATGCCAGCCGACGCTGTGCAGCAGCAGCACGGGTCCCGGAGCCGAACGAGACACACCGCCACCATTCACATTCACATCCCAGCGTCCGGACCATACCGAAGCTAGCCGACCCATGCGGAACGCAGCCGGACCATACCTGAACTTAGGGAACCAAGGCCAATTCTGCCTTGCCATACGGAGCCCGAACGGACCATGCTATAGCGTAGCCCACCGTACCGTTGCTTGCCTAGCAACACCGGTCCTGAGCCGCCACACCATACAATGCCGGAGCGAACCGAACAGAACCCAACCGCGTCATGGCTAGGACGACCTTACCCGACTGGAACGCACCTAACTTGACCTTATCCGTCCCCGACTCGGCTTGCCGTAACAGTCCACACCCCTCCTCACCTTACCGCACTCGACCCTCGCCAGCCGTGACCTGCACTGCCTACTCCTTACCTGACCAAAACATACCTACGCGTACCTGACATCGCCCTGTGCTAACTCAGCACGCCAGAGTTGACCTGACCGGTCCGATCCTCACCAAGGCTATGCGTGCACGACCATACCACGTCGGTGCACAGGAGGGAATTGAACCCCCAGACGTTGTGGCTTTATACCTAAGAACCGGACCAGTGAGGGCATTCACGGCAATCCGGTCGCCCACATCCGCTTCCTGCCTGTGCATGTCCCTACCTTACCTGATCAAACCAACACCCGTGCGCGCCGTCCTTACCGAACCATGCCAAGGCAAGCCGGGCCTCGCCCGTGCTTACGCTACACAACCGGAACGGACGGGACCTCACCATACCGGTCCACACCTAACCTTACAACACCTCGGCCCAGCCAAGTGGACCTTGCCGGAACGGACCTCATCACGCCTGGCATGCGACCAGACCGCAGCACAGAGTTCCGCAACCTGCCGGACCATAAAGTGCCAAAGCCGACCTGTCCAGATGGGACCCTGGACCTCCATACCACACCTAACCTAACCTTTGCGTGCCGGACGCCATCATGCCGGATCATACCGGGGCAAGTATCGCCACAACGCGGCATACCTGACGCAAGCCGGACCACATAAAGGCGCTCCACACCTTGGCGTTCCGTACGGAACCGTAGCCCTGCAAGCTATGCCTAGCCACTTCCGCATCCTAGCCGGACGCACCCTTTGCCAACCGCACCACGCGGAGCCTTTGCTAACCCGTCCAACGGGAAGCAATCCTCACCGAACCGAACCCCAGGGAACCCAACCGTACCGTATCCTACCTAGGCTAGCCATCCCTAAACTAACCCTGTGGCGCCTGTAACGTCCCCGAATACGACCTTGCATTCAGGGCAGAAGAGTATCTCTAACGTGATCGTTGCCGCATGTTGCGTCTCCATATGCTTCCATATGTGGTCGGGTAGATGACGTTCCAGATACAGAAGGCCGTCAATGTCTGTGTCGTCGTTCTTCGCGTCATAAGTGCGCGTCATGACAGCTACTGCATCTGCATGTTCACATTCAGCCAATGCAACCTCCTCCATACCAAACCCTAGCGGAACCGACAACAGTCACACCTTGTCCCTCCGCAGCTAGCCGTTGCCTACCCATGCGGGGCCGCACCACACATGACCTCTGCCAATCGTACCTCTTGGGATCCTAGAGGACCACACCGTACGGGACCCTTCCAGAGGCGACCCATGCACACCCAACAGCGCCTAACCGTTGCAAGCCTAGCACCTGCAAACCCCACACAAGGTTGGCACACCATGGCCAACGGTGGCAGCGTGGGGAATCGAACCCCACGGACGCGAGAAGGAGTAGGAAAAACCCGCATCCAACCTTGCTGCCAGAACCCATACAAAACCGGACATGAGCTCAGCCGTCCTGACGAGACCAGACTGCAACGTACGGCACCACGGCCAACGACACCTGCTGCTCACGGCACCACAACTTGCCACATTCAGTCCTGAACAACACTCCTCCTTACCACTCCAGGGCCAGTCCATCCGCTCCCTAGTGGCGCATACCTCACCTTCGCACGCCTGACAGCTCCATGTCCAACCCAGCCGTGGCTTTGAACTCCTAACCAAGCCATTCGGTACCCGGACAAGCCTTCGCTAACCAAGTCTCAGGCAAGCCTACACCTGTCCCCACCTTAGCCGGCAGAGCCAGACACATCCACGACCTACCTAGCCGTGGCATAGGGATCCTTACCACACCGAACGGCATCTAACCTATGCATACCAAAGCGATCCTGACCCGACGGAAGTATACCTTGGCGAACCCCGGTCTATCCAGACCAGTCCTATCCGCACCTCGGCGTTGCTTACCCCAGGCCACCCCTGCGTACCCCAACGTACTGCAGCACGGCACAAAAGGTCAGATTTCAACACTCCGGCTCCTTACCGCACCCTTGCCCAGCTATCCGAGCCCGACGGCACCCCGTTGAGCCTGAGCTAGCCGGACCATAACTCACGTCGCCGAAGCACATCGTACCGAACCCGAACGGGTCTTTGCAAGCACTCCTCCACACTGTACCCTAGCCGACCATCCCAGATGCAACCGTTGCTTGCCCCGCGTAACCCCTGCGTAGCTCGCATCAGCCCGCAAAAGCGCGTCCATACCGCAGACGACCACAGACTGCCGGATCATGCCAGACGCAAGCCAATCTTGGCGTACGTGAGCAAACCGTGGGTTATCTCTGCGAACACTCCTCCGTACCTCACCTAACAAAGCCCAGGCGCTCCTAGGAAAGCCGCACCGCGCTGCACCAGAGGGTGTCCCGCCGTGTCATTCCCGGTCAAGCCGGACCATACACGACCCAGCCAAATATCACCAAGACTGACCGGGGCAAGCCTCTCACTCACCTTACGGTGCCCATCCGTGCCGGACCGTACCTCGCATCAGCCCACCGGACTTTGCCAAAGCAAGGCTGTCCGAAACGATCCGGACCAATGCATGCTTAGCCATACAGCACCTTGTCACTGCCAACCTTTGCGAAGGCAACCGTACCAAAGCGGATGGAACCAAAGACTGGCCCACCACAGCCTTGATACATCCTAACCATGACCCCAACGCACCTAGCACCAGCTATGCTTGCCGGACCCGTCCGTTGAGAACCTTGGCGCATGAGACCTAACCGTGACGTACGGCAGCATACGTAGCCTCTCCCGACCCTGGCAGACCCCGACTTAGAGGACCGGGGCTTGCCGAAGCTGGCCGGATGGGTTACGCTCCCTGCTGCTCCTGACGGACAACAACGTAGCGTCCGTAGGTTGGCCGGAAGTCTGCGAGACCTACCAAGCGACCGCTGATATCCAGCAGCTCGCGAAGGCGGTTCTTGTCGATGTATTCCGGTGCGAGAACGGTGATGGCGAAGCGACACCGCCAGCCACTGCGGAATGCAGGTCGCTGACGCGTGATACCAGCGCGTTGTACTGTCACTCGACGCCGGTCGATGTAGTCCCAATCCTTCGTCGGTTTGAAGCCGCTGTCCTCGTTCCCGACGAGAATCGGTGCGAGCTCGTTGCCGTCATCACCGTTCGCGACGATCAGAGCCGCTTTCGCCAAGTCCATCATCGACTTCCTTGGGGATCGTGGGTCTTGCATCCATCGCGCGCTGTTCACCAGGCTCATACGCATGTACTCGCCGGGGATGCACAGCTGGCCGGTGTTGTTGCGATACACGTAGGTGTCGACGTTGTCGGTCTTCTTCTCGGCGGAACCCTTTGCGGCCGCACCTTTCGCGGCGACCGCTTCGTTGTTCCACGCGTGAAAAAGCATTGCCGACACACCTTCGACCTCGACGATCATGGTGTACGGTCGCTGTGTGCTCGCCGAGTACTCACCACCGTTGCTGACGGGGTCGTAGGTCTCGAGGCCGTCGTCGTGATTGCGGTCCTCAACCTCAACCCGTGCGCGGCCACTTCCTGGCGGTCGTCCTGGGCGTCGGCGCTCTGTCGCTTCGACCTCGTCCAATGTGACAACGCCACCGTTCATGGTGCCGTCGCTATCCGTGTTCTTGACACGGTGCCTGTCATAAACGCCTCTCGGCATTCCGACTCCTTAGATGGAACAGTAGGATTTGCCGTACCATACCTGCGGTCCTCGGCCCGTGCATATGCTCGCAGCCGGCTTCTGCTTGTGTGCGGCATTTCTGTTTCATCTAATCAATTTTATAACACCGACCCCGGTAAAAAACAAGGGCAAATATGGACCAAAAATTTTATTTAGTCCGGCGGCTCCTGCTACCAGTGACTTATGGGGGACAGGGCCTCCACAAGGGCGACAAAAATTATGACGGCTATTAGGCCCCAAGCAATCCTTTCGTACCAGTTCATGTCGCTCATGCGTGCGCCGCCTCCGGGACGTTGCTGCTCTGTACTCTGTGCTCTGCTGTGTGCTGTTGTGCTTGTCAGTAGCGGAGACCTGTAATACGCTGAACCAAGACTTCGAACCACTCACGTAGGGATTCACCGAAGCCTAATGCGCCGATTAGGACTAAGACTGCAATGGTTGCTACAATAAGTCCGTACTCGACGGTACTTTGTCCTGTGGTACGCACGGGATAGGAAGGGCCCTTTCACCGAGCCCCTCCACGCCCGGTCTTCAGTAAGGCGTCAGGGAGTTGACGCCGGTTCTAGCGTGATGACACCGACAGCAGGAGCACCCGGCTGGATGTCGTACAGTACCGATTCGGCTCGGACATCGGTTCCATCGCCCTTAGGCGTGGTCGCCACAACACGGAAGACGCCTGTTCCCTCGCGAAACACGACGGTTGCGGTCTCGTCGTCGCTATCAGTGTCGAGGTTGGGGTTGACCGACACGGCGCTGCTTTGCTGGCCCTGGTCGTCTTCAGCGAACCAGTTCGTCTGCGTCTTGTCGTGCGGGATGGCAGTGTCCAGACGGTCGTACCAGTCAACCTTGGCAGGGCAGTTGTCGTTCGGGATAGGCGTAGTTGTCTGGGAGGAAGTCATAGGTGACGATTCAACTCCGTTGATGAAGATTCGGCCATAACGAGGTGCTGCGTTCCAGGCGTCTAACTCGCGGGCGATACCCTTGAGCGCGACGTAAATGTCGGCTACGTAGTCAATAATGCGCTCTGCTGTGCTGCCGCTCACATACTCACTTCTCCCTTCGGTCCTCTCTGGCTCCATAGCGGAGGGTTGAGCCAGCCAGTTACTGGGTATCCGGAGTGACTTCCGGAGGTAACGAATGTGGATCGTTCTCGAGCGGCTGGACCTCCCTTTTAGGCCCGTAAAACACGATCCAACAGTTTTCACGGCCGCAATTGCTAGGGGTCGACTCCGTTGGGAAGTCCTCTAACTTGGCGATCCTCAAGCTACCACCGTGTGGGCACTCGATAGTCCACCACGGTAGGTCTGGACGTTCCTGGACATTGTACTGTTGGAAGGTCCGCATTGCGTGTACGTCACTAAGGACACGCTCGCGCGGTTTATCGCCACTGATCAGGAGCATGAAAATGGACTCGCCGTCAGTTTTGGACATAATGGGAGTATCTTCGGTGAGTTCTTCGGGGTCCGGCTCTTCGTACCGGCTCCCCATCTCACGGGTATCAGCTGACGACGGTTGAGTCATTATGGTACCTCACATACTCCCGCCACGCAAGCCAACTCTTGAGCAGCAGTCGTTTGGTCATCGATCTCGTGTTGGTACACCTTGGCAAAGTCGATGACGGGAAACTTGGCGACGGCACTGGTGTACTCTTCTTCCGTGATCTCAATGTACGGGAGTTGCGCATATGCAGCGTCATCCGCAGGAAGGAACGTCATACCGGCGACGATTTCGCGGTTTTCCCACACCCACTTCGTGATATCCAGTAGTTCACTTGGTTCGTAGGTTACCGTCACGCTCGGGTTGTGTTCTGTCCAGTTGAGCTTGACCTTCTTCCAGTACTCACACTGTTGCACCGCACTTAGATCCTTACGGACAACCGCGTCCCTGGGAGCGGCCACAGGAAAGTGGATAACCCAAGTAACGGCATCGGCTGCGCTTTGGCCGTTCTCGGGGTCCATTGGTGCACCAGCATCACGCAGTACCTTGTACAGTGGGGAAGTTGCACTAACGCGCACATTACGTGTGTAATACCGCGACCACCTGGGGTGTAAACCACTACTGCACTGGAGGAGCTGTGCACTGTTACCGCTGGGCTTGACGCACGTTGTTGCCGCGGACTGGTTGATTCCAAGGCGTTCTGCCCAATACCTGTTAGTTTCGACCACATGACTCTGAAGTTGACGCAGGACTTCCGGATCTTGCACGGTGGGACAGTCGAGCTGTCCTGTAATGTCTACGCCGAGAAGTCGCTCCTCTTTACCGTTCTCAGCCCAGGCTCTTCGAAGGTTCGGGAAATGCGTTGCCAGCGACTGGATGGTTCCGATAATTGTCGCAACCTCAACCTTGTCGGCGAGGTCAACAATTGTGTCACCATCGCGCGCCACCGAGATCGATAGGTTGCAGAACTCGTATGGTCGGAGGGTAATCTCACCACACGGATTTGTCCCGTATTCCGGACAGCCACCATAATTGCGGTCCAGCTCTCTTCTCCGCTCGGGTCGCATCCGAATAGCAGCCTCTCGGGAGAAGATTCCTGGCTCGCCTCGCTGGGACTTGTCCATCTCGAGCATTTGCCGGATGAGTTCGGGCTGGCTAGGGCCTCCGTCAGGCCAAACGGCTGAGTTGTTTGCGTTCCATCGCTGGTTGTTGGTCGATTCAAAGTTCCCCGCCTTTGCAGTGAGCATCTCCTCGTCATCGTAGTCGAACAGGGAGATCATCGCGGTCCGCCGTACACCTCCAGCCACCGCCGCTGAGCCGACCATGCACATGATATCGTGTGCGTCGATAGGACGAAGACGCCGACCCCCGCGGGAACGAATCCGACTGCGGGTGAAGTCGAGAAGTTGCCGCAACGGTTCAGGGCCGCTGCTACGTCCCCCTTTTGTACGCAGTACGCTGCCAGCAGGCCTAAGTCCTGTAAGATCGAAACGTATGTCACCACCGCTGAACCATGCGTTGAGGCCTGCACGGAGAGCTGCACCCCACCCTTCGGCAGTGTCCTCAACAATGTGGACAGGAAGGGACAACATTTGTCCTTTTTCCGGGTAGAACTTTGCCACTGGTTGGACCCGGGGAAGATTGTCAACGTATTGGCTCTCCACACTGAACCCAACGCCGCAACCTGCCATGCTGATCAGGAGCGCCTCTACCCAGCTTTCGGGGTCACTAACGGGCAGGTATGAGCAGTTGTAGATGGTTACGTTGTCGCGCCTTGCTGCATCACCGGCCATGGCGAGCAGCCGCATACTTGGCAGGGCCCGCATACCAAGAATAGATTGCCTAATTCGTCCGTATACGTCCGACCCGAGGTCTCGTCCTGTGTTTGTGGCGACAAGCTCATGCAGGAAGGACACCGCACGATCAACTGTTTCAATCCAGGATTCGCGGTGGCCAAGGGCATAGTTGAAGCGGGAGTACTTGTCAAGGAACTGGAACTGCTGGATTGCGGTTGGGAAGAACTCAGCGCTACGGCGAAAGCTTTCTCGTACCTCATCTGGGATGGGGCGTTCGCGGCGGCGGCGTTCGTGTTCGGCTCGGTAGAGGATGTAGTGTTTTGCGTCACTGTATCGTCCCTCAGATTGGAGAACCAGCTCAACGGCGTCCTGTACGGACTCGACAGTTGGGGGTTGGGGGTCCCTTGCTTGGACAACGGCCACAACCCTGGCAGCGAGGTTTGCTGCCTCCCTCTCAAGTACGGCTGCGGCAGAGGATGCAGCAGTCCGTCCTCCTCGACGACCTCCGCTGCTGGCAATAATGCCGTTGGCATAGTCACTGAGGTATCGCTGGATTGGGTCGTCATATTCGTCTACACCGTCAATCTCGGCATCGAACGTGCTTGCACGTGCCAAACACCGGAAGATGGCCCTCTCGATCTTGATGGGGTCGAAAGGCACCACCGCGCCGTCTCGCTTTACGATTACAGTCGGAGCTTCAATGGCCGTTTCCGTTAGTACTGTCGCCATTACCCGTCAGACTCCTTCGAATGGGAGGGTTGAGAAAGCCTGTCAGTAACATCGCCAGGATGTACTGTGCCGTTGGTAGGAATGGGCGGCATCTTCTCGAGGAAGAACTCATGACCTAGACGTCGCACGGTAACCTGCATCGACTGCTGAACATCGTAGGCATGCATTGTGATGAACCTGCTGAGCGACCCCGGATTCTTGAACACGGTTAGGTGTTGGAACCTGCCTCGCATGTCTGTCATGGCCCATTCGCAGATGTCGTCTAGGGACGCTACAAGTTTGTCGGGGTTCTCTGTGAACCATTCTGTACTGAACGTGCGGAGAGCGTCGATTGCAGGATCGCCCGACGCAATCTGCTCCTGAACGACATGTTGGATTCGGCCTGCTATGTCTTCGGCTTCATCATATGATGATCCCATTGCCACCAACATCCAGCGCACCGACTGTTCGAAGTGAACCAACCTGTGACCGCTCAGGTATCCCTCATCCCAGTTCCGATCGACCACCTGGAAGAACCGTTGTACCATCAGGAGGTGTTCGGCTACCCAGAGAGCACGTTGGCTCAGGTGCCTAGTGTACCAGGTACTATCCCTGCGGCCTGCAGGGATTGCACTTAGGTGGTAGATCAAGGACCTTTGGAGGATGTCGGGTTTCCAGAACGGTATACGGATGCACGTTGCCGTGAACGTGCAGTCAACTTCGATCCGTGTAATGTCCTTCGTAGTAAACAGGGACCTAGTGTCTGCATGTGGGCTGGGATCTGTGACCATACGAGCAATTTCGTCGCTCATCGGTTCGCGCATGGGCCTTGGGATTTCGCCGAGGTTGTCGCAGATCCACATGGCAGGAGCAACGGCTAACTGCGCGTACCAACTCCGCATGTCCGTTGGGATGTTGTCTAGGGACGGATCGCCTGTAAGGATGCCGCGCTGCAGGTTATAAAGGTAGGTCTTACCGGAATTGGGTTCTGCTACTGCCATAGTGAAAGGCAGCATGAGACCGTTCCATCGGCGTAGCCATGGATTCAGATAGAACACAGCAGCAAGGTACTTCAGGGTCTGCTCGTGATTGAGCCCTTCGTAGGTGATACCGTCACGGGTACCTTCCATCGGCAGAATGTTGAACTGACGAAGAGCATCAAGCCACATGTTACGAGGACGCCGTAGCGTTTCGATCGCATCCTTGACTTCCGGCACCGACAGAGGTTTAGTACTACCCTTCGTGAAAAGCATGTTGTCGGTACCGTTCTGTGCGAAGTCCACACTTCTCGCAGTGACCTTAGCTATGTCGCTGTCGGTCACTTGGTAGTACATCGCGTCTTGTTCGTTGGTTCTCTGTGCGTATACTACCCGACGAGGTTTTACGTCACGGTTGATAGGCGGTTGAACTGCGAATTGGTCGGCAATTTGGTTTAGCGTTCCGGTATCGTTAGTGCCAACACCCAGTTCACGCATCAGAGTGTCGCCTATGCTCCGTAGCCTGAAAGACTTGATTTCACTCGCATCCAGTAGGAACGCATGAACTTCGTGGCTGCGATGATCGTGCCAGTAGAACTGGTGGCTTTCGTCAACGTAGCGCTCGCCGAAGTGGTCCAGGTGCGCGAGAACGGCTCTTGTTGCCTTCCTCTGTGCCGTTCGGTGGCCTTCTTTAGGTTTGTCCAGTGTTTCCTTGACGTACGCGCTCGGATGAGGGTGATGTGGGAACCTAGCTTTGGGCAGCAGACCGTTTAGGGTCGGTATTGCTTCGAACCCGCAAGAGATCATGTAGTCATCGAGGCCTACTTTGCGGATGTCGTCCGTTCTGGGGAGAACTACTTGACGTGGTATCCCACCCTTCTCGGCGATCCACTGGGCCAGGAAGAAGGCAGCCTCTTGGACGTTCCCGTTGTATCTCGGGTCGCTGTCGAAGATGATCCAGACGTTGCGGCCCTGCATCGGGATCTGGGTCAGTTCTGGTGCTACTTTGTTACTGGCACCGTCGACCTCAGCTTCGTCGCCAGCTTTGCTTAGGTCGACTCTCCAGCCCTTGCCGCTCTTGTTTGGCTTGACGGCTTCATCAGGCACGTTAGTCAGAATTGGCTTCTTCCGCCAGTTCTGGACGCCGCCTAGTCCTGCGCATAGCAACCCCTCTTGACACGCTTTCAGGGCCTTTTTCTCGCCTTCTGTGAGATATAGGTCCTCGTAGTGGCCAAAGTCGTCCGCATGGGTCCAGCGTTTAGGATTGACGACTTGAGGCGGTGCTATGTAGAGATGCGTTCCGGAGTCTTTTGGCTGGATGTAACGTCCGTAACCTTCAGGAACAGGATGTAGACGTATGCGCCAAAATCCGGAGGCCTTACCATCGAGGCCAAAGTAAGGGATGCGGTAGGAATCTACGGCTGTTTGGCATCTGGGACCAAGGCTGTCAAGTATGGATGTGGTGATGGGCTGTATGCCCGCAGCTTTGATGGTGGCCTCTGTAAGGCCGCTCTCCAAGCAATGGGTTAGCCAATTAGGGGTGGATGGTTGATCTACGTTCTGGTACTCGCCTCCGTCATACGGTAAGGCCATGTCCCTCGGCTTCTTGTCGGTGGCTATTCACTAGTGACAGATAGCAGCTCCCGTCGTAGCGCTTCTGCGGCAGGATCCCGGTACTTACGGGGCCGGGTGAGGTTACAGAGCTTATGTGTCACTGCCACGTTGTTCGCCGAATCGGAACCACCTTTTGCGATCGGCACGATGTGGTCAATATGCAAGTCGTCTTCGGCGACCAAGGTTTTGCACCAGAAGCATATGGACTTATCGCGCTCAATGATCTCGGCCCGTCGCCATCGAGGTGATGTGGGTTCCGTCTGTTTCAGCATTCTAGCCTTACGTCGCAGTGCCGCGGCTCTGCCAACCGCTTTCCCCCTTTCACTCTGGAAGTATTGGAGCCTTTCCTCGCGGTGTTCGTGGTAGTATGCTCTGCTCGCCGCCTTTCGCTTCTCGGCAACTGCCTCGTAGCGGGCTGCTTTGAGACGTGCGACCTTCTTGTTCAGATACCGTGCGCGATGATACTTTGCGCGGTCTGCCTTGTGTGCTTCGTAGTAGGCTTTAGCCCGTTTAGCGTCGCATGGCGGGCAATAACTGTTTTTGCCCTTCGGGGCCTTTCCGCACTCGACGCACAGAGACGGATCGATCGGGTTGCCATCGGCATCTATTGCGGGCCGACGTCGACGTCGAATCGTTATCGATGGTGGGTCCATGTTAGGCGCAACGTTAGACATACCCGTCGTTCTGCCTCTCAGGTTACGCGGCTGTTGGTTCGGGCTCTTCCGTTTCTTGCATATCGGCTACTGCTGCAAGGACAGGATCCTCAGCAAGCCGATAGCTAAACACGAGGCGGCTCCCCGTAAGATCACTTTCCCGAATAACACTGCCATCCTGGACCATCTCTTCCAACGTGTGTTTCCACAGACGTTGGTACGGGCGCACGATCGGCGTCAGCATTGAGATGTTCATCCGTGGATAGCGCCGCAGAGCCCTGGTGATCAGTTCTCGCACTTTTTCAGGGCTCGCATTGCCGGGCTGTTGTGCCACTACGAAACGCTCCTATTCTAAGGTTGACTATATTATAGATCATGGTCATAGGGGAAACTCAAGTGCAAAGAGAAGATTGACACCGTGGGACTTATTCATCGCTGAATTCGACCTCGCCAATGATGGTAACGGGATGGTACAGATTTGCGTCAGGGTCCTTGTCAAGGTCGACGTTGACAGGCTGACCAGGATTGTTCGGATCGGGCCAATACTGGCTTTTTACCTCCTCCACGTAGCCCGTTCCATCGAGACGGTTAGGGTCCATGCTGCGTACCATCTCAGCCTTGAGGCGATGGTATTCGGCAGTATTCCTGAGGGACCTGGCATGATTGTAGAAGTACTTCCTGTACAGGTCTACGAACTCCTGTTCGTCGTCCACAAGGTCTCGTCGGCTGTACCTAAGGAGTACTTCTAGTGGTGCTGTCGGTCTTGGCTTGCCTTGTTCCGCGAATTCCTTTATAGCGCGGAGGTGGGCCAAGTCGTCGATCTCGTCGTAGATGCCAGGTCGTTTGTACTCTTCGTGGTCGATGTCACATTTGCCAGGGAAGTGTTCCCTGTCCGATCGGAGGTTGCATTTACGGCATATCAGCATACGGGTATGTACGGGAAAGTTGTGCGTACGGAGCCATCTGTACTCTGCAGGTATTTGATCCAGAGGATGCCGGTTTTCGGTACGTTTCACCTCTTCGATGTTCCCGTATGCAAGTAGGAGGAGACGCTCTTCGGTCTCTCCACAGCACACGCACTTCCCGCCATATGCCTGTATGGTCATGTGTCGTGTTTCTGCACGGACTTGAGCAGCGTACTGCCTAGACTCGAGCGCGCTGTTTGTCATACATCTATTATATCATGGAACAGCAAGGGTTGTCAAGTGCAGATGAGGGTGGAATTTCAAAGTTTGTCCGGGTGAATCTCTACTATTACATTATATATCCATGTCTTATCCTATACTAATAAATAAGGAAGGTAAAATGAACCATTATATTATAGATAGGATAAGTACAAGATTACATGGTAAATAGGGTAAATAGGATGATGTATAGATGTAATGGATATAATGGTAATGTAAGGGTATATTTTAGGAGAGTAGTATAAGTAGATACGCGCGTACGTGTATCGGTAATGTAACGGTAGTGTTCGCGGAGCACAAAAATAGACCCCGAAGCAGGTGACGGGTCCTGCCTCGAGGTCTATCTTGTTGGTAGAAGGTCGGAGCTCCCGATTCTCCGACCCCTACCTACCGAGGGACAACTCGGTCCGCTTATGGCTGTTGCTGTGGCTGTTCCGCGACATCCTCGCCGGTGTCTTCGGAAGTTACCTCAGCACCAGTTTCCGGAGTGACTGCCGGAGTTGTGGCTGCAGCACCAGGATCGTTGGTACCAACAGGACCCGGCTGCGTTCCCGGCTGTGCTTGGCCTTGCTGGCCCTGCTGGCCCTCCTTGATGGAAGTGCCAAGTGGAGTCGACTTGGCCTTTTCGCGGGCGGCTTCGACTTCATCAGGAGACCCGCCTGCTTGCTTCACGTCGCGTGCAGCGCGCATCTCTTTGCCATGCAGGGACTGATAGACCTGCTGGTAGCGCATGGGCTTGCCGCGCGTGATGGACAGCTGCTTGGCAGCGTTGGCGATCGTGTAGTTGTGATCCTGCACGAGACGACGCGCCTTCTCCGAGTCGCTGAGGTCTTTGTTCTTCAGCAGTTGATCTACTTCTGAACCCTCAGCAACCTCGGGAAGCGGTTGGGCCGGGGGACGACCTGCTGCACCAGCAGACTGAGCCTGCACATTCGGTGCGGTCGTGTCCTGACCATTCGCCGGCTGACCCGCCGTTGGCTGTGGTTGCGTTTGTGGAGCAGGTTGCGGATTCTCTGGCGCCTGCTGTGCCGCCGTTTCGCTCTGCATGTTTTCCAGTTCCTCTGTGCCTTGTGGCATAGTCATCGTTGTCTGCCCTCCTATAGGCTCACTCTGTTTATTTGGCGCACTCACGTCTTCGTGCACCCGCTTGCGCTTGCCGACCCTGTAGATTCGGCCGACCGGTGAGACGAGAGGCGCCTCGGCGTACGCTGGTGTCTGGGCGCACCCCAAGAGCCTGCACGCCTCACCGGTAAGTCGAAACCAGATTTCGATGTGGGACGGAAATGGGTATGTGGACTGTGTAAGGAACGTATTGTCGACTTCTGCCCCCGGTAGTGTAGAGAGAATCCGCCGCACATACGTCTGAATGTCTTCCTCCGTTCTCACTGTGAATTTGTGCCTTACTCGTAAGAAACCTTGACTGAACGCTACCGACCCTGGAATGTTGGCCCTGGATAGGACGTACATTGCCTGCTGTCGCGCTGTCATTTACTGGTGGTTCTCCTTATATTATAACGGGTTTGCACTCTGAATTCACGTGCAAAGTGTAGGGGTCGGCGCTTATTGGAGAGAGGATGCGTTTGCACGCATCCCTCGCCTGTTATCCATCTTCGGTGTCCGTTCTGTCCTGGATTTCAAGTGGGAGCGAGTTCCACGTCTCGTCGTCGCCAGGGATCTCTGCTACAGGTAGCATTCTCCAGTCTTCTAAGGACATTTCTACCCACAGATAGGGTATCATACCGATGTTCACCAGAACACGTGCACGAACTTGTTCGGTATCGGTGTTGACCTTGGCGGCTTGTACGACGTAACGTCCTTCGTCGAGTGCGTCGACGATTTCCTGTGGTTGTGCTGCTGGGCTTTGCTTGTCCAGACTTTCTTGGTTGAGAAGTACCACTTGTTCCTTCGTCAGAAACCTCGTGGTATGAATAGTGAACGACATGTGCTAGTTGTTCCTTACGCCTTCTTGACTGCCAGCTGCCAAGCATCGTGGGCGTCGTTGAGCTGCTTCATGGCGTCTTCGACGAGCTCGGCGGCTTCTCGGTCTGCGGCGATGTTCTGGAATCGTCCTAATGGTTCGATAAGTTCCTTGGCGACGTTGAGTGCGCCTTTGAGCTGTAGCGCTGTCATGCGTGCATCCTGTGCTGTTGTCATGCTTATTTGTGCTTTCCACCCTTTGCACAGATTGGTCCTGTGCCTCGTGCTGTACTGTTCGGTTGAATCAATGGTCTACCGCATACTTTACATGTGACTTGCCCTTCCTTCGGACCAGCTAAATCATGCCAGGACGCTGTTTGGTACACGATCTGATACCTAACCCCCAGCATCTTCGCCACGTCTTTGACGAGCATTCCTTTCTGCAGGAAGAACAGAATACGGGCGTTTTGCGTGCCCCGAATCTTTTGGGTAGCTACCGCCTCTCTGTACTCATCCCACCACTCAGGATACTGATTCCGACGATGCTCTGCGGCATCGGCCTCTGTTGCTTGTTGGGCTCTTTGGATGCCCTTATCCATGAGGCCTAAGCGTTTCTGTACCTCTTGGTGTGCCTCAGCCTCGTCCATTTCTATCACCAGGTCTGCAATTGCACGTAAGCGATCTTGACCGTTGGTGATCTCGCCATTTGCGATCTTGGCCTCGACGATTGCTTCCGCCGCCCTTATTTGGGTTGGGCTTGCTTCGGCAAGGATTTGATCGACGTCGTACTGCTCTTCCTCCTCGTCCGCATGTGCCATGTACCGCTTCCTACTCCTGCTTCTTTTGGTCTAATTCTATTGTATGTTATTTGTCCAGGATAAAATCAAGACCCGCACTGGACACAATTTTTCATCGGCACCGTCCATGCTGGATTTTCCGCCAAACGGATTTTCTGCGACCTCGGCTCCGGGCGTTTCTTTGGGCTGAAAAGTGCCCCCGTTCTGTAACCGAGGTTCAAGAATTGGGTGACCCTCCGATCAAAACTAGCCGGCCCCCTTGTACGCAAACGGAAAGAACGAGGCTTGTTTGGGCCTCGTTCGGTTCCGTTATGCTCCTGCTACTCGAAGCCCTTGGCGATCAACTCCGCCAGAGTCGAGTCGTCGAGTGGGAGGCTGCAACCGTTCTTGCCGGGTGCCCACTTGCCTTCGTTCGTCTGCCACCACTCCTGAATGCGCAGGGTCCACGTTGACCCCTTACGGCCGCGAATGACGGTGATGTAGCCCTTGCCCTTTTCGACCTCGCCGACGAATTCGATCTCGTCGTAGTAGTTCCCGCCGATTTCGATGCCGGCCGGTGTGGTGACGTGTGTCACTGGTGCTGCTCGCTGCGCCATGTTCTACCTACTCCTTGTTTTGGAACGCCTGCCAGCCGTAAGGCTTGCTCGGCAACTGATTGATGAGCCGTCGGATTTCGTCCGGTGTACCGTGAACGCAGTATTCGTTGTAGTCCACGTCACGGAAGTAGATGGAGCCTTGTGCGTTCGGGTGTCCTTCTGCGTCCTCCTCCAGTTCCGCGGTGCCTTCGTCGTACGTTTCCAGTGCACCTGCTGCGTCGACCGTTGTCAGAGTCATGTGCTCTATGTCCGTCAGTTTATGACCGATCATTCGTACTCAGTGACCTCCGAACGCTGCTAGGATCATCAGGATTACGAAGCCCCAGAATAGGAAGCCTACCCAGTTGAATCCTCCCCTGCGTCTTTGGCGTCCTCTGCCTCTCCCTCTGCCTCGTCCCCTGCTCCTGTTGCCGCCACTGATCCCACCTGCGACACTGAACGTGATCTTGGTCGCTCGCCTGATGCTGTTAGTTGGGTTCGCCACTGTTGCTCCTCAGCGTTAGTCCTTCTTCGGCGGTCGATTGATCGCCTCCGTCGTAGCTGGTAATCGTCGTTGCTCCCGGTACGAGGTTGTGGCTTCGGAGCTGATCTGCCACTTCGTGTAACTCGCGTTCGATTGCCGCTTCGGCTTCTTCGTCTCCGGCATTCCTTGCGCCTTCGAGCCTGAACGCTAGTCCTTCGAGGTAGTCCGCTAAACGTGTTCTGACGTCTGCCGTCATCGACGCCGGTGCGAACTGCGGTTCCGCCATCTGCGTTCTCCTTCTCCTTGATAATTTTATTATAACACACTGAACGGGGTAAAAATCAAGGAACCGTCATAGACCAAAAATAAAATTGGATGGGACGAACGTTCCTCCGTGGATTGTGTCTGATTCTATTTTATCATGATCAGTAGGGGTACATCAACGGGTCCTCCTTTGCTCTGGACGGCACTGTTCCGACCGACTGCCAGAGATATGGAACAGCGTCCTTATCCCGGTGGGGTTGCATGGCCGTACGGACCGGTGGCACTCCCTATTACGGAAGGAACGGGCCAGGCCGCCCGAAAGGCTCGAAAAGCCCGACAAACCAACCAACAATTTCCGCCCAAACGGACGTTTTGGAACCTCGGGCTCCGGGCTCCTTCTGATCGAAAAGGCCACCGATCTGAGGTCGACTGCCCAACAAACAAAGATACCACGTCGCAGAACCTTCCCGTGCGGTCCGCTCCGGGCACTGGGCCTTGCTGGACCGTCGCCCGGAGTAAAGGGTAGGACACTGTCCTACCCCTACCCCTACCCTTACCAGATTACCTTGCAGGGTGCAGGATCCTCACTGAGGAGTTCCTTGTCACCGAAGCTCCCTTGCGCTAGGATCCAGTTCGCGAAGTCCTCCAGTGAGGTCTCACCGTCGTGGTACTCCTCGGCGCCGCGGAACACGCTCCACAGTTCCAGTATGTCCTCGACACGTGGTGTAGGTCTCTGCCCGTTAGGCGTACCGTCCTCACCGGTTAGGCGCTTGAGCTCGCCGGATCGCCCGTAACTGCCCTGCAGAATGAGCCGTCGTTCCCAACTGTTACCGGCCCAGTACCATGCGGTCTCGTCGTATAGTTCCTCCTCGCCGTCTGCGTCCTTTGTCGTCTCGAACCGGCTCGTTGCCGCTACGCGTGGCCGGTCCACGAGCTTCTCGACACGTTCGAGAACGCCGTCTAGCGCCTGTAGATCACTGTTCGTAGTGGCCAGGTCCTCCGGATCCAGCTGATCCAGGTGCTCGAACGCGTCGTCACGCGCACTCTTCGCGTACGCCAATGTAACTACCGCCTCGTAAGGCGTTAGAACGAGAACGCGAGCACCCTGGTACTCTCGTTCATGATCCCTGTACTCTGCCGCGTTAGGCATGCGTACTACTCCTTCTGTGAGGCTTCACTGTTATCGGTTGTATTAGCCTCATCACTAAAATTATAACTGAGGTCCATAAGGGCAAATCAAGGCCCGTTGGCCCCTCCAATTTTTGGGCAGCAAGGAAGGGACCCTTTCGGATCCCTTCCTGCCGGAGCAGGGGTACTATCCGCTAACGACTGTGAGGGTTTTACCGCACTCACGCGTCTGATGCACGCTGCACGAGCACACATCGCCTTCCTTGATCAGATCCCCGTCGCCGTGGAGCTCGACTTGTTCGGCACAGAACTTTGCCGGACCAACCGAGTTCATGACCACGTGGTCGATCTCGCTGAACTGCCAGTCCTCGGTCGGTCTCCAGACCGCACCTGCGAGCTTGACCAACCTAGTGGCGTACGCCTTGATCTCCTCGCGGATGGGTGGGTTGGTATGTCCCCATTCGCACCTGTACGTCTTCGCCACTAATCGATTCTCCACTGCTGCGCAAGCGCCTCGAACGACTCGTACTCTTTGACCTCGCTCGCCATCGCGTCCAGCTGCTGAATCAGGTTGCCGTCCTTCAGCTGCCACATGATCGCGTTGACCCAGACCTTGGGCTGCTCACCCTTCTTCTGCTCGACCATGATACCTGATCGCCGCTGCGAGCCTTCGACATCCCTCTCGACCAAGGGAAGAACCGGCCAGTGTGGCCACTTATCCGGATCACGCATATACCGCGCGTCCTCTTCCGGTGTGTACATTCCTACTCCTTCTCGCCTCGGTTAGGCGACGTAGGGGGTGGAGCGCCTCCTCCCCACCCGCTGACGTCGACTACGACGCGGTGCTCGCCGGCTGCTGAGCCTTCGCCGCAGCGTCGCGTGCTTCCTTCTCCTTCTTCATGTCGTAGTTGAACACGACATTGCGAACGAACTGGAACTGAATCTGGAGCACCCGACTGATGTCGCCTTTGCTCAGTCCCGCGTCGTGAAGGAGTCGGATCTTGGCCGACATGTTGTTGCCGATTGCGTCCAGTTGCGGTGCGTACTGCGCACGCAGCGCGGCCGCTTTCTGCTGGTTCGTCTCGGCGATGACCGACGGCGTTCGCTTCGCCTCTTCCGAGACCGTCGCACCTGGTGCAGTCTGCGTCGGCGCCGGTGCAAGTGTTCCGTCCTCGGACTCTTGCGGCGTCTCGTCCGTCTGTGGGTCCTCTTGCGGCTGCTCGTTGCCCAGCTGCTCGAGTTCCTGTTCCACGTTCGACTGCTCAGCGTCGACCTGGGGCTCGTTGCCCTGTTCTGGTTCGTTGTGGCCCTTGGCCATTACCTTACCTCCGATGAAGCACGGTTGATTTTGTCGTGGTAGTGTTGCTTCATCTACTATATTATAACATAGTGCCCGCGCTCGAAAACAAGGGCTTTTGGCCCCTCCAATTTTACTGCGGACACTTACCAATACCTGGTTTATGGGCTGAATCCTCGCGCGTGTCCAAGGTCTGCCACTGGCTGGCTGTCTCGGACCCTCCGCTAAGCGCGCCAAACGGCCCGAAGGCCGACTCGGCTCCGGGACCGCGGCGCAGCTGAAAGGCACGGCGTCGTTGCCGCTCAACTGCCAGAGTCCCGGAGCGGTCGGCATCACCCGACCTGAACCTCC